CCCACCGCTACGCTTGAACCCACCGCTACGCTTGAACCCACCGCTACGCTTGAACCCACCGCTACGCTTGAACCCACCGCTACGCTTGAACCCACCGCTACGCTTGAACCCACCGCTACGCTTGAACCCACCGCTACGCTTGAACCTCAAGAACCTATTGTTGAAAAACCAGAGATTGAAAATATTTTTGAGATGAAATCTCTCTTAAACCTACTTATTTTAATCTCAGTAAGATCAGAGTTGCAATCAAAATATGAATTGAATCCTGAAATAGTCAAGATAATTACTCTTATTCTTCAAGGCAACTCAGCATTTTTTTCTAAGATAGAAGATTCTTTTAAAAAAATTGTTGCAGACAATAAGATTGATGCAGATGACGTTCCTGAATTAATGTCATTATTCTCCAACATGTACGAAGTCCTTAGCACATTAAAGTTGAAAAAAAAGACAATTGATTTAAGTAACACGTGTGGTGATATTATTAAATTAGTGTTCAATATTATGCTAACAGAAAAACTACTTACATTTGAGTGTGAAAGCGTTAAAAGCACTACAGAGTGTTTTAACGCATTAGTGGACTCAAGTATTTCTCTTATTAAACTTAGCAAAACTTTAAAAAATAATGGAAACTGCTGTGTTATTTGTTAAAATTATTTCTCTTGAAAGTATCTAAGTAATGAATTTTAATTTTAAAGAAAGTATCAATAAAATTAAAACAGATAAATTAAAATATGAATTAGATAGAGATAATTCACGTTTTAAAAAGGAATTTCAAACTAATTATAATTTTTTTAAAAATGAAAACAATGAAAACAGTAAAAACAAAGAAAAGGAAACAGACTATGAAATTGATGAGGCTGAAAAAAATATAAAAAAAAATTCAATTGCATTTAAAAAAATATTACCAAAAGTTGAAGCAGGAAATTATATTTTACCATTAAAAATAAAACCAGAAATAGATAGACGTCTTGAGTATATTAGAAAAAATATACGCAAAATTGTTAACGTGTATCAGAAAGAATATAATAATAATGTAAAAGCTTCAGGATTTGGCGATTTTATTAGAGGAACCTATTTTTTAATACAGTTTTGCGAGAGATATAAATTAAAATGTGATGTTCAACTAAATCACCCATTTCGCAAATATTTAAAATTATATTCAAATATACCAGAATTGGAATCAGAATTGGAATCAGAATTGGAATCAGAATTGGAATCAGAATTGGAATCAGAATTGGATTCAGATTTAAAAATTAATTTTTTTGAAAAAAATAACTTTCATTCCGGTGAGAATGAAAACGAAGAAATTATTGATGATTTTATTAATTATTTAAAAGAACAAAAATTTGAATCAAAAGTTGCGCGAGTTTATGTAATAAGTTTTAATTTTTCTAAAATTACAGAAGAGCAAAAACTTTGCATGCGTTCATTACTAGAACCTACGGATGAATTTAAGCGTTATATTTTAAATACACTTAAAAACATGCAATTGGTTTTAAAAAATTATATTGTCATACATGTTAGAAGCGGTGATAATATGTTAATTCATAACGAATATATTAATGTAGAATATCTGCGATGCATTCTGGGTGAGATTTATAGAATTTATAAACCACAATACAAATACTTACTTCTCTCTGATAGCATAAGTCTGAAGGAAAAGATAGTGTTGTTATTTCCTGAAATTAGAGCGGAGTTCAAAGAAATAACGCATTCAGGTGAAGGAGTTACATTGACAGATGAAAGTGTAAAAAACACAATGCTGGATTTTTATTTAATGGCTTATTCAGGAAGAATTTTTGCTTACTCGTGTTATGACCATGGGTCAGGATTTAGCAGATGGTGCGCGGAAACCTTTAATGTTCCTTATAAATGCGCAATTGTTAAATAAAAAATAAAACTAGACAATCATTTAACCTTTCAAAGCAGCTAATTCTGCTTTCAATGAATCAACTTCGGCCTTTAATTCCTGGATGGATTTGACCATGATTGGTAAAAGTGTTGAGTAACCAGCCTCTAATCTATCTGGATTAGATTCATACACTAAATCAGGAATAGTTAGTCCAGTATCTTTCTGAACTTGTTGTAATTCTTGCGCTATAAATCCATGAGAAGGAACATCTACTTTTCCACCATCTCTCATATTCCATACAAATGAAACTGGGTTCAACTTACTAACAAAGTCTAAACCATTTTCTAAAGTTACAATATCTTTTTTGTCGCGAGCGTCACTTATGTTTGTCCAACTACTAGCATATATTCTATATACATTATTTAAATTATTTCCTACGGTAACTTCATTGTTAACATTTGCACTAGACGACTGTGCATTATATCCAATTAAAGTATTATTTGAACCAGTTGTTAGAGTATCACCTGCATCTTTACCAACCGCTGTATTATTTTCACCAGTTGTATTTAAATATAATGCCTGATCACCAATTGCTACATTATATCTAGCAGATGTATTTTTATTTAATGCCTTATACCCAACCGCTACATTACTGCTTCCATTTGTATTTACCTCTAATGTTTGATAACCAACCGCTGTATTATAATCAACAGTATTATTTTGTAAGGCATCAACTCCAACAGCAACATTAAATTGTCCACTTGTATTTTTATTTAGCGCATAAGACCCGACAGCTACATTAAATGAACCAGTATTAAGTTGTAACGAATAATGACCAATTGCTACATTTTCACTTGCGATTATGTTTGAATATAATGCTTGATTTCCAACCGCTACATTTTTGTTTCCAGTTGTGTTTAACTGTAATGATTGATAACCAACCGCAGTATTACCATCGGCTGTATTATTATATAAAGCCTGAACTCCAACAGCAACATTATTAGAATTAGTTACACAGTTTTGTGATGCATTAGTTCCAATTGCTACATTACTACTACCGGTTGTATTAAAACATAATGCAGCTGTACCAAGTGCAACGTTATAATTTCCTGCAGTATTCTTCAAAAGAGCATTAGAACCCAAACTTGTATTATGAATTCCTGTAGAAGTATTTAAAGACGCCCACGCTCCAATAGCTGTATTATTGCTAGCATCTACTTGAACATTTTCAAGAGCCTCAACTCCATATCGAGTATTTGAAATGCTCATGGTATACAAATAAATGATATTAAAAAATTTGTAATTAAATTAAAAATCTAATTCTAAATACTTAACGTAGGTCCACGGATTTTATCTCTTACCATGACCAATTGTTCTGCTAATTCCGCATCCTTTCCCTTCAAATAATGCATTAATTTTGCATTTTTTGTTTCTAGTAACACATGTTTCAACTCTTCAATCTGGGTGAATTTTGCACATATTGCGTCAAATAATTCCTTCTCCTTTCGTTTTCCATAAAAAGTAGCGTCAATAGAAACCTCTGAAGGTCTCAAAAGCGTTCCCTTGTATTTGCCAGAAGAGCTCGCAGCCGCCTTAGCCATTTCGGGATTCTTTGATAATTCTGTTCCCGATTCGGCCGCAAATGACAAATAAAACTCAGGATTAGATTCCTTAAATTTGGACCCTTGATAATAGTGCTCGGCGCTATTCCATCGATGACCATCTAGAACAAACGTCTTATTAGGCTCAATCCAAAAATCGTCTAGTTTTCTTCGCCAGTCTTTTACGGCGTTTAAATTGGAAAATTGATGGACAGCCTCCTTGGGAATAGTTTCACCTGAACCTTTTCCAGGTAATTTACCATCAGCTGATTTATCATAGAATTGAAAAACAACCGCCTCATCATATAATCCGCGAATTTTAGCATCTGATAATTCCTCAAACTTGCAAACACCTTTCGTGCTAAATTGATCTTTAAATTTAATAAACTCAGGAATTAATGCAAATGCACCGCTATTTTTTTCCATACATTTATCAACAACAAGTTTTCTAACATCATAAGGTAACTCGGAATACTTAAACAAGTATTTTTTCTTATATGTAATCAATTTATAGTGCCATCCTAAAAAGTCAACCATTATATAAAATTCGGGATTGAATTCACCCCGAGATTGTAATATATCATCATTAAGCTGACCACAGTTCAAAACATTTGCAAAATCCTTAGCCTTATATGCCTCGCTTGACAAAAGAATAAATTTAATGTTTAAAATGCGTTCAAGTGTGCTTAAAGCCCATGTTTCCGCCCAAAATTCGCACGTTTGAATTTTCTTCTTGAATTTTTCAAGTGTATTAATATCTTTCATGAACTTATATTCGCTCAACATGTCTTGAGATACCTTTTTGTCATTCAATATTTTATCCCGTTGTGCCTTTACCTTTTTAGCAGCTTCAATAAATTGCTTCTTTTCGGTTCTATCCAAGGTTTCACTATAAAGTTTCTTATATTTCTCATATTCAATTTCCAATTCCTTTGCATCGCTTGTAGCTCTAACAATTGCCGCATTATACATTTCGTAATGGTCTTTATAATTTAAAAAAAGCTTTTCATCGGCTTCTGCTGCCAATTTTTTTCGCAACTTCTGAACTGTTGTTTGTTGACCAAGTTGCAAAAACGCATCTCTAATAGTAGCAAAAAGACAATCACCGCCTCCCTCATTATCTATAATACCATACTTGTTATTTTTCATAAACGTTTCAATCCATGTTTCGCCTGTAGATTGTTTATATTTTCCCTTGATTGCCTCTGCGTCTAATTTGGATTCTTCATTTAAATGCGGCAGTATAGGAATTACCGCTTCCGACTGTATAAAAACGTCTTCTCGCAATTTTGGAATTTTTGGACGTTCAAATGCTTCTTCTGATGAGGAAGATACATGTTTTTTGCTTGGACTGGCTTCTTTTATTTGGTCTTCCTCCGAACTTTCTTCTTCATCTTCTCCATCTTCTTCATCTTCTTCATCTTCTCCATCTTCTTTTTCTGAAACAGACACAGGTACTAACCTTAAGTTTTCCAACATTTTCTTTGTAACAAAAGTATAAATAAGTGGGTCATCTAATTTTTCAACTTCTAAATTTCCCTCTTCGTCCATATAATTAAGTAAATCTGTTGTGAATAACTCATACACACCAATTTGAATCACCTTATTGTTAGTTTTTACTAAATAAACTGGAAAATATGTTATATTTTTATCCTCAAAATTTTTCTTTGCATGACCTACAGCAATAATAATATCCACGTCTCTAGCTTCAATTTCATATAAATTTGCCTCAGTTTTAAAATCATCAGGATCAATACTTTTTAACTCTGGATAACTAAGTGCTTTGTCTAATTTTGATAATACCATCTATATTTTATAAAGATAATTAAAACTATTTAATTATGTTTATCCCCAAATAACAAATTTCTTCATCATTTTATCATTTTTTAATTCATTTATATAATACCACAATTCTTTGCGTTTCATTGTTATTTCAAAGTTTTCCATATTTTTTTCAAAGAGCAATATCTGTTCTATAATATCTTGTTTTTTGGCTTTATTAGCACGAACATCCTTCAAAATATCATAATATTCACAAATTAACATCAATTGTTTTACGGTGTAGTTTATTTCATAATCTTTCATCTGTAAAAAAATGTCGTCACTTTCGTTTGCAGGCACGGGATGTTGACCATATATTTCAATGTCGTTCAAATCATTTTGCAATTTATAAAGATCAATTAAATCATCATCGCATTCTGTTTTGTCATTCAAAAAAAATGTTATATTTTCTTTGTTTTTATCATTCGTCATCTAATAATACTAATCAAGATTTGTTTAATATTATTATTCTTAAAATATTGTTTTTACATTTCAATCAAATCCATAAACTTGAAGATTGCCTTGCTAGACAAACTAGGATAAGTCTTTGCCTTGCAATTAGCCAGGATTTCAATTGTCGCAACAAACTTTTCTCCATCAAATAATTCATCACATGATTCAAAAAGTTGCTTGTTATACGAAAACAAGATTGAGATATTCTCAGTAATTTCATCTACTTCGTTTTTCTTATTATCTACCTTTATAAATTCAACCAACATCCTTAACAAACTGCATGCCATCTCTTGCAACTGGGTTTCACTAATAATTTTATTTGTCGTAAGATTAACAAAGAATAAACTTAGAGCCTTTCTTCTCTCATTGTCAATGTTTACTTTGCAAAACTTATCGTAATCCTTCTCAGGGTCAACGTATTCAATGCTGTTAAATAGACCCATGAAAGTTGCCAAATTATCATTAAAGACATCATTCATCACCTCAAAATTGCTGATAAGTTTGCAATATAGTTCTGCATATAGCTTTGAAAACAATCTGTTGTTAGAAGCAATCTCAAAGATTGCATTTCCAACACGCATCATATCGGCCCTAGCAGTTCCTTCTTGATTCAGTTGATTTAAAATGTCTAGAATATTATCACAAGATTCAAGAAAGGTCTTGTCAGTCATCTTATTCAACCAGAACCGCAACAAATCAATTTGTGCATCAACACCAACTTTCTGTTCAATCTTGGTGGTTTGAAAAGTTCTAATTGTCTCCCAATCGGCGTCATTAAGAACCTCTGTTGGTTTTCCTCGTTTCTTCTTCTTAAAATCAGCCGACAATTCAGGTGCCATATTCAAAATATTTTCGCGCTTTTGAAATGTTGGTGTTTTAATATAAGTAGGAGAGCCAACTTGCTGCGATAATTCTGTAATTATAATTAGAGTTTCCTCAGGAAGTTTTATGTCAAATCCATTAAATGTGATATCATTAAAATCTTGCAAATTATATTTCATTGCCATAGTCATGATATTGTTATATTTATTATAGTTGCATTTATATCAATTTTTTTTTATATATTTTGCGTTCCCATTAAGCTTCAATTCCAAAAAAAATTGATATTAAACAAAATGCATTTAAATATAATAACATTAATATATTATGTCGCTTGAAAAAGAAAACAACGCAACGCCTATCGAAGAGGAAGCATACGATTCTTCTTACGAAATCAATAATTGGGATGAATTAGAGATTGATACCAATTTGCTAAGAGGAATTTATGCTTATGGGTTTGAAAAACCCAGTCCTATTCAAAAAAAGGCAATTAAACCTATTATTATTGGAAAGGATATTATTGCGCAGGCCCAGTCTGGAACTGGAAAGACCGCAACATTTACCATTGGTGCTTTATCACGCGTAAATACTGAGAGTGATACGACTCAAATTTTGTGTCTATCTCCAACTAGGGAGCTTAGTATTCAAACCGCAAATGTTATGAAAGGAATTGGTTCAATGATTAACAATCTTCGCGTTCAAGTGTTGGTCGGAGGTTCATCTATTGATGAGGATATTGGAAGTTTGAAGGGAAATGTTCCGCATATTATTGCTGGATGCCCTGGACGAGTCTATGACATGATGCGCAGAAATCACATTCTTTCAAAGAACATTAAGTTGGTAATACTTGATGAAGCTGATGAGATGTTGTCAAGTGGATTCAAAGAGCAAGTGTATAATATTTTTCAGAACTTCAATTCTGATATCCAAGTAGCGTTATTTAGTGCAACGTTGCCCGAACATATTAATGGAATTACAAGCAAGTTTATGAGAAATCCAGTGCGAATCCAAGTAAAGGCTGAGCAGCTTACTTTGGAGGGTATTTCACAATACTACATTGCAGTAGAGGATGACCGTCAGAAATATTTGACATTGAAGGATTTGTATAGTTATATGTCGGTTTCACAGACCATTATTTATGCAAACAGTATTAAGCGAGTTGCCGCGCTATATGATGCAATGACTGAAGATGGATTCCCTGTCTGCAGAATCCACAGTGGTATGGACAAGGTTGAACGTGACAAGGCGTTTGCTGATTTCAGGACAGGTAGTTACCGAGTGTTGATTTCATCTAATGTGACTTCACGAGGAATTGACATTCAACAGGTAAGCCTTGTTATTAATTTTGATATTCCCAAGTGTGTGCATAACTATTTGCACCGAATTGGTCGTAGTGGTCGTTGGGGCAGGAAGGGGGTTGGAATTAATCTTATTACACGACGCGATGTATCAAAGATGAAGGAGATTGAGGCACACTATTCAACGCAAATTAATGAGATGCCTGCCAGTTTTGATGGAATAACAAAGTAAATAACGCAAAAATAAAACAAATAAAAAAAAATAAACAGAAATCGCGTAAAATAAAAAGAAAATAACTCTATATTTGATATAATATATGTCAATATCCAATATAGAAAAAATAAATACGCACTTCAAGTTACCAATTTTTTATAACGAAAATAAATTTCAATTAAACAAAAACATTGTAATAGATTTAGAACTAATTAAAACAATTGATGCTTCGGCTGGAGAACCATTATATCATTATGCTTTTCAACCAAACACCGTCTTTGCTGAGAAAGTTATTGAGCAAATGGCAAATTATTATACAACAGATGTAAAGTTTTTAAAAGATACACAAAAATTGTTGTCCACTTTTCCCAAAAGTAGTGAATTTTGCGCTACTTTTCCCAAAAGTAGCATAATTGATATATGGGATGAAATCAAAAATGACACGGGTTTCAAAGAGAAATATCATTACATTGATTGGCCAATGTGGGAGCACTTGAATAAATCTGACTACTTTCTTCAAATTATGAGTGTGTATAATTTGGCAGCTCCAATCATTTCATTATGCGTTCCCTTTATAATACTAATTATACCTTTTTTTGTAATAAAAGCAAAAGGCTTGACTCTTACTGTTAACGAATATATTGAAATACTTAAAACTATCGCTTCAAATCATGCTATTGGAAAGCTATTTACTAAATTCCAAAGTGTTAAAATAGAGGAAAAGATTTACATTCTATTATCTGCAGGATTTTACGTTTTCTCTATTTATCAAAACATTTTAACTTGTATGAGATTTCATCAAAACATGACAAAGATTCATTCACATTTAAATGAAATAAAAGACTACATTATAAGCAGTGAGGCGAGAATGTATAATTTTCTATTATACTCGTCTGAGTTGGCAACTTACGAAAAATTCAATAAAAATTTAAAAGGAAAACTAGATGTTCTAGCAGGTTTAAGAGATAACTTGGAAAAAATTACACCATATAGGCTTTCATATGCAAAAATTGGCGAGTTGGGTCATGTATTGAAGAATTTTTACGACATTTATGATGATGAAAAATACAATGACGCATTATTGTATTCATTTGGATTCAATGGTTATATTGAAAATTTGGAAGGGCTAATTCAAAACATTAAAAACAAACATATTAGTTTAGCGAAATTTTCCGTAAAGAAAAAATCAAATGCTTTTAAAAATGCTTATTATCCTACACTCATTAATAATAATCCAATCAAAAATTCATTCAAATTCAAAAAAAATATAATAATCACTGGACCTAATGCTTCAGGAAAAACAACTACATTAAAAACTGCATTAATAAACGTTATTATTACACAGCAGTTTGGATGTGGTTTTTACGAAAGCGCTAATATTTATCCATATAAATATATTCATTGTTATTTAAACATTCCTGATACATCGGGAAGAGACAGTTTATTTCAAGCCGAAGCACGACGTTGCAAAGAGATTATTGATATTATAAAGGATAATACTTTAAAAGACACACATTTTTGTGTATTTGATGAATTATATTCAGGAACAAATCCAGACGAGGCAGTGTTAAGTGCAAAAGCATTCATGACTTATTTAATTAAGTATAAAAACGTAAGTTGTATTTTAACAACACATTTTATAGATTTATGTAAAAAGTTAGATAATAATCCTTCTATAGAAAATTTTCATATGAAAACATTAAAAATGGGTAAAGATTTCAAATATACTTATTCTTTAAATAAAGGCATATCAACTGTACGTGGGGGGATTAAAGTGTTAAATGACATGAATTATCCAAAAGAAATAATAGATAATTCGTTTTCTTCAAAATAAAAATATATAATCCTTTGTTAATAATGGCTTTATCTGATATATTTACTGTCCAATTTCTTATTTCTTTAGGAATTACTCTACTTCTTGTTGGGCTTTTAGGTATGTTCTTTGTTCAACGACTTCAGGAGCAAAATCATAAAATGGCATCTATGTTGGGCCTTGTTTCAACAATGGCTGAAGAATTAAATTTTATTAGAGGACGATTGCAAATGATGTCATACGTTCCTCAAACTGGTGGTGTTCCTTTTTCAAAACAACAAACCCCCGTTGTGGATAATTTAATTCCTGTATCTGATGGAGATGATGAAGGTGATTCAGACGAGGATGAAGGTGATTCAGACGAGGATGAAGATAAAGAAGATGATGATGAAGACGAGGATGATGAAGACGAGGATGATGAAGACGATGATGATGAAGACGATGATGAAGATAAAGAAGATAATGATGATGATGAAAATAGAAATGAATTATCTGTTTTAGATATTAACTCATCAATGAATAACATTATTGAATTAAACCAACATGATAATTCACAAACAGTTAAAATTATTAATTTTGGAGATTTGGTTGCTCCATCAAACTCAGAAATTTCAAATGAAGACCTAGAAGATTTAGATGAAGTTCAAGAACTTGATGACATGGACGATTTAGACGTAGACGAAGAAAGCGAAAATGACGTTGAAATCAAAGAGGAAGACAACAATATCAATCTTGTAGCTGAACATAAATTACAAGAAGATTTACATGAAAATGTAACCCTTGATAACTTGAGCTTTATTAAGAGCATTAATATTTCTAATTTAGAAGAACAGTTTGAATCCGGAAGCGTTGATTATAAGAAAATGTCAATGACCAAACTCAAAAGTATTGCTCTTGCAAAAGGGTTAATTCAAGAAAACTCCAAAGCAACGAAAAATGCTATTCTTAAAATGTTGGCTTCTGAATAATTTTCTCTAATGATAATATATTATGTCTTGGGCAACATGTTATAGTGGATCTAACAATATTCATTTTAATTTTCCTCCTATTATGGCCGATGGTAGGCTCTATTCTAGTTGGCAACCAGAGGCGGTTGTAAATGACCGCATTCGCCATCAAGAAAATATAACCACCAGTTGGCAATATAGACAATACTTAACGCATAATGCAAGTAATATTATGAAAATTAATAACCAAGAAGCTTGCAGCGCTTTGGGTCTTCCAACTCACTTTCAAACAAATACAACACCATCATCCAACGTTCCTTATGCGTTCAAATCCACATTTGACACAAATGTTCCTGGGTATGGTTATTGCAACAGCAATTTGAAACAACCATATTTAACGAGAGAACAATTGCAGGCTAGAATGATTGCTCCTATAGTGAATGCGCCTTTAAATACAAACCAGTAAAATAAAAGATAATATAACGATACATTATAACAACATGTATCATTATATATTGGGTCTAACATTTTTAAAATCATTAAATCCTTATTTCCGAAAACATGTATTGGGTATTTTAAGTGGACATGAATTATTGTTTATAAACACATTTTGCATATCCATTATTGTATTTTTAGTGTTTCTTTATAAGTTTATGTTTGATAAATCGTTTCACAAAACAATAGAAAACTATAAAAAGCTTTCCTTTGGACATTACACGTGCATTTTTATAATTGCATTATTAACAGTTTTTTCTGCATTATTAATCTACGAATTTGACAAGTCTTATAATACGCCTTTTTTGAATTCCGTGTTTATAAAGGTTGCATCAGTCATATTTTTATTTTTAGTAAGCGTATTTTTATTTGAAGAGAAATACACTATAAAACAAATTTTAGGCATTGCGTTAACAGTTGTCGGCGTTTATTTAGTTACATCAAAATGATTACACCGACCAAAAAGAAGTAAAATATTCTAACATTATTATAATTAGATTTACTTAAACAATAACATGTATCAATATTATTATATACTAACTTATTAGAATATGAAGGTATTAAGCATAGACGTTGGAATTAAAAATTTAGCATTTTGTTTATTTGTCAAACCAGAGGATGGAACAAATAATTATGAAATTGCAAAATGGGATAGTATAAATCTTACTCAAAAATCTGAATCCAAATGTTGCGAAATAGAAAAATTCAAAGACTGTAATAAACCTGCTAAATTTATTAAGAATGGGAAATGTTATTGCCTGAAACATAGTAAAAAACAGCCATTTCAAGTTCCAACGTCTGATTTAAAACCTGCTTTTATAAATAAGCAAAAAATAAGTGGACTATATGAGTTGGCGGAAAAATATAAAGTAAAATATGAAAATCCCATTAAAAAAGCAGAATTAGCCGCATTAATTAATAACTATGTATTTGAAAAATGCTTTGAACCCATAACAGAAACTAATGCGTCAAAAATAGATTTAGTTACAATTGGCAAAAATATGAAGCGAAAGCTGGATAGCATTCTGAATGAACATTTGTCAACGATAACACACGTTATTATTGAGAATCAAATTAGTCCTATTGCTAATCGCATGAAAACTGTTCAAGGCATGATTTCTCAGTATTTTATTATGAGAAATGAAGACATTACTATTGAGTTTGTTTCCGCTTCTAACAAATTGAAAGACCAGAATGCATGTCTCAAAACAAGTTATAGTGAGAGAAAAAAACTAGGCATTCAGCAATGTTTAGAAAGTATTTCAAATAATAATAACTATACATCGTGGGAAACATTCTTTAAAAATCATATTAAAAAAGATGATTTAGCAGATTCCTTTTTACAAGGAAAATGGTTTATTGAAACTAAAATAGTATAAAAACATTACACAATAATATGTATTGCGCAATGTTTGATTGTATTACTTCTCTTTTTTCATCTAATAAGCCCTTGACTATTGTCGCAGATAAGATTTCATCTGACATAAAGCTAGATTTCTCAAACGTTCTCATCGTTCCTCAAATTAGTCAACTGAATTCCAGAAATGATGTAGACTTGGAGAGAGAAATAGTTTTTGAACACAGCAAACGTATATGGAAAGGCGTTCCTATTATGATTGCAAACATGGATACAACTGGAACAATTGAAATGGCTCGTGTTTGTCAAAAGCATCACATTATTACTTGCCTCCATAAGTTTTACAAGGCCGAAGATATTCCAGACGATCTTGATAGAAATTATTTTGCAGTTTCAATTGGCACTCGTCCCAATGATATGTACAATCTTGTTGATATTATGGGAAAGGTAAACCCTTATTTTATTTGTTTGGATATTGCAAATGGTTACTCAAGTCATATTTTTTATGTAATTGACCATATACGTAGTGCCTATCCTGAGGCTACTCTTATTGCAGGAAACGTAGTAACACATGAAATGGTGGAAAAATATTATGAACATGGAGTTGATATTGTTAAGATGGGAATCGGCTCTGGAAGTGTTTGCACGACTCGTTTACAAACCGGTATTGGTTATCCACAATTTAGCTGCATTTATGATACTCGGCAAGAACTTAAAAAGAGCAAAACCCCTAAGGCTCTCATTATTTCTGATGGAGGAATCCAATATGCCGGAGATTTTAGCAAGGCTTTTGGTGCCGGTGCAGATTTTGTTATGTGTGGTGGGTTGTTTGCTGGACATGAGGAGTGCGCTGGTGAAACCATTGTTGAAAATGATGTTACATATAAAGTATTCTACGGAATGAGTTCTTCTAATGCAATGGTAAAGCATTATGGAAGTGTTGCAAATTATAGAGTGGCTGAAGGAAAGTGTGTCAAGCTGAAGCATCGTGGCGCTGTAGAACAGACTATATTGGATATTCTAGGAGGAATTCGTTCCACACTAACTTATATTGGAGCAGCTAAAATGGAAGAAGTTGAGGAAAAGGCTACGTTTATTAAGGTTAATAATGTCGCAAATGCTATTTACAATGGAAGGGAGATGTAACTTAACTTTTTCTAAAAGTAAATAAGTTGAAAATATAATTTACAATTCGTAATACTTAAAATTATATGTTCTTATTAATTCATAATAGATAGAATGGACAGCGAAATTATTGATATTTCTGAATTAAATGGACCATCTTTAAAGTCATCTAATTTTGGCGGAGGAATTGAGCTTTTAATGAATGATAACAAAAAAGTCGGTGGTGGACGCCCTTCAAGTGATATTGATATTGATGATTTGAATAATTTAGAGAATGAATTAAATGATTTAGTAGAAGATGAACCCGGACGCAATTTATTTGAAGGTCAATCCGATATGTTTAGCAAAGGCTTCTCTCTTAATTATGATGAAAAGCCATCTGTCAGATTTGACGACGCTTCAAAAACCATTGGTCAGGCCACAGCCGAAGGTTCTCCTGAAAATAAAACATGGGATGGGTTTACCAAGTTCAATAACGTGCCTATTAACCCTGACAAGCCTATCTCCAGTCAGCCTCAAATGAGCAAGGAAGAGCTTTTGCGAGAGAAGTTTAAGTTTCTAAGAAAGTTGGAAGCTTTAGAGCAAAAGGGAGTCAACTTGACAAAAAAATACAGCATGGATTCTCCTCTTGCAGAAATGCAAGGTGAATATGAGATGATTATGGAGGAGAAGACCAAGCAGAATTCAATTAAATTCCAAGGCAACATGCTTATGGCGTGTATTAATGGTATTGAGTTTTTGAATAACCGTTTTGACCCCTTTGATGTTAAATTGGACGGATGGAGTGAGCAAGTGAATGAGAACATGACTGATTATGATGACGTTTTTGGTGAACTTTATGAGAAGTATAAGAGCAAAGCATCAATGGCACCAGAACTTAAGTTGTTGTTTCAACTTGGAGGCAGTGCAATGATGGTGCACATGACCAACACTATGTTCAAGTCGGCTATGCCTGGCATGGATGATATCTTGCGTCAAAATCCAGATTTGATGCGTCAGTTCCAAACGGCAGCTGTTAATTCTATGAGTCAACAAAGTCCTGGATTCTCTGGATTTATGAATAATATGATGAACCCGGAGCCTCAACCATCCATGAGTGGTCCTCCTCCACCACCCATGGCCACACAAGGTCCAGGTGCACCCATGCCTTCTTCAAGCCGTCCAGGCAATAACAGCAGTTTCAATAGCAGACCTGACCTAGGTGCAAGCATGGGACGTAGTAGTTTCAACCCTAACCAGAATGATGGAATAAATATCAGGGAGAATTTTTCTGGAGCTAATGATGGAGACAGAAGTACTAGACGTGGACAAGGTCCTCGCGCAGAAATGAAAGGACCAGCAGATATTTCTGATATTTTATCCGGTTTAAAGACTAAGACAATTAATATTCAAGAAGCTCCTCCACAAAATAATAATAATGTCAACAGCATAAGCCTTAATGATAGCAGCACAATCAGCATTTCTGACTTGAAGGAATTGCAGTCAGAGGGCAATATGCCAAAGCGCAGTAAAAGACGCCAAAAGTCCGATAAGAACACTGTCAGTTTGGACATCTAAAAAAAATTGAACTAAATTTTTTTGAACTTGGAATTTCAAAAACTTATCAGGATGTTCGGAATTAAAACCTTATTATTTATTCTTAGCTGTTTTGCTGTGCGTGTGTATAGCAAAACAACTGTCATGGTGGTGCTTGGTTGTGCCATTCAAGATGTTCAACAAGAACGTGTTGCTGCAGCTCTTAATTACGTAAGCTCATTAGACGATACTGAGATTGTTTGGTTCGTCACTGGTGGCGTGAAAAATGTTGTGTCCCAAATGGCTTCCGAGGCGGAGCAAATGAGAGAAAAAATTACAGGGTCTAAAGGCAAGATTGTGTTGGACGAGAAAGCCAAAAACACAGCAGAGAATTTTGCCTATTTGAAAAAGTGGATGACTGAGTCATATGGCGACGCGGAGGCGGTTGAAATTGTCATAACCACTTCAGATTTTCACCAAGAGCGAGCATCCAAGATTTTCAATGGAATATTTACAAACAATGCATCAAGACTGGAATGGAATTTAAGCAGAAGCGAAGGTTGTTCGCACTGCTGGAGTGATGAGATAATCCACATGAGAAACGTAGCAATTGATGTTAAAAATGCAGTGCAAATTTTGGCTTGAATTAAAAAAAATAAATAGAAGCATATAGTAACAAGAGAATGCATGAAAATGGATTGTTCATATTTCGCAGAGACTTCAGAATTGTAGATAACAATGGACTCAATCTTATAAACTCCAAATGTAAAAATGTATATACTATTTTTGTTTTTACACCTGAACAAGTAGGTAGTGGAAATCAATATAAATCAAATAATGCTGTTCAATTTATGATTGAAAGTTTAGGTAATTTGGCTTCAGATATTCATAAACAGGGTGGAAAATTACTCTTTTTTTATGGTTCTAACAACAAAGTTGTTTTAGACTGCATTGATTCGCTTGACATTAACTATGTCTGCTTTAATGCAGATTATACTCCTTATGCTTTAGAGAGAGACCGAGACATTGTAGACCTTTGCAAGAAGAAAAAAATAGAGTGTGAATTAGCACATGATTATTATTTGCACGAGCCAGGAACAATTTTGAGTGGTGGAGGAACGCCTTATAAGAAATTTACACCTTATTATCATGCATCATTAAAAAAACAAATTCAGTCTCCAACTAAAGCTCATAAAATTAAATTTAGCCAATCAAGCAAACATATTTCAAATACTATTTCTCTCGCAACAGCACTTTCTAATTTTACAAAAGGCAACGAAAACATCCTTGTTCATGGAGGCAGACCGGATGCTATAAAGACTTTGAAAACTGCATTAAAAACGCAGAAGCATTATGTAGAAACACACGACGAAGTTGGAAAGCCGACAAGTCTTTTGTCAGCATATATTAAATTTGGATGCATTAGTGTCCGCGAAGTTTACAAAGCTTTCAAAAGCAATCATGCTCTCATCCGGCAATTAATTTGGCGAGATTTCTATATGAACATTCTTTATGCATACCCATATGTTCTTGGAAAGCCAATGAAACCAGCTTACTCCAAGATTAGATGGTATAAGAATGCGAGGTGGTTTGACGCATGGACTAAAGGACAAACCGGTTTTCCTATTGTAGATGCGGGAATGAGACAAATGAATACTACAGGATTTATGCATAACAGGGCTCGTCTTATAGTGGCGTCTTTTTTAACCAAGACACTTTTGATTGATTGGAGAGAAGGCGAAGAATATTTTGCAACCAAATTGACTGATTATGACCCAGCGAGTAACAACGGCAATTGGCAATTTTGTTCTTCTAGTGGTGCAGATTCACAGCCATATTTTAGAATTTTTAATCCATGGAGACAGACACAAGAATGCGACCCTGATTGCGATTATATTAAAAAATGGGTTACAGAGTTAAAAGATGTTCCAGTAAAGGATATTTTGAATTGGGAAACAACTTGGGAAAATTATAAAAAAGAAACAAAATACCCAAAACCAATTTGCAACTATGAAGAACAAAAAGAAAAAGCGTTAGCAATGTTTAGAGCGATTTACTAACAATATGCAAGTTATAATTCATTTATTAAATTATATGTTAAATGTAATAAATGAACGCGACAGAAATAAAAGTAATTATGGATAAAAAAGATTACAAAATGACAAGAATAAATAAAAATAGTTATGAATTTGAGTATGAAATTGAAAATAAGAACATTTTATTAGAAAAAATTATCAACTTGGATTTTATTAAAATTATACACGAAATAAATAAAGCAGATATATTTGAAGATTTTTATATTGAACGTCATTCCGAGGGTTCCGCAACGGTCTTTATATTATTCAAACATTTTTTCAATGATTTTGGTCTTACACAAAAATACGCCCATTTAGACATCATATTTGAACAACACGATAAAAAAATCATTTTTAAAACAACGACAAATAACAATTTGCCAAAAAGCAATTTAAAGACGACCGCCGCCGCCGAGCTTTTGCCTATTTCTGATGTAACAACTGTATGTAATTTTATTAATCCGCACAAAGTAAGCATTAAAACAATTACTAACTTTTATGGAAACCGCGAATTTCCTGATTTTGTGGAAAGGCTTGCGACGACTATTATTGGAAAAATATTTTTAAGAACCAAACAATTTATAGAGAAAATAGGTATTATATAAATAGAAAATGTTAGCAATGTTAACTAATATAACAAAAACAATTTCAAACGTAGGATTTGTAATTGATGTTGCTGCCAATTTTTTCTGTGAATATATTTGTTTTTTAATGAAGGGAGATTATTGTGAATTTATTCGTAATGTTGCTAGGAATCTGTCACAAAAAAATATATTATATGTCAAGATGTTTCAGGCAATTTCTCTCAATAATAATTTAATTGATGGTGCGATGAATGCAGAGTTATTAAAATACACCGATTCTGTTCCTTACACAGATGATGACATTGACGAAGATTTATTTGATGATGTAATAAGAAAATATTATTTGACTCCCGAAAATGACACAATACCAATCAAATCGGGAATGATTTCCCTGGTTTATAAGATGAGGACTGTAGATAACGATACAGTTATTGTTAAAATGAAGAGGAAAAATATTGATGAGAAGTTAGATGACGCGATTGAAAAGCTATTATTCTTTGTTAAGTTATTATCATTTATTCCGAAATTTAATATGCTTGATATTCCTAATTTAATTAAAAAGAATATTTGCTTATTACGTCAACAACTGGATTTTGGTGAAGAGGTTAAAAATACAATTGAAATGGCAAAAAACTATAAAAACTTGAAATATGTAAAGATACCAGGCGTTTACGACTATGCAACAAAAGAGTATCCCGGTATTATTATAATGGATTACATAAAAGGCGTTCACATATCAAAACTGGATGAAAAAGATTATGATGAGTATGCAAAACTTGTTTTAAAATATGGTTTTGTTTCAATTATAAACGATAGCGTGACTCATGGTGATTTACACGCTGGAAACATTCTTTTTATAAAAAATGAAGAGTACCCTATATATCAAATAGGGTTAATAGATTTTGGAATAGTAACACGAGTAAATAAAGAAACAACTCAACACTTTTTAGAAATTATAAGTAATATGTTTACAGAAACAAGCAGAAATTTGGCCGAAAAAATTTTAAATGCGTTTATAGAACCTCGTGAAACATTTCAAAATGTTCCAATTGAACTTAGAAATAAATTATATGCTGAGGCGAGTAGTTTAATAGAAGAAGCTCTTCATAATTCAAAGGATGCAAGTCAATTGAAAATATATGAGTTTATGAAAAAATTTAACGAATATTTGACTAATAATAATTTGAAAAAGCATGATTTATACGTAAGCGATGATTTTGTAAAATTTCAAATGGCATTGGCAATGTCGCAAGGAGTAAGTCTATGTTTATGCAAGAATGATTATATGCCATTTGCAAACAAAGTATTAAATGAGTTATTTCATACAGATTTGCTTTTCAGTGATGTAGAGGAAGAATAATTATAATAATATTATAAATATGTTTAATTTCATAATATTATTTGCATTTACCAAATTGTGTTTCAATTAGAGTTATTAGTATTACATTGTTCTTTTTCTGCAAGTTCTATAAGTTTCTTGTTTTGCTCTACAATTTGTTTATTCTGTTCAATCATTATCTCTTTGAATTCTTTGAATTCTTTGTTTTGTTTTACAATCTCAAGAATAATGTCGCATTGCATCTCAATTGGAAAGGTATTTGTAATAAAAGGTTCTTGATAATTACAAATTTTTTTATGCTTCCATAATCCCTGTCTGGTTGTATATTCCTTACCACAATTGCAGATAAATATTGACTCAGCGACTTCTGTTGCTTTTTTAGTTAACAACGTCATTTTTGCGTGTTTATTAGTCAATAAATGTTTATTGTAATCACTATATTTATTGCATTCATAGTAACAACAATCACATTTATGAGTTTTAGCGAGTTTTTGCAATTTTTTGTCATTCATATGTTTCCTAAATAGTTGACAAAAAATAAGTCTAAATCATTTTCTTAAATTTATTATAACACCGAGAAAAATTTGTCATTTTACTGAAGTTTTATTAATGACAACTTCTTTTGCAATATTTCTTACTATTTTTTCCCGCTTTTTATTATCATCCTCCATTGTTGAACCGCCCATAGCTTCTAATAAGATTTTTTGATATTCCATGTGTTTCTTGGTCTCTGTATCTTCTGCACTTGGGTTTTCTTCTCTCCATTGAGGCAGTTGTTTAATATTTTTGTGTTCAACTTCTTTTATAGCGCGTGTAATCTTTACGTTTTCGTCGTTTTCTTTTTCCCAACAGTCCTTATCCTTAATATACAATGTTTCTCTCTTCAAGTCGCTGCAATGAATAGGTCTTTTGAAGACATCAAGAGCATGAAGGTTACGCATGAATATTTTACTCATACCTTCCACATAGCCAACTCTACCAATCATATCCAAGTCACTTAGTTGAAGCTTGATTTGCTCAACAAAGTCGCCGATATTGAGAGCATCTTTGCATTGTTCATTCAAGAAGAACTGCAGATTAAATTGATTGTTATTCGTTGTGTTATTTGTCGTGTTACCAATTTTTGGTATAGTTTCACTCAAAAGTTTTCGCATTTCCTGGTTTTCAAGTAAAATGGCTTGATTTTGTTCAACAACTTTAAGAAACATTTCCTTTAACGTGGGTTCATCAGTTGGCGCATTTTCTGAAATAATTTGATTGGTGTCAAAAGGCTCTGAGCATATTTTCTTATGCTTCCATAATCCTTGTCGGTGTTTATATTCCTTTCCACATTCGCACGTAAATGTGGTTTCGGCTTCTTTGGCTGTTTTTTTGTAATCCATTGTAATCATTTCGTCATTCTTTTTGTGTTTACTAGACAATAAATGTGTCTTGTAATTACTTATTTTACTGCTTGTAAAGTCACAAATTTTGCAGTGGAATAATTTAACTTCTTTTGGCTTAATATTGTCATCCATTCGTCCTCTATTTAGAGGACATAAAATAAGTCTAAACTTTTTTCACCAAAAATACTTAAAAATTAGCATAACAAAATTATAATTATTTTTTTGGTGGACCAGACCATAATGCTCACAAGGGAGAAATTTTGACCCTTTTTTCATAAAATCTTTTGACTTTTGAAAATTGGACATTTATTTTTGTCCATTTTTGGATTTTGGAAACACTTTTGCCCCTTTTTTATTCGAAATTTCCGCCAGGTTCTTTAAGTTCACTTTTTGGAATATATATTATTTTCTAGAGTATTTAAAGGCGTCGCCTTCGGCTGTAGTGCCTTTTTTTCAGTTGGCGTTTTTGCTTTTTTCCGCGCCTGGTTGACTTTCTCTTCTTCCTCCCACCTTCTTTATTTTTTCTGGTTACATTTTCAACTAACATTTGTGCTTCCGGTTGCTCTGGACATATGCGACAATTTTGCATTGAAGACATTCCAGGAATACAACAATCACTGCCCTCATCTCCAACTACTTCTACTGTTCTAAATTCTGCAGGAGAAACAATGTCTGTAACTGGAACCTCTGCTAAATTAATTTCTTTTATTGATGGATATTCTACATTTTTTGACGAATTTGAATTTTGGCGGGATATTCCAACAACAGGTGCCATTGGTATTTGTTCTGTTCCATAAATTTCATCGTTTTCTATAGGAACAATTTTATGTTTTCTATTTTTTCTAGTAAACCATTTTCCTCTTTCATTCATAGGTCTAGCTCTAACTTGAAACTCGGCTGCTCTTGATTCTACATCCGATGGATTAATTCGGCTACTACTACGCCGTCTCAATGTAAACATATTTGACATTTATATAATAACCAAATATTTAAAAATTGAAACTTTTAAAAAGAAAATTTAATGGAATAATAGTGTAATGCAGGCATTTACTGAAAGTATGAACGCGGATAACAAGGTTTCTTTCATATTTATTGACGGAAGCTACTTTTGCTTTTATCGTTACCATTCAATCATGAGATGGTGGAAAAGTGCTTACCCTGAGACTCCACTTGAAGACCCCTTCAAGAATGAAAAGTTCGTTGAAAAGTTCAGAAAGACGTTTGTTGACACTGTTAGAACTTTGACAAAAAAATTGGGAATAATCTCAGACAATCCAATATTGCTTGTTGGAAAGGATTGCAAGAGAGAAGATATCTGGCGAAATGAGTTTTATGATAAATATAAAGCAACCAGAACAAAAGATAATGGATTTATGGGTGGTCCATTCTTTAAGATGGTTTACGAGGACAACTTGTTCCAAGAAGGTGGTGTCAAAGCAATTTTAAAACATCCCAAGTTGGAAGCTGATGATTGCATTGCAATTTCAGTAAAGCATATTTTACAAAAGATTCCCAATGCGCAAATTACTATCATTACTAGTGACAAGGATTATTTGCAGCTGGCAACTGGAAATGTAAAGATTTATAATCTCGGGTTCAAAAATATCTCAGACACCACTCACGGAGGAACCGCCGAAGCTGACCTGTTTTGCAAGATTGTAATGGGTGACTCAAGCGATAATATTAGTTCTGTTCTAAGTAAATGTGGTCCTAAGACGGCATTGAAATGTTTTCATGATAGAGCCTACTTTGAAGAGAGAATGAAAAAAGAAAATACATATGAAAAATTTGAACTTAATCGCAAGATTATTGATTTTAATTATATTCCTCAAAATTTGATTGATGAGTTTATGAAATCAGACAACTGTATTTACTCTTAGATTACTTTTAGCTTTTACAAACAAATATTTAACATGTCTTTTTATAATCAATATTATTTGAATAATAATATTGAACAATATATATTTTATATTCTTCTAGTTTTATTCTTTTCACTGCCTCCATAATATGGTCGGTTTCTTCTTGTATCGTATCCATAACTTAAATTTCTATCGTAACCATTATAGAGTCCGTTATTATAATTTGGTATTCCGTTTCTATATCTATCTCCATCCCGTTTTTTATCTTCATCGGTTTTTTTATATTTAACTGAAGATGGCGCAATATGTCCTCTTTCATAAAAATCCAATGGTTGATAAACAAGACCAAACATATCTGCAAAGGACTGTCTTATTTTTTCGTATCGCAAATTACACGCTATAACAGGCTGTTTTAATAATGGTATAGATTCTCCTGGGTATAATTCTAAATCAACAATAACATAATAACTCAATTTAGAATCTCCAAATGAACTGTTTGGTCTATTAACGTCAATGTATCTATTTAAACTGCCAATCGCACCACCAATCATACCATCTTCATTACCTCCTTTCATTGGTTTTTTTAATTTATTATTTCTTCTTTTTTTAAGGTTTGCACGCATTCTGGGAGGAGGCACCGGAGGTTCCCTAACTGGTGCAGCCGTGTGGGCGTCCACATTAGCTTGATATAAATCCATAATATGGTCTAAATGGTTAGAAAAATCATTATTGTTGCCAAACCAACTGGCATTTCTAGCAGCAGGTGACATAAACTTCCATTGTGTTTGAAAAATTAAATACATAAAATATGCTGGTATTTCGCGAAGTTCATATATAAATTTGTTGTCAATAGTGCTGGTCATTATTTCATAATGTTGAAAGCTAGTTTCGGGAGTTAGTGTTAAAAGCAAAAAGGCGTAATGAGTAAACTCATTAGCAATGGCTACATTTCCTAATGAAGGAACAACTCTATAATGTCCTGATTCTGCGACAGTAATGCGATTTATGGGTTGCGTTATATTTTGGTAAACGTCAAGGTTATTGCTTGTAACTTCATATAAAAATTGTCTTCCGGCACCATTACCAACAACTTGCATATTTGATACAACTCCAAAAACCATTGCACCAGAATTATTTTGAAAATTAACATATGTTCCAACTGGAATAGGTTCTTGTAATGTTGTGTCAATAGTAATAAATTTAATTTTAAATAAACGTTCAAGAACAAAAAGTGCAACTTCATCTCCCCAATATCGCGCTCTTGGGTCTCTTATTGCATTTCTAATAGATTCATAGTCATCTCCATTCCATATACCATGTTCATCTAAGAAAAAACTAAAATGATTTTTTGTTTCTTTTTCGGCATCTGATGACTCTTCATTAATAGCTTCAATGTACCTGTAAAAATCAGCCCATCTAGCAATTTCAACATCTGTAATTCCATAATTTGGGTCAGCCATGGCAATTCTTAATGATTGATTTGTATAGTAACCATTTGTATCAGTAAATGGATTATTTGATAACTGACCTCTGTTAACAAGGTCATTGTTAAATATCATAGCAATTGCATAAAACAAGCAGTTACCTCCTCCTGGATTATCAATAACTTTCCAACTTTCAATAGTTTCCATTTTTTGTTCCTCATTCAAATTGTCTGCTATCCGTTCTCTAATTGAATCTTCGTATAAATAAATTATGTTTTCTTGTAATGTTACACTTGTTTCACCATCTGTCAATCTTTCATTTTCGCGTTGAAAAAATCTTATTATTCTTTCTCCTGGAGTTAATGGTTTGTCATAATCAACGTCAGAATCACTGTCTTCATCGCCATTTACAAGTTCAACGCACTTTTCACGAATGCCAAATTTTGTCAATTGCGGAATAAGAATGTCAATTGCTCTGTGATACTTTTGTTTTAATGACAACATTGTGCGTTTAAAAATTCCTAATTTATTTTTATTTTCAGTTTTATGATTTTTGTATAGTTTCAAATTGTCATTTAATAACGTGATGTCGCTATATGTCCCCCTGTCCCAAAATAAAAAATCAGGCACAATCCGAATAACCCTAGGGTCTGATGCTATTTGTTCATATGAATCAATTGTTCTTTCATATATTTTATTTAATATATTACCCAAATTTTGCCTTGTAGTAAGCAGCGATATTTCTCTTGAATATTTAATGGCAGATATTTTGGAATAAATAGTAATTAGGTCATAGCACAATATTATTGCTGATTGCATTTTTATATAGTCATTTTGTTGCTCTTTAAATAATGCTGAATTAGGAAACGCAAAATCCAACACACTGGAAGGTTGTTTATCTAATGGAGTATTTTGGCGAGATATATATTGTAGTAAAGCATTGCGTTGTTGTTGTGTATATTTTTCGTTGTATTGTGAAATAATAATTCTAGTAATACTCAATTTTCCTTCAATAACTTCATTTACAGTATTTTTTCCAACGATATAATCTTTAATGTTATCTAAAAAAACGTCTGTTTGTCTATACAATATTTTCCACATGCCAAGATCAATCAACTGTTCAAAATTTAACAATTTAAACATATAAATATCAAACTGATATCGGTTAAGTAAAAGTAGGCTTGGAAATGCGGAATAGTTCAAAAGCAATTCAACGTAATTTTTTGGAGTAGTTCCTGTTCGTTTTATAAAATTTTCTACTGTAACAACTGTTGTTTTTAATTCAGCAAAACTAATTCCAAGTTCTTTATTAGACGATGGAGTAATATTTAATATAATGTTTTTATAACACTGCATATCAAATTTAATCATGTTTAACATCAATATATTTTGTTGCTGTTTTTCAGTATTCTGTAATTTAAAAAATTTCTCTTTTGAAATGTATAATTGGGAATAAAATGTATACAACGCGGTTATATAATCAATTTGCGCATTAGTTTTTTTTACCAATAGTTTTAACGCTTCTAAGAATTTATTTAAGAATTGTGTTTTATATTTTTCTAGAATCATTAATATCTGCGTTATTTGTGTTCTTGTTTGAGGATTATTTAACACATTGTCAATTGACACTCCTCTCACTATAGACCTTTGAATAAAGTCATTAAGTCTTACTACAGCATCATCATAGTTTTTCTTATTTTTAAAAACATTATCTAATTTAGATGTCTCCACTACAGGTGTAGCAGTTGTAGCAGAAACTCCTGATATATCTTCTACTGGGGTTGCTATTGGCATTGTTGATTTTGAATTTGCCACGGCAGAAAAAATACCAACAGAAGCGTCAAACTTTTCTTTTGCAATTCTAAAAGCATCACCTTTCTCTAATAAATTTTCATAAAGAGGCTCCAATACTTTTCTGTTTAATTTTATATCTTCGCTGTAGTTTCTGTTAATAGAATATAACAAATTTAATGATATAGGGTCGCTTGACAAATTTGCTTCATTGTCCAAATTAACAACTGATTGGAATACTAATTTTTTTCCAGCCAATTTTCTTGCTATTTTTGGAATATTTTCCTTTGCATGCTCTTCTTCTACTTCAATTTCCTCAATTGTTTTTGGTTTATTAACACCTCTAGCTATACCAGATTCATAATCTTCTTTAAATTTGCTCATATCAGTTGAAACAGCAAACCCCTTCATAATGTCTCCGTATTCTTTTTTAAATTTATCTAATTCAGAATTAGCCAACTGTTTTTGCATTTCAATATTTTGACGATATCCATATAAACCTTGTCCATATGAAGAACTCAAAATTTTTTTCTCAAAGCTTTTACTATCAATTTGCCAATCTCCATTAATCCATTCGTGAGCAAATATAGTGTATGGTTTTCCACGAATATAGAATTTTGTGTTTTTTTTGAACAACGTGTCTAGGGTTACTTTAATATTATTATCAACAACACCTGATTTAGTCGCTTCTTCTAAAGTAAGTCTTTTTTGAAAACTTGATGATGCACTTCTATTTACTAAACTGTTAAAGTCGTTTTTATTGAAAAACTGTGTGTATTTTTCAGCTTCAGGATATCCAGAAGGTATGTTGTACACAGCAGATTTTGATAATTTAATAAGAGGATTGAAATAAACCGTGTCACTTTTAATATTTGGAACAGTCATGTCAGGTTCATATTTTATTTTTGGGTATCCTCTAATTCTAGTATTTATGAATATTGTTAATGTATTAGGGAATGACATACTTATAATACATTAAGAATATTAAAACACAGTTTTAATTATTTTGAACAACCTCCTTGAAATTTGAATAAAGATTCTGTTGAAGTTCCTTTTGTTTCTCCTTTTTTGCCTTCTCTAAAACAGCAATTGCTGCGTTTAATTCATCATCAGAAACCTTTCCGTCTCCGCTTGAGTCAGCAGAGACTTCTAATCTATCTAACACTCTATATTGATTGGGCACAATACAAAATGTACTCTCCTCATTGAATAAATGGTCTGATAAAATAACAAATATGGCTGTTAACCCAAGAGCTGCATATATATCACGAGTGCCCATCCATGCCATTGCAAATACAAGAATTTGCTTACTAACAGACATCTTAAGATATTCTTCCGTTGATTTGCTAAATTGAATAGATATGAATTTTGACCCAACGTTAAGCAAAATCATAACGCAACCTGCAAAAAACTTGCTATTATTAAGATATCCTATATGATTGTGAATAAAATTAATTGAATTTGTAAAAATATTGGAATTTGGTATTGTGTGTTGTTGTTGTGCTTTCTTCGTCATATAATTAATTAATATAAAAATTAATAAAAATAATAAAAATATTACAAGGTGCATAATATTTTTATTTTAAGCCAAAACGTTTCATTAAACGGTGCGTATCATTTAATAAGTTTCTAGAAATCTTAGATGTGTAGTTTTCAATCTTTCTCGCATATGGTCTATAAAACGCGTTTAAACCAGGAACGAACCCTTCTCTCCTTTCAACACCATTTATAATGAATCCAATTCCTATTGCTAAAATTAAAATAATTAATAAGAATAACGAGTCCCTAGTTTTCTTATTCATTTAATTTACTAATATATATTGACATTTTAATTATTCTTGTTTAATTGGAGAAGCCTTAAGAGTGCTTGGTCCTGGCGGTGAATGAGCCACTGCATTTTCACTTGTTCCTTTTTCTGTAGACATTTGATGAGAAGATGGAGTAGGTTTTACAATTTGTTCGTGAGCATTTAACTGTTTATCTACAATGTTTACATCGGTAGGCTTTGCAACTGGAACAGGTTTAACTTTTGGTTTATCAACAGGAGGAGGACCAAACTTATTTGTAACAGTTGTATCCTTTGCTTCACCTTCTGGAGTTAAAGCTGCTGGTTCAGTCTTACCTGTGCTTGCAACTAGAGTTGAAGGGTCTTCTTTTTTGGCAGGTTCAGTTATAGCATTCTCAAAACCTTCATATCCATAATTATGTAAATATATGTATAAACCTATAACTGAGATAGTCGCAGCCAATCCTGCAACAATGTTATAATGTGTCAATAAAATGACTATTAATAAAACTAACAATTTACCTAACTTAGAGTTAATTGGTTGACTAAATAAATTGGGATGTTGTGCTACTAAAAGAACAAACAATACAAACACGAGAGCCAACAAATTGTGTTTGCTATAAGTGTAACTTAATAACTTTTTCATGGGATTCATTTATAAATATTGTTGATATTATTTTTTACACATTTGAAGATTTTTGTATATTAGGAGAAATTCAACTTTTCACTTAAAAAGTTTAAAAAAGTTATTCATCAATTTATTATAATTTCAGTCTGTTTTCCAAATTATTATCTTATTTTTTATTAAGAGAATGTCTTTAGCAATGTATGCAGCACCATTTGATGATGAAAATACCCAAATAAATAGTAAGAATAATGATGGCCCAATAGCTAGAAAAAGACAAGCAAATAATAGAACACAAAAGAGGCTTCCTAAAGAAAACAATTACTCAGAAAAGGTGAATTCTGTTTTACAAACCATCCATAATTTGCCTGATCAATCTTCAGAATTAGCAGATTTTACTCCAATGCCTCCTCCAACCTCGGTGGGAGTTGAACAAACAAGAATAAGAGACATGAGTCAGGGACAACAGTCAAAAATAGATGGGTCATATTATACTTTAGAGAATTCTGATATCAGTCAATCTCAACCTCAACCTCAACAATCACAAGAGGATTATTACAAGAGATTTATGCCCAATTATGATAAGCTTTATAAGACAACTCCACACAATTTGCCTTATTACAACGCAGGCGCTCCTCCCGCACAGCAAATGACTGGAGAAAACAGCATTTTGCTTGAGAAGCTAAACTATATGATACATCTTCTAGAGGAGCAACAGGATGAACGCACAGGGAACGTTACAGAAGAAGTCATATTGTACTGCTTTTTGGGAATCTTTATCATTTTTGTAATAGATTCTTTTGTGCGTGTGGGTAAATATGTGCGTTAAACACCTTTAAAAAAGGTTATGCCAAATGTATATATTTTTATATTTCATAGGTTTTTTTGAATATTGAATATTATATATTTCTATATTATATGATATGTCACATTTTAGGGGAAAAATGCAACAATACAATTATGCAAATGACAGGTTTAATATCATGGCAATAGATGCATTAATATTCAACCGACCTTCTAGAACAATTCAAGACATGAAAAAGCATCCATTAACTTATACAACACCTAGAAATGGAGCAATAGTATATTCTACTCCTCCTCCTACTCCTCCTCCTTATTGTCCACCCATTTCTTTATCAGATATTGCAACGTATAATTCTGGGGAAGGTTATTGGGAATTAAATCCTAATGCAACTATTTTGGCTTGTCAAACGTTAACAATACGAGTCGGAGAGGAACTTCAAATCAACAGTGGTGATTCAACATTGACATTGATAAATAATGGAATTATTATTAACAACGGTACAATTACCAACAATAGCGGAATAATTGAAAATAACTTTTTAATTGAAAACTTTTATATAATTATCAACAACAGCTCGTTCTTAAATACCAATGGAGAAGTTATTAACAGCGGAACAATTACCAACAATTATCTGATTAACAGTTCAGGCATAATTAACAATTACGACAAAATTAATAACAACCTAGCTATTGACAACTACGGCACAGTTAATAATAACAATACAATTGACAACTCAGGTACAATTAGCAACAATAGCGGAAAAATTAACAACAATGATGGCGGCACAATTACCAACCACGCCTCAATTGTCAATAACAATGACGGCACAATTACCAACGACGGCACAATTAACAACTATAGCGGTACAATTACCAACAACGCCTCAATTGTCAATAACAATGACGGAACAATTACCAACGACGATATAATTGTAAACTCATTAACAATTGAAAACTACGGATCAATTAGCAACACAAAAACATTTAGTAGCGACGGTACATTTACTAACTACGGCAACGGCACAATTAAGATTTATACTTCAAACGGTGTTTTAACGAACCAGTTTGATTTTTTCAACGACCCCGACGGTAATATTTACGTTTATAATAATGGCACGTTAAATGTAGATGAAGGTTCATTTCAAAATGATGGTAATGTTTATACAGGCGATCCTAATACTTGTGGATCAGGAACGGTGACCGGAGTTCTTTCCCCCAATACTGTTATACCCAACATATGCCCCCCCGCTCAAGCTTAAAAGTATCAAACTAATAAAAATTTAAACTCTATAATATTGATTTATCTATAACATTACTCTTGAATATCTAGTGCAACGCAATTCCGGCTTCACATTTTATAATAAAATTATATATATAATATTATAATATGTCACATTTTAGGGGAAAAATGCAACAATACAATTCTGCAAATGACAGGTTTAATATCATGGCAATAGATGCATTAATATTCAACCGACCTTCTAGAACAATTCAAGACATGAAAAAGCATCCATTAACTTATACAACACCTAGAAATGGAGCAATAGTATATTCTACTAATCCTCCTCCTACTCCTCCTCCTTATTGTCCACCCATTTCTTTATCAGATATTGCAACTTATAATTCTGGGGAAGGTTATTGGGAATTAAATACTAATACAAATATTTTGGCTTGTCAAACGTTAACAATACGAGTCGGAGAGGAACTTCAAATCAACAGTGGTGATTCAATATTGACATTGACAAATAATGGAATTATTATTAACAACGGTACAATTACCAACAATAGCGGAACAATTGAAAATTACAAAACAATTAACAACAATGGAACAATTAGCAACGACAGTAATATTAATAACTACGACACAATTATCAACAACGGCACAATTGATATCTCTGACAGTTTGTACAACTACTCCGGCACCATTACCAACAATAATAATATTACCAACAATAATACAATTACCAACAACGCCTCAATTGTAAACAACATTGGCGGTACAATTACCAACGATGCTGCCGAAATTAACAATCTTGGCACAATTGAAAACTACAGCACAATTGACAATAAAGATAACAGCGTAATTACCAACGACGGCACAATTAACAACAATGATGGCGGCACAATTACCAACCACGCCTCAATTGTCAATAACAATGACGGCACAATTAACAACTATGATTCAATTACAAACTTAGAAGGAAACACTATTGAAAACCAAGGTACAATTAACAACACAAAAAATTTTATTAACGACGGTACATTTACTAACTACGAAACCGGCACAATTAATATTTATACTTCAACCGGTAAATTAAGAAACCAGGCAAAATTTACCAACGACATGAGCGGTAATGTTTACGTTTATGATTATGGCAGGTTATATTTAGATGTAGGTGATCCTATAAATAAAGGTTATATTTACGTTTATAGTAACGGCACGTTAGATGTAGATAATAATGATGATTTTATAAATAATGGTTATATTATTGTAGCCGATGGAACGTCAACCTGCGGAAAAGGAACAATAAAAACAACTATTAATATTCATCCAAATCAACCTAGTGATGGTTGCCGTCCTACTTAAAAGTGCAAAATTCAAATTTTATAATATTGATTTAAAAACAATATCAATAATATAATATAATAAAATGTCATATACGTGTTGTAATTCAACTTCAATAGGTTCAAACGTATCTAATCAAATCTGCCAAATGCCAAACAATGACGTAGCAAATGGTTTAAATTCAACAAGTGTATCTTTCATGGTAGTTCACACAAAGCACGAAGGTTGCCACGAGATAAGCGAGTATGATGAATTTGGTGCAGTGACAACATACAACCCACCATCTGTTTTTCTTTTTAATAATAGGGAGAGTGCGATAGCATTTTTTACTAATTATGTGTATACCATAAAATGCAATCATCCAAGATGTTCAAAACCTTCAGATAATGGTGAATTTGTGGACGATTGCGGTATGATTAGCTTTGATGATGAAGACCAGCCTAGTTGTTATCAAGACCATACAAATCAAATATATATTATGGAATGTGGTGCGCAGCTATTTGTATCGCGGTCAATGGGGGATATTAACGAGCTTAATAAAATGCGTAGGCAGAAGAAGAATGTCAAGTCATTCAGTAAGCAAAAGAAGGAGGAGATGATTGAAATTGGTAAGATGTGCGAGGAATCAATGTAATATCAGAGATTTTTTAGGCTGAAATGTATGATATGCAAAATTATAAAAGAAATAAGCGGTTGGACTGACAATACCTGGTTTTGTTCTCATTTTCAATGCATCCGCGATTAAATAGTTATCAGACGTTTCTTCTATAACTGTGAAGCGAAATCCATGCTTCTCGCATATTTTCCACAAAGCAACTTTAAAACCATGAATAAACACATCAAAATCTTTCTTGTCAAAGCAATTAATAGAAGCAAAGCAACACAAAGACTCACATTTATCGCGAATAAATGTGCATGATTTTCGGTAAAAATATGCACTTTTAACATCTCCAGCCTCAACAATCATATAAACATAAATATTTCCTGTGCGTATAAGCTCTAACAAATTGGAAATTTCAGGTTGAATACATATATCAAACTTTGATGCACAATTTTCTCTCATGAAATCAAATAGATGATGTATATTTGACTTGCCACATTCTACTAGTGCCATACTAGGCATCAAATCTATAGGTTTTGACCATTCATGCATTTCAAATCCATAACTATTATACACACATAAAGGAACAATTCCAGTCAATTCATCTTCTCTCTTGAATAACGAAACAACAATCTGTCTATTATGATGCCGTTGATTATAATGATGTGTTTGAATAATTTGAGGCGCAATACCCTTTTTACGATACATTTTATCCACGCACAAATGGTCCACGTAATACACATCAAAACGACATTTGTCTTTGGACTTTGCATTGTTTATAACGACTGTAAGAGGTCGCGTCGTCATAACGCCAACTATTTTTCTAATCGGAGTCGTAGTCGTAGTGCCTTTTTTTAAGCTTACCATAAGTTCGTCTTCGTAGTAAAATGAGAAAAAACTAGATGCATTATGCCCTTCAAAATATGGCATAATATTATTTTTCTTTGGTTCATAGCAGTTTCCAGCGTTCTGCAAGTAATTTTTTCTAATGAAACGGAAAAACTTGTTCATTGTTATCTCACCAACGGCGTCATACTTTATAGTTTCAATTGCGTTAAAATTGCAATAATTGTTTTTCTCTGGCAATTCATGGTCAATAATTCCTGGTGGAAACAAATAATAATGGAAATCATAAAAATGGAAAACTGGTTGTAGAGTCCAAAATCTGAATTTCATTTTAACATATGCTGCAAAACATAGGATTATAAAAATGAAGACTAATAATATGTATAGAATGTATTGATACATATTATTTATTGCGAGTAAAAGTTGCTATTGGTTACGCAGGTTTTTGAAATAGAAATAAGTATTGATATTCATAACCAACCTTAATTAAATCAATTTTTCCCTGTATAATAAAACCAGCATTCTTTGCCATATCTAAAATGTCCGCCTCAGATTCCATATACATTTTATGCTCTTGTTTTCTGAAGATTTTACCAGTTTCCTTGTTCTTGAATTTTTCAATGAACCTAGCAGAGTTTTTATTATCATCCAATTCAAAATTGGCACTGTATTTGAAGTTGTCAAAATTAACATTACTACTGGTGATGCGTTCCTTAGCATATCTCTGCGGAGTCAACATCAATAGTGGGTTTGCTGGAGGCAAAATGGGGTCAAACATCTTTCTATCAACAATGTGTATAACTAATGTTCCCCCGGGCATCAACCAATTCATGCAATTATTGAAAAACTGCATCTTATCTTTGATGTAATACAATGTGAAGTAAAGGCATAAAATATGAGTAAAACTTTGTGGCTGGAATTGCATGGCATTTAAAACATCACCTTCAACAAAATCATATTCAGGATAATTCTCCTTTGCCTTTTCAATCATAGAATGGGAATTGTCTAAACCAATTGCATTGAACCCTTTTTTATTCAATAGTCCAACATGATGACCAGTTCCAGACCCAACGTCTAAAATAATACTTTCTTGAGTGGGTTTTGTTGAGTTTATAATTTGACCAATTTCGTAATTATCTTTAACATTACTGAAAACTAATTGGTCATAAATGTCACTATAAAAGTCGTCATAAATATCACCGTCTGTTTTAAACATAAACTTATCAGTCTGCTCAAAACCTTCTTTTCCTGGTTTACTTGACCTAAAAATTCCGACAACAATTAATAGAATTATTACAATGAATAACACCTTTCCCCATGTGGAGGATTTTTTATACATGATGGAAATTGATTGTATTGGTTTAGAAATATATTTAAGAATATTATTTGTCATTTCTTCTATATGTATTGTTGTGATTTTTTTTGTTTTAATATAAATTATAAACAAAATGTTTGAAATAGAGATAAATGATATGCGAGAACAAAAAGAATTTAAAGGTATAACATTTTCTGAATTCAAAAAAACAGACGTAAAAAAAGAGTTACTAAATAATTTATCAAAATCAAAAATAGAACCAGCGTGCTATTGGAGCGCAGAATTTATATGTTCAGGCCATTATAGCGATTTATGGGAAATAATTCTTTATTTTTATAGCAAACATATTCATTTAGGAAATCCTAAACTTGCTATATATCTTGATTTAAGAATACAAGCCTTTAAGGAAATTATTACTAATGGATATAATGGAAATGAAATTAAAATGAGAAATAGTGATAAAATTAGAAAGCTATTTTGCGAAATAATTTGTATGCTATGTGAAGCAAAAAGAAAGCATAGTTTTGATGAAGTAAAAATAAAAAAAGAAGACTATGATATGTTGCACATGACAGATAAATTAAAAGCACCAAACGCACAATATGCACAACCTATATTTTTGGCAGAAGACCCAAAAGAATTATACATAGCAATGAATGAGTTTGTGTATAACATTTCAAAAGATGGAAAAAACTGCATAAATGCATGCTATTGGATTGAATGGATTTCCGAGTTTGAATCTATATGTAAAACTAAAAAGGAACCGTGTAAGTGTGAAAGAAGGAGTAAAATTCAAGTTAGTAATAAAGACCAACAGGATGTTGTATGGTTAATTTGGGATGCGCTTATTCAAGAGTCAGAAAAACATCACAAATTAGTTCAAAAAATTATGAAAAGTCTTTTAAATTTGTTTACGCTTAAGTATTCTAATAGCTGTAATAAAAAAAGAAGATATATATTGTATTATGCAGTAGCTCTTTTAACTGAGCCAGTTAATTTAGAAGAAGACTTAATTAAGAACAAAGAACAAGTTACGCTTGTAACTGGGAAAATAAACAATATATACAAACAAATAAAAAAAAATGAAAAATCTCCACAAACAGACTATTTATTTGCAAATGTGAACAATAGTAATTTAGATAAAACAATTGCTAAGTTGGAAAAGATGAATAATTTTGGAGAGACGTTTGTGCCGCGTTTATAAAATTTTATAATCTCTTTGTATTGTTCTGGAAAAACCTAAGCGGGTCATCATAGTGGTCATAATAATAATTTTTCTTTGAATATGCAATATTAAAAACTGCATTTGGAACTGCAATACTCAAATTTGTGCGACGTGGATAACCATATGTTTGTTGGTCTTGAAACCCCCAAGTTTCGCCGGTAATGTTAACCCTTGCTCTATAAGCTATAATTTTTTTCAATTCTTTAATTGAAGGGATTTTGTATTTTCCGAACCATTCAGTAAACCAGGTCTCGTTGGTTTTGTTTATTATGAATAGAGCCTCTTTGATAAAATTTATGTCTTCATCATTAAGGCAAATCTTTTCTGTGTTATTCATATTGTCATATTGTTTTTCGCTGAGAAGACGCAACCTTTTTTCTTGAGTAATAGTATTAATTTCGGAATTGTCCATGACAGTGCTCATTTCTTGCGCAATTGGATAAGTTTTGAAATTAACGTAATTCAATAATTTAGTTTCAATTTTTTTATAATCAAACAATTATAATATAATTATAATATTTAGAAAATGTATAAAATGGCTCATAAAATGGAAAAAACCAGAAGGATGCATTCAAAAAAAGGAACTCGTAAAAATCGCACTAGCAGTTTGCAAAAATTTGAACAGGAAGTTGTCGTAAAGTTTTTAGAAGTTCTAACAGCGATTAAGCTATATCACTGGAAAACGCACAGTTATGCAACACATAAAGCTACAGACAATTTGAACGATAAGTTGCACGATAATGTGGATTCATTTATTGAAGTATTACTTGGAAAGCGAGGTGACAGAGTAAATTTGACTAATAAAAAACAACTTTCTCTCAAAGATTACAAGACGGTTGGGGAGTTTAAGAGAGAAATGGAAAATTTCAAGAGGTATTTAGTGGGACTAGACAATTGTGCTGCATTAAAAACAATGTCAAATAGTGATTTGTATAATATTCGTGACGAGATGTTGGCTAATGTGAACCAGTTTTTATATTTATTGACTTTTAAATAAAGCATTTATAATAAAAATTTAATATATAGTTTTTTATTATAATGAATAGTGCTCAAAATACATATTCAGCACCAGCATCTTTGCCTCAATTAACGCCAACATATACACCTACTACAAGTTATGGAACAACATCAGGTGCAGGTTTTTTAGGCTTGTCATTAACCACCTGGATAATAATAGTCCTTGTCCTTGCCATTTTAGGAGTTAATATTTTTGTTTATTTAGCATATGGAACAAAGATTTTTTCAGATACTTTTGGACCATATATCAAATATTTTGCCGGACTATTTGGAAATACTGCTGCTGACGTCACTAAAACTGTCACTAATACTTCTGCAACTGGAACAAAGGCTGCTGTAGATTTAGCTGCAGGAACGGTAACAACTGCGGTTGATGTAACTCAGCAAACTGCTAGTGCAGTAACTGGTGCTACTGCATCATCTTCTCTCGTTGGAAGTCAAAAAACGAGTGCAAACGTCCAACAGGAAGACGCAACACAAAACAATCAATTAAATGCTGCATTGAATTCAACTCCGCCACAAAAAATTCTACAAGAACCAAGTTCCTTTACTGCTGATGAATCTTCAAGTTCAATCCAAGCCAGTAAATCAGCTAGCAAATCTGGTTGGTGTTATATTGGAGAGGACCGTGGGTTTCGTAGTTGCATTAAAGTTGGTGAAAATGATAAATGCATGTCTGGTGACATTTTTCCTAGCCAAGATATTTGTGTGAATCCTAACTTGAGGGCGTAGAAATAAATTTATAGCAACACGTAATTTATAATCATTTTTTTACACCTTTTAAGGAGATGGTCCATTTATAAAGTCAATTAAATGTTCAAGAGAAACATTATAACTATCGGTAGAAGGAATAACTTTTTGCAACTCATTAAAGTAGTATGTAATTAGTTCATTTTTAATTTGTTCCTTAGATTTAGTAGAATCAGAGTAAATTTCAGTTTTTATTGAACGATCAATATTTATAACCAAATCATTTAATAAAAAATTATAAGACTTGTGTAAAGATGAACGATATCTGTTGAGCATTGTGTCTGAACTGTAGCGTTCGGATATATATTTTATAATATAATAAGTTTTTTCTAAGAACAAATTTTGAGGGTTAACGCTTAAAAGAAAACCAGGATGCTGAATATCATCATCAATAACAGTTTTTATAGGATTGGCTTCAAATATATGAGAATGTTCTGATGTAATATATCCAATATCCGAAATAGCAACAAATCTATTACCTCGTTCACCACCAACACTAATGCTTAATTTAACAATACTGCCTTCGGCTGGTATTTCAGGATTTGATTGAACAGGCAATTTTGGTTTTGGTAAATGTATAAATGAAAACATGGATTGAGGGTTTCCATAAGAATCTGAATATGTAGTTAACCAGTCAATAAATTCACCAATACGCAAAGCAAGAAGGTGTGAATCCTGAAATTTTTGAGAATCTGGTATTATAAGAACATCTATATCATTACTTGCATATTTTCTAATATATGTTACCGATGGTATATTTTTCTTATGAATTGGGTCATATCGGTCTTTCTTTGATAATGCGAGTTGCATAGCTCTCCCCCCTTTTACTACTATTTGGCATGTAAATTCTAGTAAAGATGATAAATAACTAAAAATTAACGTTACCAAACATATTTGCGCTTTGTAAGGCTTTGCATCTGGAGTTACTTCAAATACTGGTATTTTTTTCTGCAAATACTTACAATTGTTAACCCGCATCATTTTTTGAATTGTGTCTTTAAAATATGACATTTTATTAAAATTGTTACTAAAGTATGATTGCCAAAATGGTCGTGTATCAAAGTTGGAAATGAATCTTGGTTGAGAAATTCTATTTCCTACTAAATCAAAACCAACTAATCCTCCATACTTTGTTTGTTTACCACGTTTTAATAGGCGCCTTTTTTTAAGTGTAGTTTTATTTTTTTTGCTAGTTCCATTATTTTTTTTGGTATTTTTGTTTTTTATTTTTATTTTTAATTGCATATATATATTACGAATATTTAAATCTTCAAGGGTGAAAATTATAAAACAGATAAAAAAAATGATTTTGCTACATTATTAGTGGGAACAATTGAATTCGCTGAAAATAAAAATTTTTCACCTTGTGGCCATTTATTACCACCAGCGGAATAAACTCGTCTAGTTCTTGGATAATAAGTTGGTAAACCATCATTGTAACATAAATAAATAACAGGGCCAGGAACATCGGAATCAGTTGTAGGATAGCAAAACTGATTTGCTGTAATATCATAAATCTCACCAGTGCAAATATTTTCACTAACGTTGCAAATAAGCGTGCCTCCGTCTGGAATAATAACAGGCTCTGGTTCTGTAACAGACACAATGTTAGGAATAACTGGATTGGTTGGGGAACCATGATTAGGTGTAGGTGGTAAAACAGGATTTGACCCTGAAATAGAACCTGAATTATTTAAAGGTGGCAACGCATAATTAGTTGGAATTAATGGCGCAGGACAAGTGATTGGTGCAGAAGTTGGCGCAAGCGTTAATGTATTAAAATTTTGAAAATTGGAACGTCTCAAACTATTTGTATTGGGATTTGTATAGCTTTCAGTTTGTGTAGCCCAGGTTGTTGTGCGATTTGTCCATAATCCGCGCGCTATCTGTGCATAACGTTGTTGTTTATTTATGTTTGAGCTATTTTTTTTGTATTGAAGAATATTACCCTTCTTAAGGATATCATATTTATAAACCAATTCAGTTTTAACATCCATGGGATTTTCCGCCATATAGGCGCATGGATTTTCATATCTCCCCCATTCTCTTGGTGGCATAGGATTATAATTTGGTCCAAGGCAAGACATTGTTATTTTATATAAAGTCATATAAAATAAAATAAATATTAATTCACATGCAAAGCAAAATACTTAATGCGAAGGGGTTGTTCCAATAGGATTAAATTGGTCACCCGCTCCGGCAAAAAACCATCTAACTGATAAATAGTTTGGATTTTTCAAATTCATTGCAGATGAACCAACCATTCTAGTATTTGGACCATTCTTAACCAAGTTATAGATTGCTGCAGTTCCAAGAGCATAATCGTAATACCATAAATTAGAAATATAACCAGAAAAACCACCATTTAATGCAATATTAACATCTCCGTAATTTTGTTTAGGAACTCCGTTTAATTCCATGCTTTTTGTAATAGTTCCATTAATATAAACATCTAACGTTGTATTCTTGCATCTAATTATAACATTAACCCACTTATTTAAAGGAATATCCTTGATTATAACTTCCTCATTGATATCATTGTAAGTATTCATAATAACTTTGAATGCATTCGTGTTTGGTAAAATATATAAACCAGGTGCATTATTTGGGAAATTTAATCCAGTATCGGGAACAATATTGGCGTTTCCCTTGCTAAAAACGTGACGATATTTAGAAGATGGTGTATCGTCAATAAATGTCCAAACAGACCAAGTAAATTCAATTCCAGCCGGTCCATTTACAGAACGATTAATTGGTTTGGCATTAGACGCAGATGGGTCCTGTGGAACAATTATTGTTTGTCTTGCATCAACCATGCCATTTATAATTCTAGGAGAACTGTTTGGGCCAAAAAACCACGCTAGAATTGATATTGAAAATTGAAGAACCACGACGAATACTAAAATAACTAATAATAGAAATGATATTCTGGCGACTAAACTGCTTGAATTCATAAAATCTTTTATTCCGCTACCTCTGCCAGTACTTTGTGTCATAAAACTACTACCACTGTCCATATATATATTATATATAAGAAAAAGCTAATTAAATTGTAAAACTGCCGGTTTCAGTTCCATTGTCAGTAAAAGCCACCTTAACTTGGTATTTTCCAAAAATATTAGACAACCAACTCGCACCGTATCCTTTTTGATAAATATTCCAGGCGGTTTGAGGGTCTGTTGAGTTGGGGTAATATTGGAATTTGGCTGTCCAACCAGAGAAGCCACCAGCGGGTGTTACGTAAACATCAGAGGTAGAAGTAATTTTAGCAACACCCGGTAATACGCAGGTTTTTACTAATTTGCCATCAAGATACACATCAAGGGTTCTTCCATATACGCTGACAAGCAAATTTACCCATTTTTGAATGGGGACATTGCTAATGTTGCAAGAGTGAACAACTGAACCGTCCGAAATGGTTGAATCGTCACTTGTAATTGGAGTTGTTCCAGGGAAGCATGTTAATAAAATTGATAAGTTGTTTTCAATTGCGCCTAAAATAGCTGCAGGGCATGGTTGACTGTTCTTAACACTTTCAATTGTAATATTTTGATTGTCTGTTACAGTTCCAACACGTCCATATAATATTTTTGCATCGCTGTATTTATAGTTCCAATCATTAATATAAAACCAAATGGAATAAGTAAAGTTATTAGAATTAGCAACTGTTCCGGTTGCTAAACTACCGGCAGTAATTTTTTGCAATGTTGTTCCAGAGTTTAGGCTGGTAAGAGTATTGACATCTGAAAATACATAGCGAATAACAATGTATAACAATACGATAATTATGACTACGAGAAGAATATTCTTAATCTCCATTGATATATACTATACTCATAGAATTTTTCTTGAAATTCTTAAAACATTTATTTGTAACCCAATAAATATTTTATTTTTTATTATTTTTTACACCTTTTCTCAAAAAACTTATTCAACTAACAAATTATAATCCATTATAATCCATTATAATAATCGTTGTTAGCTGTGGCAAACCATTTAAATGACAAGTAATCTATGTAAGGATTATTTGGAACCGCTTTTACAGTTGGATTTGGGTTGGCTTCTTTGCTGGAAGGTTCTGTTTTTACGTCAATTGTAATTGGGATTGTAATAACTGGCGGATTTGCTTTTATACCAGCGCCTGCCATAACGTTCTTAACAATTGATTCTTTGGCCGGATTTGCAACAGGAGGGTTTTTGTCTTTTAATGTATTATATAGATAGTATATTTGAGACGCATTAATGCTTGAGTTGAAATATGTTACGTTGCATATTCCACCATTTATACCTTTATCCGCGCCAATTGTGAGTGTGTCTTTGGACATTTTTGGAACTGCTTCGTTTACGGATTTTACCAATTTACCATTGTAAAAAATATCCATAATTCCACCACTGTAGTTAATAATAATATTGTTCCATTTTTGCAATAATACTTTTTCCATTTTATAAACAATTATATTGCCAACTGCGTCTAGCTCTTGTGGGTTTTTAAGACGACTTTCGCTGCCTATTGCGGGTTCCCCTGTATTTAACAAAGTAATCATAAGAGTATTCTCTCTTGCATTGTATAAAACATTAGGTTTTCCTCCATAATTTAATAAGGAAGTATATTTGTCTAAAGACGAGCTTACATTTGGACTGACTGCATCTATATAAACCCAAAATGAAATAGCGTAATTATAGTCATACTTATTTTCGTCGGCGTCTGTTCCATTCAAATTGTCATATGTTCCAATTGTATTCTCTGAATTTGTGTATATAGGATTGTTTACTAGTATGGTTCCTCCTTGTTTTGCAACATTTGTTTTTATTTGTTGTCCTAGGAAAAAATAAATTATATATAATAAAATTATGAAAACAAGCAGAGCGTAATATGTTGCAGGAGTATTTTTTGTTGACTCTATTGTTGTTGATAACCCAGACCATAATCCACTTAATCCAGTCTTTCCTGCATTAGCTCCTGTTTTTCCTGCGTTTACTGCTGCAGTAGCACCAAGTCCTAAAAAACTCAAAATAGCGTCAATGAAACCAACTAAAATACAAGGAATATATAAAAGGGAGTTGACTATTAATCTAAAAAATGGACTCTTCTTATAATAAGTTCCACCTGTAATGAGCTTAAAAACTAATCCCAAAATTGCAACCACAATTAATGAATTTAAAATAAAGGAAACTATACCAGATTTGCTTGAAAGGCCTTCAACACCCATAACAAGCCAACCGATAAGTAAACCAGAAAAAATGAGGCCGAATAATAGCATAAAAACTTGACGTGAAATATTTGTGATATTTGACAGGCTTAAATTAATATCTCCATCACTGTCTCGGAAAGGTATTTTTGAGAAGGATTGTATTCCAAAAAACAATATCCATGAGATGAAAATTACTATAAGTAATATTACAATGAGAGAAATCTTGTTTGTTTTATCACTTCCTGCAACACCAGTTCCGTTTGTAAAACCTCCAGGATAAGAAAGAATTCCAGAAACAATTACGATTAAAAATATAATGAATGCGATTCCACTAAAAATACTCATTTTAGTTAGACCTTTGAAAAACCCTCCAGGGATTTGATTTGCTGTAGTGCCTTGTTTTAAAGAAGGAAGTGTCATCAATGTTATCAAATAAAGGAAGCCAAAAATAGCTAATAAGATTGTAACAATGAGAGAAGGACCAAAATAAGTTTTCAAATAACTGCCAGGATCTACAGTGTAAAACAACAAAATAAACACAAGCAAACAAAAATAAATTAGAGCATATTTAATTCTCTCGTAACTCAAATCTAATCCATATAAAGTTCCTTTCTCCATCGCTAAATAAAATAGAAAAATTCCAATTAGCATTGTTATTGGTAAGAATAAGAATGCGTATGCATTTACAATTCCTTTAGGGACGGTTTGATATAATATAATAAGGCCAATAATGTATCCCACGAGAAGTAAAACAAACTTTAATTTTCCTAAAAAATTCAAGAACTCTTTATAATGTGGTATTGTTAAAAAAATAATTAACACTATTGCAGACATAAATGCAATGATTGTAATGGCAGTATTGTTTTGTTCTTTTGTTAATGATGGCGCTCCTGGCAAAGTCGTATTTTTTGAATATATTAAATCAATAGTAATGCCCATAAGTATTAACATTACAGCAAAAAATGTTCCATATATAAGAGGTGTTTTTAGTTTTGTGTAATCATAATTCTTAATAGAGTCTATTGTAGATGCGTTATTTATTATAGGAATTGCTCTAGTTTTTGGGATACTCATAATATAATATAATAATATAATTACATTATATTTTTCTTTTCCCAAAGACACTTTTGGGAAAAGTGTCGTAAAACTCCAACAAGATTTGGCTCAACCTTTCTCAAAGTAGAATTACATATTTTCCATAGCGGTCTTTTTGCCGTGACAGTCCCTACATAAAGCGACCAAGTTACCGACTTCATTGGTTCCACCATATTCAAGACGTTTAATGTGGTCAACTTCAAACCAAGCGTTTAATTGTTGTTTGCAATCTCCACATTTCCAACCTTGGTTAGATGCTACATATTTCTTTTTTGTTTCACTTACAGAACGTTTTGTGCTTTTGCCCCCAGATTGTAGAATGCGTTTCTCTGCATTTAATGTTCCCATACTTGCACCCATATTATTGTCATTGTTTAACTCACCCATAAAACTTGAGTTGCTAGATGTTGTTGTAAAGTCTATTAATGGACTAAGCATATCCATAGAGGATTTATCAATGGGCATATATTTTACAACATTGTTGGCATGAAGAAGGATATTTTTGCATCTTGCCGGATTGCGTTTTACCATGAGATAAAAGATGATACCTAAAAATACGAAAAAGGCAATTTGAAAGTATTTTTTATTTTTCATTATGATTTTTGTGTATTTTCCATCATAATAAGCATTGAAAGCTAAAAATGCAGTTATACCAAATATTAGTAATTCCAGTTTCATAATTAATATAATGCGAGATTATAATTAATTATGTGACGTGTTTATCTTCTTCTAGTTTTTCTATTTTTTCGATTTTTTGATTTTTTAGTTTTCTTTAATTTCCTTGTTTTTCTATTTCGCGAACCTGCTTTTTGTTTCATTGAGTTTATAATTGCAGGGTAGTTAAAGGGAGCATTGTTGTTGACTTCCGTCATATTATCGCATCGTTCAATAATGGTGTCTAATAAACCTTGATCAGTCAATTTGTCACCAACAACATAATGGGTTTCTCCCAAATTATAAATTATCGGTGTATTTAAAGTTGGTCTACCGTTTATGTTTCCATTTGGGTTAATATAAACTCCTCCCCCCTTTGCTATGCTGCCAGATGAATTTGCCAGCGTTGTATTAAACCTGTAATTGTCGGTAATTAAAAGTATTAAACCATTTGATAATAAGTTATCAAATTTAAAATATTTTAAAAGAAGTGAGCCGTCAATGTATTCAGTTCGGCCCATTTTTCCATTTGACATTATAACCGTTTTTTCATTTATGTAATTTGCAATATTTCCGGCAAGTTCTCTTTCTTCTGCACCAAGGCCAGCATCCTTTTCAATCGCGTGCAACTGATCAATATTTTTATTTTTTAATTTATCTATTTCTGGGCTAGACAACAAATTTGGGGGAATTGGATTATTTTGCAATATTTCTATAACATTGCCATAAAATTCGCACACGTCTCTTCCTAATACATGTGCCAATGATAATATAAAACATCTATTAGTATAAAACGTTCCGTCTGGAAGTGTTATATTAACACCATAATCTGTGTAATTTTTTTTTGTATTTTGACCGTTATTAGGAAAATTTTGGAATATAATTATGCCTTTGCTTCCTGAACTTGTAATACATTTTCCACTGGCACGACGAGGAGAGATGGAACCAGTCCCTAGAGAAGAAGTAGAATCAGAGCTATTAATAGAAGGTCTTAAAGAAGAGCCAGATGAAGGTCTTAAAGAAGATTGGGATGAAGGTCCAGAAGAAGACGGTTTTTTTGGAAGATTTTTGGGGAAACCTTTAGAATCAGGGGTTTTTGCACATGAACAGTTCATTAATTGTTTATAATAAGGGTCGTCTTCTAATTTTTTAAGAGGCGTTTTATTAGAGACAGGTAATCTAGATTTTAAATGCTCAATCAGTTTATTCAAAACATTGCGTTTGGTTTCGTCATCCGAATCATCCGAATTATTACCAACCCTTTGCGAAAAACCTAATGGGGAAGTATTAGAGGGTTTTTTGCGCAAAGATTTGCGATATTTTCGTTGAAATGAAGCATTGCGAAACTTTGGATTTTTATAAGATAATTTTTTTTTATTTAACTCAGATTTTGTTGATGTCATATTTTAATAATATATATAAGGCAAGATTATTAAAATATAACTAAATACTATGTTTTGACGTTTTATTTCTTGAACTAGACTTTGATTTTTTATAAGTTCTTTTTGTTTTAGACTTAGATGATGATTTGGACGTCTTTGTTTTTGTTTTTGTTTTTGTTTTTGTTTTTGTTTTTGACTGCGTTAAACTAGATGTTTCGCGTTTTTCTTGGAAATGCGCAGTGGTTTTTTTATCGGCTTTCAAAAACAACGCATTTAAATCCTCTAATTTTACAACAATTTTATCAACATCAACTGGAACATAACTACACCCAATAACATATAAAATCAATTCTTTTATTTTTTCAATAATTTCCAATTCACAATCGCATAATTTATTATAATATCCACTTAAGTATTCTAAAATAGGTAAATAGGTCATAGTAAAGCCCCAGATATCCAAATTCTTTAAAAATACTTCACTAAAATACTCCATTTTCTCAAACCTTCCATCGCGTGTAAATTTAAAGAGTACATAAGAGATGTATTCAAATATAAAATAAAACGTGTAATCAAATTCTATCAAATCTTCTTTAAATTGTTCTTCAATATTAATTAATCCGCGCTCAAAGAATTCTTTAAAAATACTATTAATTGCTTTCAAATGTCCTGGACCGCGTTTATTCACCCACGATATAACGTAATTAATAACAAAAGAACGAATGTTAAAGAAACTGGGTTCCTTGTTCTTCTTTAAAAACTCTGTATACATTTTTGAAAAAGTATCATTAAATATTACAACTGAAAATGGAACATTGAATTGAAACGGTCTATTTGTTAACTGCTTTGGAATATTTCCACCATTTTTATATGTAGTTGATAATCCCCAATCTATTAAACGAGTTTTTACACCTGCATTACCATCGTCTTTTACTAAAATATTGGAATCTTTAATGTCGCAGTGAAACACATCTCTTTGGTTCATAGGAACAATACCATTCTTCAAAAGCTCTATTAATGCTGCATTCATTTTATGAATTTTTTTATAATCCATTTTCTCTTTTTCAATGTAATCGCCAACATCAATTCCACCAAAAGGCATGTTGAGAGATAATAATTTATCCAATGATTGGTTTACATTTGTAGAGGTTATATCTATTTTCCTAAGAGATTTGCACTTCTTATCAAACTTTTCAAGATCTTCTTTTGTAAGCTCTTCAGGTTTGCATAATGAAAATCCATCTAGTAAAAAATAATCGTTATAGTTTGGAATGTCATCCAATAAAGCTTTAATTTCTAGTATCTCTTTGTATTCTGCCTTTGCATATTTAATTTTCATTAGCTTGGTTATACCGGCGTCTTTATTTTTTCTTGTTTTGCATTTTATAGCCGGATTAAAAACGCACCCAAATCCACCAGAAGCGATTGCTTTTCCTCCTATATTTTTTCTCATAATATTGTTGTTAAAATAAGTATAGATTATTATTTATTTTAACGTTTTTGTTTATTTGTTATTTGTTTTGTTTTTTGTTTTGTTATTTGTTTTGTTTTTTGTTTTGTTATTTGTTTTGTTTTTTGTTTTGTTATTTGTTTTGTTATTTGTTATTCATTGTATAAATAAAAAATGGCTCCTATAAAGAAGGCGATAATAACAAAATAAATAATTTTACTGCGCATTTTGTAGTATTCTCTCATCTTCAAATCATTGGGTTTATATTGCTCGTAATAATGTTCGTAAAAATTACTGAGAGAAATGTTTGGTTTTTCAAGCCGCTGATTTATTTTGTTGTGTATAAAATGCATCCAACGTATAAAAGCATCTCGCGAATCTAAATAAGGAGACACAGGATACTGGTCTAAAAGTTGACTAAAATATGTTGCCATGGTTTCAACCGGAATAAACATTGGTATGTTATGAAGAAACTCGTAATATTTCTTCTTTGTATTAGTATTTGGTCTATGTGGATAACACATTGCTACTGTATGTAAAAAAAACCAATAGTGAGGACCCCATACTTTTGGATCTAATCCCATTTGAATAAATTAATATTAAAAGATAAATGTTTAAACATAAATGCCTATATATATATAATAAGTCATAGATTGAATGAATAAAACAAACATATGCAACAACTGTGGAAAACATGGGCATTTATTTCACCAATGCAAATTACCAATTACAAGTTATGGAATTATAGTTTTTAGATCAAGTGATAAAGGAATTCAATATTTAATGATACGTCGTAAAGATAGTTTTGGTTACATTGATTTAATTAGAGGAAAATATTCGTCTTACAATGTGGAGCAGATTCAAAAAAGTGTTGATGAAATGTCTATCTGCGAAAAAGAACGTTTGAGAACAGAGTCATTTGATAGTCTGTGGAAGACAATGTGGGGCGACAGTAATGGAATGCAATATAGAGGCGAAGAAGTAGCCGCTTCTAAGAAGTTTGACGTAATTAAAAACGGTATTAATGTGAACTTGGAAAAGATTACACTTGATGATATAATAAACAATAGTAAAACGCGATGGGATGAGACTGAATGGGAGTTTCCAAAAGGACGTCGCAACTTCCAGGAAAAAGATTTAGAATGCGCATTAAGAGAGTTTGAAGAGGAAACAGGTTATTCAAGCAAAGATATTACTATTATTGAAAATCTTTTGCCATTTGAGGAGATATTTATTGGTTCAAACCATAAATCTTATAAACACAAGTATTATTTGGCTTATATGAATGACACTGTTGATACCTTGCAAAATTTTCAGAAGACGGAGGTGAGTAAGCTAGAATGGAAAACGATTGGTGAGTGTTTAGAGTCAATTAGACCTTATAATTTAGAAAAGAAACAAATTATAATTAATATTAATAAAGTATTACAAGAATATAGATTATATTCATAATATATAATATGCAAACACGAAGAACAAAAAATACAGATAAACCTAAAAAAAAACAAGATAAAAAACTTAAATTTGTTGATCAAGCCGATGTGCTAAGCACAGAAGATACACTAAAAGACGAATATGAAAAAAACAATTGCGCTGCGCCTGGAAATGAATATGATAAGACATGCAACAAATTCCTGTTAAAAAAGGAGTTAGTAGAGAGAAATGAATTAGGTCAGCATCCTAAAGAAGACGATTACTTGTATCCTAGTTTGAATGACCCAAATTTTATTTTTAAAATAGCAGAAAAGAAAGAGTTTAATGACAATCGTTATGACGGTAAAATTTATGATATTAAGCAACAAGCTGAGCTTTTAGCAAATGCTGAATTTGAATTGGCGCCGCAACAAGCGTTTGTTAGAAACTTTCTCTCATTTCAAACTCCTTATAATAGTCTTTTGCTGTATCATGGATTAGGTAGTGGCAAAACAGCAACATCTATTGGCGTGTGCGAGGAGCAGCGTGATTATTTAAAACAGATGGGGATTGCAAAACGCACAATTATTGTTGCATCACCAAACGTTCAAGATAACTTTCGTGTGCAGCTATTTGACGAGAGAAAATTAAAATTAGTGGATGGACTTTGGAACTTAAAAGGCGCAACCGGAAACAAATTTATAAAGGAAATTAATCCAATGAATATGAAGGGTTTAACAAAAGAAAAAGTTGTTAGCCAAATTAAAGCAATTATAAATACTTCTTATTTGTTTTTGGGCTATATTGAGTTTGCCAATTATATTGAAAAGGTTAAAGAAGTAAAGGGTTCTTTCAGAGATGAAGAAGATAAACGTATTAAAATGACGCGTAATTTAAAATATGAATTTGACAATCGTTTGATTGTAATAGACGAGATTCATAACATTCGTATTGCCGAGGAAAATAAGAATAAGAAGGTAGCAATTCAATTGGAAGAGTTGGTTAAATCTGCTTCTAATATGCGTTTGTTATTATTGTCTGCTACACCAATGTATAATAGCTATAAGGAAATTGTTTGGCTTTTGAATTTAATGAATTTGAATGATAGACGCGCGACTATTGAAATTAAAGACGTATTTGATAAAGATGGAAAGTTTAAATTAGGGCCAAATGGTGAGAAGATTGGAGAAGAATTGCTTTCAAGAAAGGCAAATGGTTATGTTTCTTTTGTAAGGGGAGAGAATCCTTATACATTTCCTTTTAGAGTTTACCCGTCAGTTTTCTCTCCCAAGTCAACTTTGGAAGACATAAAATATCCAAAATTTCAGATGAACGGAAAGAGAATAGAGGACAAAGACATTATTCGGATTTTAAAACCAACTATTTATCTGACATATATTGGAAAATACCAAGCCATGGGATATAAATTTGCCATTGATAGTCTTAGAAAAAGAAAAATTAGCACAACTACAAAAACTGGAGTTGTGAGAGAAATGCCGAGTTTTGAAAACATGGAGGCGTTTGGTTATACATTATTACAGATACCTTTAGAAGCATTAAACATTGTTTATCCAATGGAAGGTCTTGAAAGTGTTGTTGAGAACATGGAACCTATTGAGTCCCTATCTAGTTCTGTTGAAGAAGAAAAACCAAGAGAGAAAAAGTTATCCAAAAAAACCACAATATCTGCAAAACCAGTAAATGTGCCAAAGTTACAAGAATATACTGATGTAAAACACCTTGAATCTGCATTGGAGCCCGAGAAAGAAGAACAACCAGAGCCTGAACAAGTTATTAAACTTACCAGAAAACCATCTAGCAAAAAATCTATAACTTCATATAGAGGCGGAGATTCAACTGATTCTGAGCATACTGGTCGTGAGGTATTCATCAACTCAAATGATTTAACTGGAAAGCGTGGTCTAGAGAGAACCATGGAATTTATTGATAGTAAAACCCCACCAGAAAAAGGTTCTTTTGAATATAAAAAGTGGTTGCTTGATAAAGACGAGAGAATTTTTGCTCCTAATAAAATTGGCAATTACAGCTCTAAAATTAATTCTATTTGCAAAAGCATTTTATCAGATGACGGTCACGTTGCAGAAGGAATTATATTAATTTATTCACAATACATTGATGGTGGATTAATACCTGTTGCGCTTGCATTAGAAGAAATGGGATTTTCCAGATACGGTGACGGGGCCAAATCGTTATTTAAAACGCCTCCAACAGAATTGGTAGATTCTAGAACTTTGCAGCCTCGTAAAAGTAAGAAAGATAGCTTTATGCCAGCCAGATATATTATGATAACAGGAGACTCTAGGTTATCGCCAAATAATGATTTTGAAATTAAAGCCATTACAAATGATGATAACAAGAAAGGAGAAAAAATTAAAGTTGTTCTTATTTCTCAAGCAGGTTCAGAAGGTGTTGATTTCAAGTTTTTGAGGCAAGTCCATATCATTGATCCATGGTATAACATGAATAGAATTGAACAGATTATTGGTAGAGGTGTCCGCAATTTTAGTCACAAAGATTTAGATTTTGAAGAGAGAAATGTCTTGATATTTATTTACGGAACTATATTAGAAGATAATGAGGAGGAAGCAGCCGATTTATATGTATATAGAGTTGCGGAATACAAAGCAGTTCAAATGGGAAGAGTTAGTAGGTTATTAAAAGAGACATCCGTTGATTGTTTAATAAATCATGACCAAACAAATTTTACTCTAGAAAATATTCAACGTAAGACTAGTAAAAAGGTTAAACAGATTTTATCAAACGGTATGGTTATTGATGATTTCAAAGTTGGAGATATTCCTTATTCCGCGGCGTGCGATTATATGGAAGTTTGTGAATATAAATGTCAATCAGACAAAGATATTGATTTTGACGACCAATCAAAAACAAGAGTAGATACCTATAACGAAGCGTTTATTATGATGAATTCTGAAAAAATACTGCAAAAGATTAGAAAGCTATTCAGTGATAAAGTAGACGGCAAATTCTTCTTTAAAAAGAGCGATTTAGTGCAAAAAATAAATACACCCAAACCATATCCAATGGTTCAGATATATGCAGCATTAACGCAATTGATAGATGATGCAAATGAACCAATAATGGATAAATATGGAAGAACAGGTCATTTGATTAATATTGGAGATTACTATTTATTTCAGCCAAGCGAGCTCAATAATCCACACGCAACCATTTATGAACGTTCTGTTCCTCTTGATTTTAAACATAGCAAAGTAAAATTTGACATAAAATCAAACCTATTTAAAGACAACATAGAATCAATTGCATCGCCTGTTGATGTAGAGCATAAACAACTAGAAATGAGACAAGAACAACCAAAATCAAATGAAAAAGAACCCCAAGTGTTAACAGAAATGAAGAAAAACTTTGATTTGTCAATGACATTTGCAAGAACGAATGAAATTGTTCCGAGAGGAGATGACGACTGGTACAAACACTGCGGTGTAACTATGAGAAAACTTATTAAAAATGGAATTATGAAGTCACCTGATGCTCTTGAATTTTTGGTTGAACACATAGTGGATATGCTTGACTATAATGATAAATTGCACTTGATAAAATATATATATTCTTTTGACACATTTGAAGAGAATACATTTGACTATTATCTAAAGAAGTATCTTGATAAAAAATTAATTAAAACTTCACGTTTAACAAGCATGATATTGTTTTCGGGAGATAAGATTCATGTTATGATATTGAAAGATAAAAAATGGCACCAGGCTGAACCGGAAGACGAGAGAGAAATCGCAATGGAAACTGTGACAAAAATGGATTACATGAAATTTGAGTTGAACAATTTAATTGGCTTTATTGGTCAAGACCAGAAAAATAGATATTTGATCTTTAAAGTAAAAGATATGGAAGCAAAAAGAAACACCGGCGCTAGATGCGATGAAGCGAGTAAGCCAAAAAAGATTGCAATTTTGACAGAGTTGCTTGGTCAAGCTATGTTTGACAAATATACACAAGGAACAACAAAAGGAATGGTTCAAGCAGAGTTATGTTCATTACAAGAATTGTTGTTTAGGTATTATAATAAAACTAAAAAGAATAACAAATTATGGTTTTTTGATTTTGAAACAGCAATGTTATCTAAAAAAGAATTAAAAATATAATAAGCAACCTCCTAATAAACGTCTTCAATGTTAAATCCATATTTTTTTTCTATATAAATACATTTATCTAGAAAAAGAGATTAAATATAAAAATTGAAATAGAAATAAAAAGATAAATATATATATTATATACACTCATGGCGGCTGTTCAAAAACCAAAATATAAGAAGAAGCAGTCAATTGAAAACAATATATACTCACGAGCATTAATTACTCGTAATATATCATTGCCTATAGTAAATATTGGTAACAATGTTCAGCAGACTATTGAACGGTATATTATTGATAATTTTGAGGGGAAATGTGTGGTGGAGGGTTTTATTAAGATTGGGTCGTGCAAGATATTAACATACTCTAGCGGATTAGTAAAAGGAACAAATATTGGATTTGAAGTTGTATTTGAATGCAAGATTTGTTGCCCAGTGGAAGGAATGTTGATTCAATGTGTTGCAAAGAATATTACAAAGGCAGGAATTCGTGCGGAAAGTTCGGATGAGATTCCTTCACCGATTGTTGTGTTTGTTACAAGAGACCATCATTATATGGTTCCGTATTTCTCAACCATTGAGGAGGGAACCAAATTTACTGCAAGGGTTATTGGGCAACGTTTTGAGTTGAATGATAAATATGTTAGCATTATTGCTGAATTGGTTGAACCCAAGAAAGATTATTCTAACGTGGGAATGAATAAAGAGCTATCAAAACCCAAGTTGGTTATTGAAGATGATTAGAAAAAAATGAAAAAATGTGTAAAAGGCAATCAACTTATTTGTTAATTTTAATGTTAAAAGGTGTAACTAAAATATAGAACAAACAAGCTTAAAAATATTTTTTATTTATATAAAACAATGTTAACAGAATCCTCATACGAGTCTAATGAATTGAATTCAATTAGGGAAAAGATTGAGTCTATGCCAAAGTTCAATCAAGTAGAAATATTACGTATTCTTAGTAAGAACAAAACAGTTATCTTGAACGAAAATAAGTATGGAACGTTTGTTAATTTAACCGAGTTGCCATCTGCAATGATTGACAATTTGAAGACGTATATTAATTATGTTACAGCCCAAGAAGTTAATTTGAACTTTCTTGAAAAGCAAAAGGAAGAGTTTAAGAATATATACTTTACAAAAGATAATAAAGATAATTTGGTAAAAAATAAATATGCATAGACTATCAAGTTCAACTAATGAAGTACAAAAAAAAAATGATTATAATCATGTAATAAATGATTTACAGGATTATATGTTAACAAGTAAACTTATTGCGAAGCATTCATCTTTTCACAATTCAGAGAAAAAAGTTTCAAAATCATTTCAAAAACAACAACCAGAAAAAAAGGTTCAAGAAAGATTTTTTTATCCAAAAGAGAAGGACCAGCTTTTTTGGTGTTATTTTATTATACAAAATGGATTTTCCAAGTATGAATATCCAGGAACAACAAGCTTTGTCAATGAAAAAGAAGAAAAATTTAGGTGCATTGAACATATGCGCAATAATAAGCAGCAATTAAAAACAAAGAAGATAAAGAATATTAGAGAAGACGTGGAGGATGAATTGGCTAATAAACAAACTATTGGAATGAAGACCTTTATTGCTCTCTGCGTTGCAAACAATATTAATATTATGTATATCCAAAAACGAAAATGCTTTGAACTAGTTTACGACGAACAAATGCCGATGCATATTGTGCACTGCATAAATAACGCAGATTCTTCTGCCAACAACTACTGTTATGAGTTGAACCCGAGTTCTGAACAAGTGGAGACGTATCGTAATACGTTGTTTAAGTGGGAAAGTGTAGAAAAACCTTTAAGAGCGATGAGTGCATATAAGTTGGAAGAGTTGGTTGAGCTTTCTCAAAGATTGGGGCTAGGAGATAATTTAAGCAAAAAAACAAAAAAGAATTTATATGAAACTTTAATTATGAATTTATAATAACAATATAATAATATAATATAATAGTAGATAATTTATGCCAAATGTAATAAAAAGCAAACTCCCACTAGCAAAAAGCTCACCCCAGCAAGTAAAAAATTTATCTAAATCAACAGTTGCAACAGCAACACCATCACCACAGCAATCAGCAGGGCCTTTAGATACACCAGATAATGGAAAAATATTAGCAAATGCATCTATTGGAGATTCTAGACACGATTTTCACGAAAAATTTGGCACCATTAGAAAAGATATCCAAGAAAATATTGTTTATTATAATGAAAGCTTACCAACAGGTGCTGATCCTTTAGCTCCATTTGAACATGAAATACTTTCAAGCGTCGTTAAAAGCATTGATGGAGTACCAACTCAAAAATACACGCCTATAATTGAACCAAGTTTAACAACCGATAATAAAACATGGTTTTATGACTTTGGTCCACAACCCGGAACAATAGTAACTGTTAGGGATCAACCTTATCATGTTAGAAGGTGTCAAGTAAAAGATTTATTAAGTGTATCCAAACCAATTTTAGGAGGTAAAGCAAAAAAAACTTGGTCAGACACTTACGTTGGAGCAAAAAAATTTACTGAAGATTTAGATATTGCAAACAATTCAGTTTTTGTAATTGATTTTGCTGCAGTAAGTTTTAATACAATAATGACAAATGGCGAGGCCAAGGAAACGCATCGAAAAGCCAGTGCTAGTGAACCTAAAAAAACTTTATATTATGTTTATACTTCGGAATTGGAAAATGACCCTGCAGGAAAAACGCGGTATGATGATAAAATGTTTCGTTTTAATGCAGATACACCTCATACGTTAATTTCGTGTATTCCATCAGCACTTCAAATGGACGGCCAAGCGTCAAGTCTATCTAATGTAAACTACTTATATAATTGGATATCTGATTCAAAAAATCCATATGAAAATTTTTTTACAAAATATAATTATGAATTATCCGAATTATATCTAGATAAAAAATCAAAATCAAAAACATTTATTACAAATGTTAAAATTACGGACCCAGAAAAAAATATGTCAACGCAGCCAATTGAGAATAGTGGAAAAGCAAATAGTATTGGTTCATTGGCAAAATTATTACAGAGTGTTTTGTCATTCTTTAAGCAATCAAAAAAGAATGTGAAGGAAATTGAAAAAAATACATTTTCAATGAATACAAGTTTTTTACAGAAACGTTCTGGAGACTGGTTACAAGTTTTGTTATGTCTTGTTCTTAAAAATAGAAATCTTAAAACATATGGAACTACTCCAGTTATTGAAAATGTCCAAAAACAATTCTTAGACATTTATTTTGTAACACACGATAGAATAGCAATGGCATTTGCATTATTAATGGGTGTTAACGTTATATTTACTCACGGAGATAGTCAAAGTGCGTATTCTTACAAGGTTTTAAATGAAAAACAGGAAACAATGAGAACAAATGAATTATTTGATGATATCAAAACAAAATCAGCAGCAAACGGAGAACTTCAAAAAATAAAACAAAAATATTTGGATTACATTGATTCATATAATAGCGAAATTTATACCTTTGTCCCACAATGCGACGTTTCCAGTGATATAAGTGCAACTTGCAATAGCTTAAACGCATCAATTAACAATACAATAGCTAACCAATCAACCCATTTTTCTAGTACAATGGTTTTAAATGCAACTAGAAGAATATTTACAAAGGCGATGCAACATTGTTATTTAAAAGTAGTATTTCCTAATATTGAAACTTTTCGTGTAGATGTAAATGCATTTGATGTTCCGGCTTTTTTAACAAAATTAAATAACGTTGGCGATGGAGATATTCAAGAAAAAAAAAAGTGTATAGTTGAGTATAATGAATTTATGGCAAAATGTAGAACCGTTGAAAATATGTTAACTATGTATATTGGACCAGCTAATGCTTCCGGAACATCAGCAAATACAAAATTTGATGTAACTAGTGCAGTAAATAAATTAAGAGCACAGCCTTCATATAAAGCCGCTGAAACGTGGACTTGGGATATTACTCAAGGACAAAGATATTATGAAAGATTGATTGACGCTGTAGCTGGCACTAATTACAGAAATGATAAAAATCTTTTCTTGTATAATTTGCAAAATTTGGACGAAGCTTGCAAAAAATCTATTGCAGAAGTTTATGGAAATTTATATGTAAAATTGCCGGAAATACAAACAATTTATGCTGCTCAAACTCCTTCAACAAACAATTCTACAGTGAACAGACAAAAATTTACAAATGTAGTTCAATCGTTTTGCGTTGAAATATTGTTAAATTGTTGCCCAACCCCACCAAGTTTAACTCAGGCTGGAAAATCAGTTGATGAAATTATAACTGAATTTATTAAAAAAACAATAATACCACGAGGTACTCTTTTTTCTACCCAACCAAAAGGAAATAACTTAAAAGCAGGATTAAACTATTATCCATTTATTTCAGAAGTTAACATTATAGATGAAAATCAAAAAGTGGTAACTGATCAAGCGGGTCTTGTTAATAGTGTAGACATTAATATTGTTGAAACAACTCAAGATAACTTTGCAGATGTAGATGTAGATGCCGCCAAAAACCTTGGAGAACCACTTCAACAAGGTGGTTCACCAATTAGAATTACAAACGCTAGAACAAGTGGTCCTACCGCAGCTGAGCGCGCTGATCCAGCAATACCTATGAATACTTTTATTATACAACAAAACCCAAGAGAAGCAATAGGCCCTCTATTAAATATGCATTTAGCACATAATATTGCATCAGCTGAATCGTTTCATTTATTAAGAAATTTTTCTAGAAATATTGCAGATGTTAGGGCTATTTCAAGCGCCATTTCATATACTAGCGAAATTAGCTCTGCTTTTACACGCGGAATATCAGGATATTTAATGGGTCAAATGGGAAGAATATTTATAATGAACCCAGAAAATTTACAAGAATATTTAGCATCCATAGAACAATCTCAAGCCGAACGTGAACAAACTAATTATGAAGACTATGAAATAAATAGTCAGGGAACAACCATTAGAGATTTAAGACCTACTGGACAAAATGAATCATCATTTAATGAAATTACAAGAAACGTAAACCCAAGATTGTTGTTACCAGAATCTCAGCAACAACAAGAAATGGTAGGAGGGTCATCAGAAAAAGATTCATTGTCCAGCGAAGAAGAAATAAAATTAATTCAAGATGTTTTAATGGACAATTCTATTTGCTTTCACCCATCTTTACCAATATATATAATGGGCGATGCCTATTTGTCATTTGCTCAGAATGATGATATAGAAGAATCATTGGAATACGAATTTTGTATTAAATACTTTAAATTATTAAAGAAATGTCAACAACAGCTAGCATCTTCTTATGCAAATGAAAATAATAATAAAGAAAACAAGATTAAAGCATATATAATTGGAATGGGATTAAAACAATTGTTTTTTACAGCAAACATTGATGATGATGGACATCAAAAATGTTATGAGGCATTAGGAATGACTGAATCCGAATATTTTCCAATATCTAATTTGAGTAGCACAATTAGTTATATGTCGTCTGGACGCGTAGTTCAATCAGATGAAGAAAAAACGATTGGACTTAGAATATTAGAAAGTCCTATTTTTACAGATTATATAAGAGCAGTAAATCCCAAACAAATATTTGATGAACCATTAAGTAATAATGAAATTATTAATAGAAAAATGTTGATTTTTAAAGCCAGAAATTTCTTGATAGAAACTGGTCAAAAAATTATTGCGGATAGAACTGGTCAATCCGGTCAAGTCGCTGAAGGAAATGGCGAAGGAAATGCTCCATTATCAACAACTGAACCAATTCCACTTTCAGTTGAAAATGATCAAGCTAAAGGCGTCATCTCAAAACCTGTTTTAAAAAAACCATTTGATTATAGAACATTGGACCAAATGCCTAGAGATGCGTTTGGGCAATCTAGCAATTTTGGTGCTCCTATTTCTGTTGGTGCAATTGGTGGAAAGAAAAAGCAAAAAAAGAGTAGACATGTAAAACGAGCAAATAAAACACACAAAAAACGTGAAAATAAAAACAGCGGTAAACACACAAGAAAGCATAAAAAAATTCATAAGAAAAAGTTTACAAGAAAGCATCACAATAAATAAAAACCAAACGCAAAACATAATATATCTTAAAATATCAACAACCTGAATTGATATTTTAATTAAAAATTGATTTACAATATAAAAATATGTCTTATAATATATATAACTATGTCATATCTAAAAAAAGAACATGAAAATTTAGAACCGTCACAATATAAAAAAAGAGAGGAGAGAACTCATAATCAATCAAGAGAACCCCCACAATCTCAATTAGATAAATTGATTAAATTGTTCTGGGCAAATAATCCATACGTAAAAGATATTCAGAAAAACAACGAATTGGAAGTAAAGTTTGGCACAAGAGGAATAAAACCTTTAATCAAAATTGACTTTGATAATGTGATCCGCAAACTAAAGTCTCTTGGTTTTACTTCAGCATATGAGGAGGGGGAATATTTGTTGCGCATTCAAAATGAGTTTTTGGACCCTGCTTCAGGAAGATTTAAATTATCTCCGATTAGAACAGAAATTATTGGGTTTCATGAAATCCAGGATTATTGCAAACACAATGATATAAAAAAAATGGCGTCATCTATTTACTCAGTCAAATTTTACAACAAGGGGCCTTATGCAAAGGGCACTGGAAAAGACGCAGAGCGTGTATTTCCTGTAAATTTTGACGATTTCAACTTTAGAGTTTCGTACAGCATTGAGACTAACATGCGTCAAACATCTGGTGTAATTCAAAGCATTAAAGATAACTGGGAAAAAACAAAAAAGAGTTTTAGATACTTAAACCGAGTTACGTTTGAACACCCCGAAATTCCTATTAAGGTTGACATGAGTATTGTAAAAAGCTCAAGATTTTCTGATAGAAATCCTGTATTGGAGTATACTACAACTGAAGCAAATGTGTTTCAAAATCCTGAAGTATATGAGATAGAGTTGGAAGTTGATAACACAAAAATTGGTCCAGGCACACTTACAGATTCACCAGAGTCATTATTGGCAGCAATTCGCAAGACTATTAAATTTGTTTTGATGGGTTTACAAGGAACAAATTATCCCATTTCTTATCCAGAGCAGCGTGAAATTCTCCAAGAATACATGAAGTTGATTCATGCTGATGAATACGATTCTGAAAAGCACAAATATGTAAAACCGCGCAATTTTATAGGTCCTTCATCAACAACGCTTCAAATACAAAACATTGCACCAATAAATGAGAATGTAATTATACCAAATATTCGTAATGATTATACTGTTACTGAAAAAGCCGATGGAGAACGACACTTATTGTTTATCTCTGCAAAAGGGAAAGTTTACCTCATAAATACTAATATGAATGTATTATTCACTGGTGCTGAAACCTACCAAAAGGAGTTGTATAACACTTTAATTGATGGAGAGAGCATTCCTCATAATAAATTAGGTAAATTTATAAACTTATATGCAGCATTTGATATTTATTTTGTTAACAAAAAAGATGTTAGAGCTTTGGGGTTTATTCCAAAGACCAAGGAAGATTTAAAGTTAAAATTTCGTCTTCCATTATTAAAACACGTGGTTAAATTATTAGATGCAAAATCGGTTGTAAAGTCCGACGCAGTTTGTCCAATTAGAATAGAATCTAAGAAATTCTATCCTTTGTATCAAGGTCAGAATATATTTGATGCGTGCAATCTTATTTTATCTAGAGATAAAGAAGGGTTATTTGAATATAATACGGACGGCCTTATATTTACTCCTGCAAATATGGGAGTTGGTGGAGATGAAGCCGGAAAAGTTGGCAAATTGGGAAAAGCAACCTGGGAATACTCCTTCAAGTGGAAGCCAGCTTATTATAATACAATTGATTTCTTGGTTACTACAAAAAAGGCAAAGAATGGCCAAGACGAGGTAACTCCAATTTATCAAGATGGCATACAAACTTCAGCTATATCTCAAATAAATGAATATAAAACAATTGTTCTGAGATGCGGTTTTGATGAAGGTGTGGATGGATATATTAATCCTTGTCAAGATGTTATAAATGATGTTCTTCCATCATTTGAGCCAAGCAATAATGGAAAACGACAATATAATTATCTTCCCATGCAGTTTTATCCAACAGACCCTTATGACCCTAATGCAGGTATTTGCAACATCATGTTGAAAAAAGACGACACTGGTATTCCGCAAATGTATACCGAAGAAAACGAAGCTTTTGGAGACAATACTATTGTAGAGTTTAGATATGTTCTTGACAATGAAGCCGGATGGAGATGGATTCCTTTGCGTGTTCGTTTTGACAAAACCGCTGAATTAAGAAATGGTGAAAAAAACTTTGGTAATGCTTATCGTGTTGCAAATAGTAATTGGCATTCTATTCACAATCCAATTACAAAGGAAATGATTTGCACTGGAAATGATATTCCTAACGAAATGACCAACGATGACATTTACTATAACAAATACTCTGGAAGTAGTAAGACTAGAGGATTGCGCGATTTTCACAATTTGTTTGTTAAGAATCTTTTGATTAAAAGCGTTTCAAAGCGGTCAGACACGTTAATTGATTATGCTTGCGGTAAAGGAGGGGATTTCTCAAAATGGATTGATGCAAAATTGTCATTTGTTTTTGGAATTGATATATCAAAAGATAACTTGGAAAATAGATTGGATGGAGCTTGTGCGAGGTTTTTGAATTATCGCAAAAGATTCAAGCACGTTCCTTATGCGCTCTTTGTAAATGGAAACAGCAGTCTGAACATTCGCAATGGTTTGGCGATGATGAATGATAAGGCTGTGCAAATAACAAAGGCAGTTTTTGGTCACGGCCAAAATGACTCAGATAAACTTGGAAAAGGAGTTGCACGACAGTTTGGAAAGGGTGAAGAAGGGTTCAATGTGTCATCTTGTCAATTTGCTGTCCACTATATGTTTGAAAACCAGACAACTTTTCAGAATTTTATGCGAAACGTAGCCGAGTGCACAAAGTTGAATGGGTATTTCATTGGAACTTGCTACGATGGTAAGCTTATCTTCAACCTATTAAAAAAAAAGAAGGTCGGTGAAAGTATTGAGTTATATGAAGGAACCAAGAAAATTTGGGAGATTAGAAAGGAATATGAAGACGCAGTATTTGATGATGACGTTACAAGCCTTGGATGCAAAATTAATGTCTTCCAAGAGACTATTAATAAGATGTTTCCTGAGTATTTGGTGAACTTTGACTATCTAGAGAGAATTATGGAGAATTATGGATTCAAGTTAGTTACACGCGATGAAGCCAAGTCACTTGGATTACCAGAAGGTTCTGGATTATTCAGTGAACTTTATAATTTATTGCAAGACGAAGTGAAGCGCAGTCCATTTAAAAAGAACGAATTTGGAGATTCATTAGAAATGAGTCCAAATGAGAAAAAGATTTCATTTTTGAATAGATATTTTGTGTTCAAGAAAATTAGTCATGTTAACGCAGAAAAGGTTGCCATGGAACTAATTGATGATACTGTAACTGAACGTAAAGTTTCACGTGTTCCTATTGCTCTCACACCAGTCAAGAAACCTGTAAATAAGTCAGAGAAAACTCTTGAGCGTAAAAAGGCTAAGCCATTGAATAAAAAGATTATGCTTCTAGCAGCAACAGAAGCAATTGATGAACAAGAACCTGCTCCAGAAATTGATATTGTTATTGAGAAACCTGTTGTTAAAGAAAAGAAAGCCAGGAAATCCAGTGCAAAGAAAGTTTTATTAGCAGTTGCATCAGAGACAAAGGAACAAGCAAAAGAAAATGCGGAGGATATAAAAGAAAAAGCATTAGAGGAACAACAAAATGAGAAAGATGTGGTTGAAACAGAAGGAACTGTTATAAAAGAATCTGAAACACCTGCACCAGTTCCAAAGAAAAAGGTTGCTTCAAAGAAGAAAGTTACTTTAAAACTAGAAGAATAAAAAAATATTGTTTTAATTTATAAAGATGTTTTCATCAGCATTTGGAAGACGTAAACTTACACCAAATGAAGAGCAAAAATTAATTCCTTTGTTTTTTGAATACAAACTAGCTAGTACACCCACCGGAATTATTAAAAATGGAAAAAGACATGATCCTGAAATTACCAAACAAGAAATTTTAGCAATAGACCCTTATTTTTTTATAAAAAGAGAAGAGAGAGAAAAAGCAAAAAAGGAAAGTGAAGGACAAGGTATTGCTTATGAAAATTCAGAACTTAGAAGAAGAAGGCCGTTAAGTATTGCGAACATAGAAAGTCGTCCACTCATTAGTTCAAACGATATTGAAGAGTGTGATGAAACAAAACAAACATGTTGTGATAAGATTACTGGAATCTGTAAAAAACTTGTTGGACTTGGGGGAAAGACAAGAAGAAAATATCGTAAACAGCGTAAAAATAAAAGGAAAAAGACACGAGGAAAAAGATATATAAGAAAATCCAGACGTTTTTAATGTAAAACGTGAATAAAAACAAATAAAAATATATAATATTTTGCTAATCACTTAAACAAAATTTTATATAATAATGTAACCTCAAAAATGAGTTATTACATATTACCAAAGAAGCAAACAATAAATAGAATAAACCCTATTTTTAATCAAGGTAATGAACCTATAATTTCTTTTAGTTTGATACACTACATGAACGTAGCCAAAGAGTTAGTTTCAAAAATAAAATATACTTGTAAAACATATGACTCCGAGATAGAAATCCAAGATTACAATATTGATTTTTATTATAAGATTATTAACCCATATGAATACATTCATCATAAAGTTCATAGTTCCAAATTTTCAGTTAGTAAAATTAAAGCCAGTTCTCCAACATTTTACGAATTAATGGAAATTGCAAATACATTTAATATATTTGAATCATTCGTTGGGAGAAATATCAGAGCGATTCATTGTGGTTCAAACAACGCTTCAACCATTGAGTGTATGAATATTTTTAGGGAAAACAACAATGACGTTATTTATGAACACTCAGTTGATTCGGAATTGTCTATTTTGCGAGCTTTTCAAGGAGTAGAAATAATGACGGTTGATTTTTTGTATTTTGAAATTAGTAGTTACTTGGAGTTAAATGTAAACAATTATTGTATTAATTTTATGGATATTTTATGTAATATATTGACTTATCAGAATATTAATGGAACAAGTATAATTAAGATTGACATAATATACCATAAGCCAATTTTAGATATTTTGTATTTGCTAACAAGTATGTATGACAAAGTTTATATTATAAAGCCAAATTCGTCCAATGCGTTTAACAATGAAAGATTTATTATCTGTAAAAATTTCATTTCAGATTATTCAAAAACAATAGAAAATAATAATACAATAAAAATATTAAAAGCAATTATTAATGACTGCTTATGCTATAATAAAAAAATTAGTTCATTAATAAACAGCGATTTGCCATATTATTTTTTGAATAAAGTGGAAGAATCTAATATTATTGTTGGACATTTACAGTTAGAACAATACGACCAATTAATAAATCTGTTTAAAAACAAAAATAGAGAAGACAAGATAGAGTCGCTTAAAAAGATTAATATTCAAAAGTGTATTCAATGGTGTGAAAAACACAAGATACCATATAATAAATTTGTAGATAAACTTAATATATTTTTGCCAATTGTTGTGTATGATGACGACGGAAATATTGTAGACACAAATCAATCAGATTTGTTTTATTCTAATAAGATTATTATGACAGATAATACAGATATATCTGAAGATAAAAACGATTCTACTAGTTAAGAGGTTGTCCACCGGGATTAGATGCGCTAATTCCATTGGTTGCAACTGTTGGTCCAGCACTAAAAACTCCATTATATTGAACTGCTTTTTCCATGTAGTCATTAGAGTTTCTGAAGCAAGTTTTTGGATTATAACTAACTTGTCTGAATATAATTGGAAGAGCAGGATTGCAAGTTTGGACCTTTGATTTATAGATAAATGGTGTAAAAGGTAGACCGCCCACATTTGCAACGCTCATTGTGCTTGTAGCACCTCTGAGTGCGTTACTGTTATTAATGTTCTTTTCAACCGTTGTTAATCCTAATTTATAAGTTCTAGTGCTACTAGAAACGCTACCTTGAACAGCAAACTGAGGATTGCTTGGTTTGTAAACCACCAATTTGCATCCGTATGGATTGCTAGGTCCAGTTAGCCCCATTCCATAATAAGGATTGTTAATAAAATTGCTGAAAATATATGCCGCTTGAGCCGCGTTTCCTGATTTTAAATTGGAGATGAACCAGACAAATTGTTGTATAGTAGTTATTTTTGAGTTGTAAAAATTTGTAATGTCATCATTTGAGAAAAGTCCGTTGCTATTCAAAATTTGGAATGCTAATGCAACTAGTTCAACTTGCGTAAATGTGCTTAAACCAGTATTGGGGTAGCAGTTGCCAACATAAGTATTTGAAAGAGTAATTGGGCTACCAGGTTTTGCAGCTGCTAACATTGCTGGTGTAATATTTGGGTTATTCTTTAATAAAGCGGCGTCTGTAAAACCATCTTCAACTGTTTTAAAGTTGAAAACACGTTGTTCATATGTTTGACAACGATTTTGTCTGTATTGTTGAAGAGTTGTAAAATAATTTTTCTTTAAATTTGTGCTTGCAGGTCTTACACGAAGAAGAGCTTTTCTAGGTTCATTACAACAAAGAGGAGGGTTTGTGCACACAGGTTGTGGATTATTAGTTAAATAAGGACTTGGAGCAAAATCAGTGACAATACTAATACCGTCACAAGTTTTACAATCTAACCCGTATTGAATTCTTTCGTTTATTTCATCGGGTGGGTTATGCTTTACTGAATATCCACCGGGGCGATCCATGAGTTGTCCAATTAAACCGCCAGTCTTGTTTTCTAAACCTGCTGTGGATTTACTCATTCTATTTCCGTTAAAACTAACACTTTGTGAAGTGTCGTTTGGATTAATAATCTTATTTTGATAAGGTGCTTGTGTCATTGTGCCTTTTCTAAATTGCCATTTGAGTGGTCTTGCACCGCTTGAATTATTATAAATAATTCCTTTTGTTCGCCTTTGTTTGTAAACCGCTATATTTGTTAGGTCATTGTTAGTTAAAGGTCTAATGCTTCCAGAAGTTATTCCAACTGGATTGCTATATTTTCCACTACCTTTCCATGTTATATATTCTGCAGTGAACGGTGCATTTGGAGATGAATTATTATATGAATGCATACCTTGAGGATAAAATGCTGATGCCATTATATATAATAAATAAAGAAGAAAATAAAAGTATTTATATATATTAATGTTAGTAGGGTTTCTTATTATATTTTTTATTTGTTTAATAGTTTATCAATTCTTTTTAGCTAATTGGGTAATTGTTGAGGGTCTTGAAAATGGTGTAAATAACCAATCTGATTGTTCTTCATCAGTTTTAGCTTATAAAAATTCAGCTGACATTCAAATTTTGCAAGAACAAGTTGATAAACTTATGGGGCTAGATAAGGAAGTTCAAGACATAAGTGGAAACGTTGTTACATTAAACGACCAAGTTACTGCTTTAGTAAAAGCACAAGCAGATGCATCACAACAATTAGCTGGAAATAAACCTTTGGACGTGAGTGGCATTGAAAGTGTATAAAATTTTTTATTCATAGATTAAAATTCAATAAAGCACTTAATAAAAAAATTTATATAGCTATAAAATATATGTCAAACATATTTCAAGATGTATTAAAAGATGCAACGGGTGTAGAGCAAAATTTATTAGGACCAGACTATCCATATTGGAAAAATATTAAAAATCCACAAGCACTTGGTATGTCGTCCAATGGTAGTTTATCTACAATGGCCAAAGATATAGATGGATTGATTCAATATGTTCAAGTTTTAGTAACGGGAGGTGGTGCATCAACAACCGGAGGTCCTTTAGGGAACAAGTTTTTTTTACAAACAGGTGGAAAATGCACTGATGTTAATACAAAACAAGAAGTTGATAGATATATTTACGTTAACAATATTCCTATGGGAAATGTCCCGTTTATTTCTTCTGGTTTAGATACTAATTTTTCTGATTTTAAAGGGTTAATTCCAGGAACAATGAGTAATCTAAATGTGTTAAATCCTTATGCTATTTTAGGAGCTTTTACATCTGGGTCAACACCACAATGTCAAGAAATTACAATGCAAGTGGTTGGGCCAACACCTCCAAGCACAGGAGGCTTGCCACCTAATGCAACTGGAACACAAACCCATTTTGTTGCCACCGTTGACATTAGTAACATGGATCCTTGTAATTGGGGAAATGGAAATACAAATCCTGTTTCAGGACAAAGGTGCAATGAGTCTTTTGCAAACATGGGTTTAAGTCCTGCGCAAGTTGAAGACAGTTACTTTCCACACGACCCAATAGCTCAAATCTATTTTGCTTCTTTGGGTATACTAGCTATTTACATATTGCATTGCATTATGACAAAGCAAAAGTAAAAATCTATGTTAGTAAAAAAATTGAAATATTATTTTGATTTCTCTCTGAAATGAAAAAAATACAATTACAATGAGCGAATCATTACGCCCCACAGTGCAAGAAGTGTTTGATAAAATTATTGAAATAAAGGGTGCAATGCACCATTTGCCAAAGACCAAAAACAAAGGCGCTGTTGGTCATCTGGCAGAAGTGATAACTGGTATACCAATAAGCAGCGCTTGTTTAGATTGCGAAGACGGTGAGTTGAAGACAATTAGTTTAAAAAAAGATAAAAATGGAAAATTTAAGGGAGCAGAATCAATTGCAGTTACTATGCTAAGCGTGCAGAAGTTGGAGATGAGCAATTTTGATGATTCAAAATGTTATTCTAAATTGAAAAAAACGTTATATGTTCCTTATTACCGAGACGGTGATAATGTGCAATACATGCAGCCAATCTTGGTGGAATTAACAATAGACGAGAACGTTGATTTGAAAAATCAACTTGAAGACGACTATAAAAATATTCAAAGTTATTTGGCTGAAAATGGAACTCTTGAAGGCAGTTCTAGAATTGGAAAGTATTTGCAAAACCGCACAAAGGGAGCAGGAAAAGGTGCGCCAAAAACTCGCGCATTCTATTTACGAGCCAGTTTTATTAATGAAAAATTGCTCACCGACAACTGGTTTAATAGTTCTTAATAATCACCTCTTTTGCCTTTGCTTCCGGGTTTTTAGAGTTGATGGACCTCTTACATAAAATTGACACTGTGTTATATTTCTCATTTGTAAAGTTTTCGCGCACCAAGCTTACATCAGCATTACTCAACATTACTTTTTTATTTGTTTCAGTTAATCCATGTATTATCTTGAATAAATTTTTATGCGCGTCAAGGTCAAACCCACTTTCAGTGTAGCCGACAAACGAAGTGTCAGTTTCTGGCGCATAGGGCGGGTCAAGATAAACAAAATCATTCGGCTCAACGCTTGCTAATGATGCAGTAAAATCGCTGCATTCAAATGTGACGCATTGAATCAGCACGTGTATCTCTTCCAAGTGTTCCTTATTAATAATTTCCGGATTGTTATAGTGTCCATAAGGCACATTAAAACCATTTGGTCCAACTCTAAACACTCCTCTAAAACAGGTCTTATTTAAGAATATAAATATAGCAGAACCTATTACTGTTTTTTTCTCAACTGGGCTTAACTTATTATATGAATTACGAATCCAATAATAGTAATTTTCCTTTGCCAACTTGGCTTCTTCTATATTTTTGGGTTTTCTATTAATTTCTCCGTTGCCGCACCCGTTAAACTCATTAATAATGGTTTGAAGTTTATTGTATAATTCCGCATGATGACTTTGTATGTTTTTATACATGTAAATCAGAGGTTCATTCAAATCATAAGCGTAAACGCTGCCATTGATTTTAATAGAGCCATTTTTCACATAGGATAACAACGTTAGTAAAACGCTACCGCCTCCCAAAAATGCCTCGCGATAATTATTCATTTCAACTGGAAAATCGTTAATGAGTTTATCTAATATCTGCGTTTTTCCGCCAACCCATTTTAAAATAGGCTTAGAAACGAATATTTTTTTCAAAGGCTTTGCTTGTTTAATTTCAATAAGCTTCTCATTAACTGCACTATCAATAAGTTGTTTTAGTTTGGTTTCGGAAACGCATGGATTTTTCTTATTAATGTGCCTTGTATAATGCGACTTTTGCTTGAATTCTTTTCCGCACTTTTCGCAAGTGTGAGTTACCATCGTTTGTTATTATTAATACTAGTTATAATTCTAAGTCAATTTTTAATATTAACCTAAAATTGGGTGTTTTTAGGTGAAGCGAACAGAACCGTTGAATTTTATGTATTTTTCAATATATAAAATTTTATATTTTTAAATTTAATGCTTTCTGCGTCTGCGACCACCAACCGCAGGGCCGGGTTGATTCCACATGTCGTCAAAACCAACAACTTGGCCTCCGTGTTTGCGTCTACGACCACCAGTTGGTGAACCACTTACAGCTTTCTTGGTCTTGTCCCACAAACCTGAAAAGAAGCCTGTAACTTTATTGGCTGCATTTCCTATTCCTGAACCAACTCCGCTAGCCATATTTGAAACACCTGTTTGCATGCCTTGTAATTGCCCCCCATGTCTGTGACGTCTGCGAGAGCCTCCGACTCTGCTCTTCTTTCTCCTGGTCAATCCGCCAACCGCGGCACCACCTCTCTGTCTTCTAGTTCTTGCCATTTATATTATAATATAATAAAATAAATTATATTATATTCATGTGTAAAATTTGCTAAATGTGTTTTTGTGCAAGATGGAACCGATCACCAAGTTCAAACTATTAACGCACTTTTGTGAGAGAAAATTTATATTGAATAATATAAAATCAATATAAATTAGAATTTGTTTTTATATTATTTTTTTCTTAATACTTTTATTTAATAAGCATCTTATACAATTGGAAGGCTGTTAAACCTCCAGCTACCTCCACAAGAATATAAGGAACAATGTCACTAGCAGCCAACTTGCCAGCAGCTAAAAGTGAAATCGCAACTGCTGGGTTAAATGCACCACCAGAAATGGCTCCGCCTAATAAAACAGCCAATGCCAAAGCAGCACCTATTGCTAAATAGTTACCTGTTGCTAAAATAACAAAAACTAACAAAAGTGTTCCTAAAAACTCAACAACGTATTTGTTCATTTATATATTTACTTAACATTTTTTTTAATAAGTTTGGGAGACCAAAGAACCTATTGCACAAATTCTTCCATTACATAATGTGTTATTAAAAATGGAACCCTTCTTTGCAGGAGCTGTGCAACCACCTGACCTAACCATTCTTAAAGCAGTTTTAACATCATTTCTATCATAACACTTATAAGATAATGGTGCATTTGCTGGCAAACCATATTTCAATGAACTTTTACCAACAGCCGCACTCTTTTTGGCAGACATATACATTGATGATGACGCTGGCGCTACATATTTAGTTGATTGAGATACGTTATACTGTCTTTGGGTGTCAGCTGAATATTGACTTGTAGAAGGAATTAATGAATACATTTGAGTTCCTCTTCCAAAATTGTGTTGAGTCGTGTTTGTTCTTCTATATTGAGCACGTGCTTGAGAAAATGTGCTTGCACCATCAGAAGGATAAAACTGAGGAGGATTGGGATGAATGCCTGTTAAAACACCAAGCTGACTGTGAAATGTTGTGTTGGGAGTTCTATCTGTGCTTAAAGGTCCAATTACTGGAGCACTTGCGTATCCACCACTCATATAAGGAATATTTGTATATTGATGATAAGCTATTGTTGTCATATAATATAGATGTGGAAAAGAAATTTTTGTATCCTAATGTGTTTTATTTTTAGAGTTTCTGCGACTACTTGTTCTCCATTTTATTTTAAGTCGCCTTTTTGTTTTTGATTTTGAAAAAAATAATTTATTATTCTTAAATTTAATTCTTCCTCCTTTTAGAATTTCTTTAATATTTTTTATATTTACAGATTCAGATTCAATACTGTCTAATAAAGTTTTTAAATTTGTTATCGTTTGTTCGTGTCCTTCATTATTATATTTGCTTAACTGAATAATTTTCTCTCGTATTTTTTTTAATAGTTCTCCTATTGTTCCAGTAAAACCATTTGTTGTTATTACTTGTTCTAATTGATTCTTTTCTGTTATATCTGCATTTTGTTGTTCTTCAATAAGATTATTAATTAATACATTTGCCTGAATCGCATTCTTTTTAATTTCTGACAAGTCGCATCTCTCATCAGGGTCATCGCCTTCTTCCTCAATTCGGTTAATATCCGCTAAAATCAACTGCGCATTTGCTTTAATTGATGCTAAAATGTGCATTTTTTCTCCGCTTCCTGCACTTTTTTTTCTGCTATTTTTATTTTTTTTTTGGTTTAATTGGTTTGGCATTTATTTTATTATGGATTATATATTATATGGGTATAAATTTCATTAGCAAAAATCATAATGATATTTATTGAATAATGTTGACCATAAATTTAATAACGTCTAATAGCCCTAATAGCAGATTGAGCTCCAGAATAGTTGTTTCCACCATATGACGCATCATTATAGTTCTTGTTCACTGCCTTTTGCTTAGCATATCTTATGTAATCAGAACTATCATAAACATACTTAATATTGCAAGATGAAGGAGGGATGCCGGTTCCATCACAATGATTTTGAATAGCTCCAAAATGTTGTTTTAAACCAAACATGCCGGGACGACTTTGAAATGTCTGGCAAGGACCACCGCATGAATAATATTTGCGACTCAATAAATCACCAGAATTGTTAACAGCACGAAATGGTGTGCAAATAGCTTTGTCGCTATTCAACAATCTCATTGCATAACCTGTGTTCCAAGCCTGTTTAAGAGAGAAACGTGTTTCAATAAATTCATTGTTGTTGTTTGTATTATATGTTGCTTGAGGAATAAAACCAGGGATTCCACCACCTAATTTAGAAACAGCATTAGTTAAATTGAAGCTTTTTCCACCAGAAGCGCTAATAGGATTTGTATAACCAACAGATGTCATTTTATATTATACAGATATAAAATATTTGCAAAAGAACTAGACTTTTGCTAAAATAATATTTCTATAGTCTTATAATATAATGAATAGCCGAGTTTTATTGCAATTTTTTATAACTTTTGTTGTTTTTGTAATATTGGATTCCATTTACTTAACTTCTATGAAAGGTTATTTTGATAATCAAGTAAAATCTATTCAAGGAAGCATAATTAGCATGAACTTAGTTCCTGCGGTTCTGTGCTATATTTCTCTCGTATTTGGTCTTTACTATTTCATAATCAAAGAGAGAAAATCGTTGTTGGATGCGTTTTTGTTGGGTCTTGTAATTTACACAGTATACGAATTTACTAATTTGGCATTATTTAAGGGCTGGAAACCATTGACGGTGTTAATTGATTCTCTTTGGGGTGCCATCTTGTTTACTTTAACAACAGCTATAAGTTATTTTATTTATGGTAAATTAAATAAGGTATAAAATACAACGTAATTATTAAATTAACAATGTTCCAGTTAAAACTGTATGTTGCTAAATTAGACGCGGCTAGACAAGAGAATATTATAATAGCACTATCTCCTAAAATGGCATAAGGTCCAACTTCTTTCGCATAACTCTTGAATGTGTCTATCATTTCATTTGTCCCAAAAGGCACAAGAGAGAAAAAGTTATAGAATAAAATATCATGAACAATTTGAATTGCTAGAGCAAGCCCAATGAATTTCCATAATGAAAATCCTGTAAAAATAAAAGTATACAAAAAGCGTGTAATTATTATTCCAATAATCACAATAAGAACATCTGCCATAACTGCGGAAAGATTATATTTTCTATACCATTGCTCTAAAATCTTTGACCTAGATGTCATAAATGTAAAAAAAATAACAAAAGTTTCAACCAACAAAACACCTACTAATATTGGCAGATAATCCGCAGTGTTGTTAAAGTTGGATATGTTTTTGAATAATTGCATATATATAATATATAATATATAATATTTTATATATGTCTTCAGACAATACTATTTTATTTACTATTGGACGTATGTCCCCACCCACTCCATTAGACAAATCATTAATTTAAAAACTTACAAATCGCGCCACATCTTTAGGTCAATCAAAAATTGGAATTATATTGTCTCTTTTATTTATTTTTAATAATTTGTAATCACACGAGGTGCAATGTTCATAGTAATTAACTCTTGGAATAAGAGTTTGCATGCATAAGGAATCTCAACATATGCAAACTCTGTTCTATTATCGCAGGTTCTACAATGATGAATGTGCATATGATCATTGTAAGAGGCAATTAGTCCACACTTCTTACAGACGTGTACTTGATATTTATCTGACGCGTCATATAGGCGGCCTCGTGTGAATCTAGCAGCTCCGTTTGAAATCATTGCATCTCTTTCCATCTCCCCAAACCTTAGACCACCATCACGCGATCTACCTTCAGCAGGTTGTCTAGTAAGATTAACCATTGGACCAATAGAACGACTGTGTTGCTTATCTGTAACCATATGCTTTAACCTTTGGTAAAACACTGGTCCCATAAATACAGTGCACTCCATTTGCTCGCCTGTAAGCGCGTTATATACAATCTCATTTCCATTAGACTCATAACCAACCTCTTGTAGCTTTTTACAAATGGTTTTTACATCAAGTTCCCCAAAACTTGTTCCATCTCCAAATAAACCTAGCTCAATTAATGTTTTGCCAAGAATTGTCTCTTTCAATTGTGCAATAGTCATGCGAGATGGAATTGCATGAGGATTCAATATTAGGTCTGGTTTCAAACCGGTTCTTGTAAATGGCATGTCTTGCTCTGGAATAAGATTTCCAAGGGTGCCCTTTTGTCCACTTCTTGATGAAAACTTGTCGCCAATTACCGGTTTTCTTAGAGCCCTCAGACGAATTTTTGCAAAGTTGTATCCGTCTCCATTTCGGTCAATATAATTCTTATCAATATATGTTTCCTCATCGGTTCTGTAAACACGACTTTGGTCTTCATATTTAATTATCTTGGTGTGGTCATTCCTATTCTCCTTAATAGGCGTAACCTTTGAAATTATAATGTCGCGATTCTCAACCAAGACATTTTCAGGAATCACTCCGCGACCATTCACTTTGTTATAATTTGCAAATTTCATACCCTTGGTTTTAGTAGGGTCGGGCTTGCATCTAATCTCCTCATCACCATTAATCTTTTGCTTATCTTCATCCTTTTCAGTATGGTATATTGTCGCTTGAAATAGTCCGCGATCAATGGACCCCTTATTGAACAACAAAGAATCTTCTTGATTATAACCAGTGTGTGTCATAATTGCTACAACCGCATTAAATCCCGAAGGAATCTTATTTATATGAATCATATCCATAATGCGCGTGTCCACTAGAGGTCTGGCTGGATTGCTAAGAACATATGCAGTCTTATCCATTCTGGTATCAAAATTGGTTACATACATTCCCATGGCTTGTTTTGCTTGTGCACATTGATAAGTGTTTCTGGGAGATTGATTATGCTCAGGGAACGGAATACACGATGCAAGAACTCCAAAGATTGTGCTAGGATGAATCTCGCAGTGAGTATATTTTTGAATTTTATCTACATCCTCTCTAATGTTTATTTCTGCTGGCTTCATTGCAATCATAGACCACGATTGCTCTTCTGGGTCAATATATTCAAGAATTGCATTATCAATCCTACAGTTAGTCAACAGGTCGTCCCAAGTCAACTCATTTTTATTTAACTTGTAAATAATGTTCTTAGTTAGCAAAATATTTTTGTCTTTAACTCGTAAAACTGGACGTGTTAGACGCCCACTGTCATTGCAAACACGAATCTCGTTCATTTTAAAATCAAACACAATTGATGTATAAATATTAATAATGCCTTGATGTTTTTTATCCTTCAACATGTTAAACAAATGCAAAGGAGAATCAGTTACACCAATCCAAGCACCGTTAATAAACACTTTAGTTTTGTCATACATATCCGCCGGTGATAATGATTGAATTTCAGTTATGTGTGGGTTAACGTATTCATGAATTGGAGAGCTATTTGAATGAATTGTTACGTGAGTCATATAACTCAGGTTTTTGACAATACCAACAGATTGTCCTTCTGGAGTTTCTGCGCAACACAAAAATCCCCAAGATGTATTATGCAGTTTGCGAGGCGGAATCAATTTTCCACTTTTATCTGTTGGAGTGGAAATTCTGCGAGCGTGGCTCAAACTGGAAACATAAGTCAAACGATTAAGAACTTGAGCAACGCCAACCTTATTACTATTAACGTGCTTGATTCCAAAATCTCCAGTTGAAAGAGCTCGCTTAATTCCATTCTCAATTGTTGTTGACTTTATAATTTTATAAATATTTGTCTGATTAATAATGTTCTGGTAATCATCAGTTGATTTCCAAGAACCAGTGTTGATTTCTTTAACAATTTGTTTTTCCATATCTTTCACCAGCTTATTGAAATAGTTTCTGAACAAGTTGTTCAGCAAAACACCTGTCAAATCAACACGCTTATTCAAATAAGAATCTCTATCATCTTGTTTTGTCCAATTACAGCTTGCTTGCAACAATTTGTTTGTCATGTATCCTAGGAAATATACCTTTTGCTGCGCAGTGCTGCAATGTGGGAACAAGTCGTTGGATAGAATGTCCAACGTAAACTCATACTTTTTTTTAATTCCAGTTTCCTTATCCATATTGATAGGAGTGTACATTACGTAAGTTGTAATATGTCTTATGCATTCATCTTGATTCATATAGCCATTTGCATCAATAATTGACGCTTGCAAGCACTGCATCATTTCCTTATGCTTGCTGCTTTCAATATCTAGAATAATTTTTTCGCAGATTTCCTTGTCAGAAAGCACACCCAATGCACGAAACACGATGAACAGCGGAATGGGCTGCTTTACTCTAGGCAATTGCAGCATGATTGGATATCCAAAACCATTATTTTTGGATGAAACCATCATATTAATCTGCTTAGGAGAAATACACTTATAATCGGGAACAGACTTTATTTCTGCTTGCCAAGTATACTTTGTGTTATTCTTGGACACATTGAAGCAGTAAACCTTGTTTTCTGCGGCACGCTCTTGACCGAGAACAGTCTTTTCAGAACCGTTGATGATGAAATAACCCCCTGCATCAAATTTGCATTCACCAGTATTTGCGTGCTCCACATGCTTGTATTGGTTAAGCACACAGATATTTGACTTCAACATAATTGGTAACTTGCCAATATGAATTTGTGGAAGCGTCTTGTAAAAGGTTTGAACGTTTTCAAGATTCTCGCCGTTTCTAACAACAAATTTAATATTAATGTCAATCGTCATTGCAGATGCATACGTGAAGTTACGCAACCTTGCCTCTTGAGGAAACATCAACTTTGTTGCTCCATTGTTCTCTTGAATTTGTGGACGGTAGATGTGGAAATTCTCAAAAGTAATGAAAATCTCAAGCGCGTGCTTTCCAGACTTCAAGTCAAAATCTTGCTCTGATGCAATATGAACCGGATTGAACATTTCTATGGTTTTATTTATTTGATAACCCACAAAGTTATTATAAGACTCTAGTTGATGTCTTACTAAACGCTGCAGATGTTGACCTTTAAAATAAGATTCAATTATACTCCATGGTGTTTCAATATATTTGTCTTGCTCTAGATTAAAACTATCTTCTGATGACATGGTATTTAGGATTGAACTCATTTTTTCGGTTATTTATTATTTCAATTTGTTTTTAAATTGTTTCAATAAAGAAAACAATGCTCAAATATAAATTTTAAAGCTAAAATAAAGAATATAAATATAACAACGATATATTTATATTAAAAATGACTAGGCGACGAGCGCGTCAAAATTATAAGGAATTTATTGAAGAAATGGATAAGAAAAATTCCTCACATCAACCATCATCTAATGAAAAAAACAAATGCGACAAAGAAACTATAGACAAATTAGTTTTAAAAATAAATAATAACTATGAACGCACTTATTTTGATAAATATAATCTATGCACAATAAATCCAGATTTTTGCGACGACCCAAACAAATTTGTTTCTAGTTTACCCACGTATAACAACAAGAAATATATTTTTAAAATAAAACCAAATATTAAACATGTTGAAAAACCTGTTGAAAAACACTTTGAAAAACCTAATGTTCCAAGAGGATATTCTTCTTGCATTAGTTATTCTTCTTGTCTGACAGATTTAATAAAAGAAAAGTCAGAAAAAATAAAAAATGACAGTAATTTTTCTATAACTCCTGGATATTCTTCTTGTCTGACAGATTTAATAAAAGAACAGTCAGAAAAAATAAAAAATGACAGTAATTGTTGTATAACTCCTGAAAGAACACCCAGAAAAAGGTCTACAAATAAGCATTCTAAACCATCTTCTCCAGTAATTGTAAAACCAAAGACAAAAGTTAATATTGATGTTGAAATAAAGGATATTGCTGGGTTGCTTAAACTTATAAAAGATTATCCATTAGATGAGACAATAGAATATAATATTAATATGGACAGTCTTCATAAAATTAACTCTTCTTTAATAGATTTAAATAACATGATTGGAATGAAGGAACTCAAAGAAAATGTAGTTGACCAAATCTTGTATTTTATTCAAGACTTGCATAAAAATGGAGATGGGGATTTTATGCACACTGTTATTTATGGTCCTCCAGGAACCGGTAAAACTGAGATGGCAAAAATTATCGGGCAAATATTCAGCAAGTTGGGCATTCTAAAAAAGGGCACATTCAAAAAGGTAACAAGAAGCGATTTAATTGCTGGTTATTTAGGACAAACAGCTATTAAAACCCGCGACGTTATCAATGATTGTTTAGGAGGTGTGTTATTTATTGATGAGGCTTATGCTCTTGGAAATCCTGAGAAAAAGGATAGCTTTTCAAAAGAATGTATTGATACGTTATGCGAGGCACTGAGTAACTACAAAGAAGACCTAATGGTTATTATTGCCGGTTATGAGTCTGAATTAAAAGAATGTTTTTTTAATTATAATCAGGGGTTAGATTCGCGTTTTACTTGGCGTTTTAAAACTGACGAATATAAAGGTGAAGAATTATATAACATCTTTTTGAAAAAAGTAAACGATGCAAAATGGTCTATTGACACAGACACTGATGCAAAAATTACATCAGTATGGTTTGAAAAAAAATTAGATTATTTCAAATTTTTTGGTAGAGACATTGAAACGCTGCTAGCAAAAACAAAGATAGTTCATGGTAGACGCGTATTTTGTAAACCTGTGGAGGAAAAAAGAAAATTAATAGTGAAAGATTTAGAAAACGGTTTTGAGTTGTTTCTAAAAAACGATGAAGTTAAAAAGAGAAAAGAAAATGAAAACTTGAAAAACACAATTAAATTAATGTATGTTTAATGACATTTAGAAACAATTGCGCCAAATTGTCAAATAGATACATTCTCTAACTATTTTAATGAATGCTAATATACCTAAGTGTGTTTTAAATTCAAAAATGTTTTTTGTTTGTATTATATTACACAATGTCTACGCAAAAAAAAACAATCCAAATAAACCCTCAATTATTTAATATATCTGATAAAACTAAAAAAAACAGAGACAGAAAAAGCAGACCAGGTATGCAGCAATTAGTTGTTAAACCAAATTCTCTTAAAAAGCATTTAATAAACAGAATTAAAGAGCATAAAATGAAAGAAAGAGCAGGCGTAGATAGTGTCGCTGATTCATCTTCATCAAAATCTGAAAATTCCAATTTTACAAATGAATTATACGATTCATTTAACTATTTGTCTAGCTTATCAAAAAAACACAAAGAAGACAATGATAAAGAGAAAAAAAGGAATCTAATTGCAAATAAGACTGTTAAAAATTATAATGCACCATCTAATGTTCCTTCTTACTTTCAACAAAATTTAAGTTCAGGAACTATGCCTATGGTAAATTTAGAACTTCCAGATGAACTTAAAGAAACTTATACCCCAGTATTGATAGAACCGTCTATGCCAAATATAAAAATTAAAACTTATACACCAGAGGAACAAGTGCCTTATGGATGTTTAAAAGGTGGTATTAAACCCACTTATAGAATATGGAATGCAACTAGGAAAAACTATGATGCAAAGTCAAATGCTGAACCTATTTCAACTCCTCATGTGTCTATATCTTTACCTCAAGAAAATTTTGAATTAACTAACCGGGAGAGAAAACTGGAGTTATTAAAAATGAAGATGAAAAAACAACAAGATGATGAACTAGAAAAAGAAAGAGAAAAAGAAAAAGAAAGAGAAAGAGATGTTTTGGCTTATAACGATGTGTCTATGCAACCGGAAATTTGCAAACCACTCTTTGAACCTATAAAATTATCACCAATTGACACTTCTATTTTAAATCCAAAAATTGAAGTTAGTAATGAATTAAAGGAAAAATTAGAAGAATATGCTGGACCACCAAATAAAAAATATATAAAGAAAACCATTCGCAAGAAATATACCCTTGGAAAATCAAAAATGTATAATACTGTTTCAATATTATTAAAGGATAATCATACGCGAAAAAATGTTATTAATGCACAAAAAGAACTAAAACGAACTTCCATTGGTGATATTAAAAATTATTTGAAAATGCACGGCTTAATAAAAGTTGGAAGTAATGCACCAAATGATGTATTACGCAAAACTTATGAATCAGCAATGCTCGCTGGTGATGTTATAAATAAAAATAAAGAGATATTATTACATAACTTTTTGAACGACACAAGGAGCTAATAAAATGATTAAAAATAATAATATTCTTTTGTTATTTTAAGACAAATATGGAAACTACAAAAAATAAATTACCAGACAAAGTAAACGCATTTTTCAATAAGCTTAGTAAATATTTAGACACTAAGTTAATGTTTTATGGAAGTGTTCAACGTTCTGATTATTTTCCAGGTTCAAGTGATATAGATGTTGATATATTTACAGATAATGTGGAGAGCACAATTGTCAAATTGCAACATTTCTTGAATATTAAAAAGAAGAAATTTAAAAAGGTTGTGTGGAGAATGTCCTCTACGGGAAATATGGTTTATGGTTACAAAATAATGTATGAAAATCCTAACATAAATTTAGCAGCTGAATTTTCTATTTATAATGAAAAATATAAGAAACAAGTTTTAGAAATGCATTTAAAGAAAACCATTGTTCCTTTTTACATTAGTATTCTTCTTTATATTATAAAAAAGTTATATTACCAATTTGGTTTAATTAATCATGAATGGTATAGATATTTAAAAAAGAAAACTCTATCAGTTGGACTTGGAATGCCGGAAGAACAATTTTTAGTATTAAATGTTAGAGAAGAAAAGGATAAATAGTATAAACGTTAAATTTGTGATAGTTTATATTATTTCATAATCAAATGCTTTTGTAATGTACGCTAAAATTTCCTTCTCAATTGTCATGCACATAGAAATACTCTTCATTATGCATCTAGCATTCATAGTTTCTTTATATGTATCCTGATTCTTTCCATTTTTCATATATTTTATAACTTTCCAATTAGAACAATCAAAAGGATAATTCCGTGGAAGAGTAATAGATATTCTAGTTATCAAATTTGGCCGCCACAAATATGAATAAATCAAGTTGTTAATATCTCTCGGCATTTCCTTTATATAAGTTTTTAACGGATTATAAACAGTCAACTGTTTTATAATTATTTTATATTTGAAATTACTGATTCGCTTTAATGAAACAGAATGCTTTATATAATCAGTATCTTCAATCCCAAAGTATTTTTCTAGTTTTTTCATATAAGCTACCTTACAAAATGCATCATATCTTTTGTTTATAATTTTCAAATTTTTACAACAGCATTCAGTATAATGGCAGGCATTACACAAAACTCCAGGTTCTTGCATTATTTAGCTTACTATAACATTTAAGAGCTTTACATGTTTCAATTTTTAAAATAATAATTTTAACATTTATATTATCAGAAATCAGATTAAAGAGAGAATTAGTATTATATTAATATAGTTAAACGATAAATGGCGCTTATAAAAGACTACTTTGCAAAAACAGAACAATACATTTCAGAATATGGAGAAAACACGGTCGTACTAATGCAAGTTGGCGCTTTTTACGAGGTTTATGGTCTTCAAAATAAAACAACTGGAGACGTAAAAGGTAGTAAAATTATTGCTTTCTCTCAAACGTGCGACTTGAATATTGCAGACAAGAAAATTTGCGTTGGAAAAGAAGGGGTTGTGATGGCTGGTTTCTCTCATTACATGATTGATAAGTATTTAAAGAAACTACAAGAAGCTGGATTTACTGTTATTGTTTATACACAAGATGAACAAGCAAAAAATACTACGCGCAGTCTATCTGGAATTTATTCTCCAGGAACTTATTTCTCTCTTGAATCCAATACTAAGATTACAAATAACATTACTTGTATATGGCTTCACGTATCAACTAACATGAAATCTAGAGACAAACAAATTCATGTTGGAATTTCCAATATTGATATTTTTACTGGAAAATCTACTATTTTTGAATTCAATGAACTATTTTTAATGAATCCTACAACCTTTGATGAATTGGACCGCTTTAATTCCATTTATAATCCAAGCGAAGTTATACTTGTCGGCAATGTGACAGAAAAAGAAATGGATAATATTATTAATTTTGGAAATATACAATGCAAATCTATTCATAAAATAAACACTGAATTGCATACTAATAATGCAAAGAGAGCAAATAACTGTGAAAAACAAACTTATCAGAAGACGGTTCTTGAAAAGTTTTTTAAGATAACGGATTTTGACGTTTTCTCTCAAAACTTCTACGAAAATGCAATTGCCACACAGTCCTATTGTTATTTGCTTGATTTTATTTATCAACACAACCCCAATCTAGTTAATAAACTGCATGAACCAATATTTGACAATTATTCTGAGCGACTTGTATTAGCAAACCATTCTCTAAAGCAGTTAAATATTATTGACGATGGAAATTATACTGGAAAATTCTCATCGGTTGAAAAGTTGTTGAACCAATGTATTACACCAATGGGAAAGAGAAAGTTCTCTCATTGTCTTTTGAATCCAACCACAAATTCTGAACATTTGAATGAGGAATACAATATTACTGAACACATATTGGCAAATCACATTTGCAACTATGCATCTCTTAAAAATAAACTTATGCTTTTAAAAGACGTCTCCAAGATTGGACGCCAACTTGTAATTAAAAAGATTTCTCCAAAGACAATATTTCAGTTTTACAATAATCTTTTGAGTATCAAAGGGGTTTATGCTTCTCTTATAAAAGACAAGTTACTCCTTGCTTATTTTCATAAACGTATGGATAAAAATGAATGCACAAGAATTGAAGAATATTGCGATATTGTAGTAAAATTTTTGGAAGACAATTTTGTTCTCTCATTATGCGATGATATTGAAACCACTCAACTATTTGAAGTAAATTTTATTAAAAATGGTGTTGATATAGAATTAGACAATAAGAAGCAATTGCTTCTTGAATCCAGTAATAAATTAGAGGCAATTCGCGCTTACTTTAATGAAAATATTATGAAATATGAGAAGAAAGCTAAAACCACCGATTATGTTAAATTACACGAGACTGAAAAAAACAGTTTTAGTCTTGTTGCCACAAAACGCAGATGCAACAACTTGAAGGAGATTGTTAATAAAAATACTGAAGAACCATTAGGCATAACACTAAATTACAATTCTAGTGAAGATGGTCAAATTCAATCAACATTTAGGATAAAGCTACGTGACAATTTATTCTTGAATGCACAAACAGCATCCAACGACTCTATTTCAAACACAGACATTAATGAATTATGCAAGTCCATGTCATCTGTTAAAGTTCAAATGAAAGACCTAATTACAGGCGTTTACAATAAAATATTGAATAAAATGGATGATTTTCAGCCTCATATTCTTGCAATAGTGGATTTTATAACTATTGTTGACGTTATATTTACAAAGGCAAATATTGCACAGACATTTAATTACTGCAAGCCAACAATTGTTGATTCAGAAAAATCTTATTTTAATGCGAAGGACTTGCGCCATTGTTTAATTGAACATTTGCAGCAAAACGAGTTATATGTTTCCAATGACATTGAGCTAGGAAATAATTTAATAGATGGAATATTGTTATATGGAACTAATGCAGTTGGAAAAACAAGTCTAATAAGAGCGGCAGGAATTGCAGTTGTAATGGCACAAGCAGGCTTATATGTTCCGTGCTCATCATTCCAGTTTAGTCCATATCAATACATTTTTACACGCATATTGGGAAATGACAATATGTTTAAAAATCTTTCTTCGTTTGCAGTTGAAATGTATGAACTACGCACTATTTTGAGACTTACAAATGAGAGCAGTCTTGTTCTAGGCGACGAATTGTGCTCAGGAACTGAGAGCATTTCTGCTACAAGTATTTTTGTAGCAGGAATTCAAAACTTGCATGTCAAAAAGAGTAGCTTTATTTTTGCAACACACCTGCATGAAATAATAAACTACGAAGAAATTTGCGAATTGGAAACTGTTGTTTTGAAACACATGTCGGTAATTTATGATAGGGAAAAGGATTTGTTGGTGTATGATAGAAAAATAAAGGATGGACCGGGAGATAACATGTATGGTTTGGAAGTTTGCAAATCACTTAATCTCCCTCCAGACTTTATTGAATCCGCGCATAATATTCGCATGAAATATCATCCGACATCTGCAAGCATTCTTTCTCTCAAGACTTCGCATTTTAATAGTAAAAAAGTTGTTGGAATGTGTGAGTTGTGTGGAAAGGAACCAGGTAAGGAAGTTCATCATTTACAACATCAAAATTTGGCTAATGAAAGTGGACATATAATAAATGCAACTACTGGCGGTAATGTATTTCATAAAAACCATGTAGCAAACTTGATGACACTCTGCGAAAAGTGTCACAATAAAATTCATAAAGAAAAAAGAACAATGCACAAAAAGGTTAAAACTAGCAAGGGAGTAGTTGTGCAAAATATCTATATATAATTACAACGACCGGAAATAAAAATGAGACAAAATAAATATAAAAAAAACAAATAATATTATTGTATTTTATGAAGATGTTTTTCACAAAATATATTAAACCATATTTACTGATAATACTTGTAGTTGCAGTAATTATTTTATTTAATTTTTTAAATAATGCAGGAAAACTGATTGAAGGTTTAGAAAACTCATTAGCTGATAGTTTTTGCCCAACATTTGCAGGAGATAGCAGTAAATTAGAAACTGCTTGCGGGCGTTTAACGTCTAATAATTGTAAATCGGTCGGTTGCTGCGTTTTTATAAATGGAAACAAATGTTTAGCAGGAGGTATAACAGGTCCTACTTTTAAAACTGATAAAGAAGGAAATAAAATTATAGTTGATAATTATTATTACATGAATAAATGTTATGGGAATTGCCAAAAATAAAACAATCAAGAAAAAGTAAAAGTCAATGAAAAACCAAAACAAAAATAAAAAACTAAAAGTAATGCCAAGAAAACAAATAAAAAAAGAATGAATAAAAGAAAAACTAGAACAGCTTACTAAATGTGCAATAAATCTTCTACCTTAGATAACGTATCTTTTGATAAGGATAGTTTATTTAAATTTCTCCTAGTAATTTTTTTATTGCTTTTCTTACCGACGCCTTTACCAGAATCACTACTTGATTTTTTTCTTTTTGTTCCAAAAGTTCGTCTTCCGGATACCAATGATTCCGTTAAATTGCAACCGTGAACAGAACATTTTGCAGATTCTAGCACCATTTCTGGATGTTCTTTTACCAATCTAGTCATGTTTTTTGCAGATATACTAATTTGAACTCTACCTGCTCGTTTTTTCTCAGGATTGCCAACTTTTGGATTGATGGTAAAATAAGACCCACTGCTAGCCATTTCTTTTTGCAAAGCTTTTGCCGTCTCTTTATATAATGGATTTCCAGTTTTCACCATTTCCTTTAAATTATCAATTCCATTTTTTGTTTTTTCTAAATTTTCCCCGAGTAACGCGGTTCCCAATGAAGAGAAATCTAACCGGTCAACTTGTTGAATTTGTTTGGCATCGCCTACTTGTTTATAATTAACAATAATTACTTCTAAAGGTGAATTTTTGTCCAATGTTTCAACAATTCTTGCGGCATCTCCAAAACATACTGTTTTTGAACCAGTGCATTTGATACTCACGTTTTTTCCAGTTCTTTGATTTAGTTCTTTTGGGACATCGTGAATAGACGTGTAAGATATTCCTGAACTAGGATACACTCCATACACCGTTTGTAAAATCTCATTTTCCCAAGCTTCTCCATGTCCTTGGACAGGGTTTCCCTTTGATTTTTTTGATGCCATATATTTAAACTATAAATAAAAATAAAAAATTGATTTGATAAAAGAAGATAAATAAATTATAACAGTTTAGTATAAGGAATGATCATCCCAGTGAAATGTTTTACATGCGGCAACGTTATTGCGGACAAATACCGTTACTATTTGGAAGAGGTTAGAAAGCGAAAATTGGCAAAAGATATTGATGTTGACAAAGTTGTTTATTTGACCAAGGAATTTAGTGAAAAGACGCCGGAGGGTGAGGTATTGGACGACCTTGGTTTGAAGAAGATGTGTTGCCGTAGGCATATGTTGACTCACGTTGATATTGAATAAATTTCTTTAGTTAATATATATGACAAAAAAGACTCAAAAGTTATGGAATATGAAAGGTTGTTCTAAGCCAAAATCAAAGAGAAATTTAGGTGTTAAGAGTAAAAAGCGTGGTGGTTGCTGGTGGAAGAAGAACGGTGGTTCTCGCACTTGCAGTAAATGTGGCCCCAAATGCAGATGTAGACCAGGATGCAATTGCAAACACAATTGCCCTGGTAACTGTTATTTAAAAGGAAAAACTAGAAAGCAACGAGGTGGAAATTGCGGTTGCGGGTTACAAGTAGGAGGAAGCCAACGCGGCGGAAATTGTGGTTGCGGATTACAAATGGGAGGGCAAAAAGGAGGTTGCCAAACATGTTTAGGAGGAGGTGTAGCAGTGCAATCGGGAGGCGGTATTGGATATATTGGCAATCCAACTGTTGGAACTCCTTGGACTCCAAAAATAAACGATTGGCCAGGCGTTGCGGGGAAGGACGGTCAAACAAATTTTTTCCCAATGGCTAAATATGATAAACCATATCTTCAAACGCAACAAGTTTCTGAGCGCGACCAACAAACTTATATGAAAGATATGAACGGTGGTTCTAGACGTAGAAGAGCCGGTGGAATTATACCGCAAGACTTGGTCAATTTAGGAAGAAGTATGGTTTATGGAGTTGGTAGCGCATATAATAGTTTAAATGGTTATCCCGCTCCAGCAAATCCATTACCATACAAAGATCAATTTGCTAGTACATCGGCTGTAAAATCTGTTTTTATTTAAAAAAATAGATTAAAAATTTCTTATGATATAACATTATTTTCTAATTATATATCATAATGGCATTCCCTAAGAAGCTTAAGGATTTGTGTACACCAGCATTTGTTTATTTTGTTCTCTCTATGATTGGAATAATCTTTTCAGTAATTCAAAACTTTGGAAGCAAACACACCTACAAAATGGGTATGTTTGTCGCAAACGTTCCTAGCACCATTCTTGTGTTTGTTGTGAAGATTATCTACATTCTTTTCTGGACATGGATTTTGAACTTGATTTGCAAGGATGGTCACACTGGAATTGCTTGGTTCTTGGTTCTCATTCCCTTTATACTTTTGTTTGTAATCATGGGTTTAGTTATGATTAACCCTCGTGTTCTTGAAGGCGTAGACGCTACACTTAAAAAGGCAAAGAAATAAAACTAAAAGACAATCAAATAAAAATATACAATTATTATATTATGACTAATAAAATAATTAAGAATGGAATATCATATGAAAAAAACGGATGGTTATATATTTCAGTAAAAGGACGCCCTAGAGAAAGAGGTTATGCCTACGGATATTTTTGCGCTCCAGAATTCAAAAAGATTCAAAAGATGTTAAGATTTATGTGTGATCACGAGATTGGTGAATCATGGGATTTTTTCATTGATGCCACAAAAAAATACTTTGAAGAGAAAATACAGAAAAACTTTCCTGAATTTTATGAAGAAATTGAGGGAATTGCAGAAGGATGTACGGCTGGTGGAACACCCACAACAACTTTAGAGATTTTAACATGGAATAATTATTTCACCATGTTAGACTCTTGGTATGGTTCCACTTTAAAAGCTTCTGGAGGCCCTGGTGGTAGAGAAGGGGGTGCAAAAGACCACTGCAGCGCATTTATTGCTGTTGGAGATTATACTAAAGACGGAAAAATTGTTGTAGCTCATAATAGTTTTTCAAATTTCATGGATGGTCAATACATGAACGTTATTTTAGATATGAATCCTCACAAAGGTCATCGTTTTATAATGCAAGCTTGTCCTTGCTGGATTTGGAGTGGAACAGATTTTTTTGTTACATCCGCAGGAATTATTGGAACTGAGACTACAATTGGCGGGTTTAATGCATATGAGAATAATTTTCCAATAGGATTTCGCATTCGCAAAGCAATGCAATATGGTGATACTATGGACGATTATGTTAAAATACTTTTACACGAAAATTCAGGCGATTATGCAAACTCATGGTTGTTTGGTGATACTAATACAAACGAAATTTTGAGACTTGAATTGGGTTTAAAGTATCACAATGTTGAGAGAACAAAGAATGGCTTTTTTATTGGTTTTAATGCCGCTTATGACTCCAAAATTCGTAATAAGGAATGTGTTGATACAGGTTTTGATGATACTAGAAGACATCAAGGCGCGCGCCGTGTTCGTCTTGGCGATTTAATGGAAGAAAATAAGGGAAAATTAGATGTTGAACTTGCATTAAAATTAATTGGAGACCATTATGATGTATATTTAGAGAAGGAGAATCCTTGTTCAAGAACTGTTTGCTCGCATTATGAGTTAGATGCTAGAGAATATATGTCTGACCCTAACAGACCAAAACCTTATCAACCAAGAGGAGTAATTGATGGAACTGTTGCAAATACAGAAATGGTTGAAAACATGTCGTTTATGGCGCGTTATGGTTCATCTTGTGGAATGCCTTTTAATGCAGAAGAGTTTTGCAATAAGCGCAGACAATGGGCTTATTTAAAACCCTATTTGATGGATAGACCAGCACAGCCTTGGACATTATTTAAAACAACAAAGTCATATAAACGCGCCAAAACTATAAGACTTCGAGAAAAATCATCAAAAAATACATCAAGAAGACCAAACAAATAGATGAATAAAATCAAAACGACAAAATAATATTATTAATAATATTGCAAATAATATTATAAAAAAATATGACTAACTATATTATATTAAACAATGGAAAGTATATCATGGAAATTAATAGATAAATATTTCAAAGATAATCCACAAAATTTAGTAGCTCATCATTTAGAATCTTATAATGATTTTTTTGACGTTGGGATAAATAATATTTTTCGTGAAAACAACCCGATAAGATTTATTGAAAGAGAAGAAGAAGGTATAGACACTCGCAATGAAAGCTTATTATATTTAGGTGGAAAAGATGGAAATAAAATTTATTTTGGAAAACCTATTATTTATGATGATAATTACGCGCATTATATGTATCCAAATGATGCAAGGCTACGTAACATGACATACGGCGTAACAGTCCATTATGATGTTGAGGTTGATTATATTTATTATGTAGATGGTGAAAAAAAAGTTGAAACAAAAACATTGGAACAAATTTATCTAGGTCGTTTTCCAATTATGCTTCAATCTAAGTTATGCATATTAAATTCTTTGACAAGAGATGTGCGTTTTAATATGGGTGAGTGCAGGAATGATTATGGAGGATACTTTATCATTGACGGAAAAGAAAAATCTATTGTTTGTCAAGAGAAATTTGCTGATAATATGCTTTATATTCGCGCAAATAAACCTGACGACACTTACAGTCATTCCGCTGAAATAAGGTCTGTTTCTGAAGATGCGTCAAAACCTGTCCGAACAACTGCAGTTAAAATTATTGCTCCAAGCACAAGACTTTCCAATAACCAAATAGTAGTCTTAGTTCCAAACGTTAGAAAACCGGTTCCTTTATTCATTTTAATGAGAGCATTAGGTGTTATCTCTGATAAGAGTATCATTGAATATTGTTTGTTAGATTTAGATAAAAATGAGTCTTATATTGATTTGTTCATACCTTCGGTTCATGACGCAAATAAGATTTTTAATCAAGAAACTGCACTCAGATATATTGCTTCTTTTACAAAGCGCAGAACTATTACTGGCACAATGGATATTTTAATGAACTACTTTTTGCCACATATTGGTGAGCAAAATTTTTTAGAAAAAGCTTATTATGTTGGATATATGGTGAATCGTATGTTACGCGTTTTTACAAAGGAGGACAAACCAACAGATCGGGACAACTTCAGATTCAAAAGAATTGAGCTTTCTGGTTCTCTCATTTACGACCTGTTTAGGGAGTATTATTTGATTCAAAAGAGAGATATTTCTCTTAAAATAGACAATGAACATTACTATCACAAAGGCAAGTATTCAGGCGATAAATTCCCAGAACTTGTTGAAAACAACTATGGTGATTTTTTCAAAGAGAGAACTTTAGAAAGTGGTTTTAGAAAAGCATTTAAAGGAAACTGGGGTGCCGAAGCACACACAAAAAGAGTAGGTGTTGTCCAAGACTTAAATCGGCTCTCTTGGAATACTTTTATCTCTCAGCTTCGCAAATTTAACTTACCATTAGATGCAAGTGCAAAGGTTGTTGGTCCTCGTTTACTTCACTCTAGTCAATGGGGTTATATTGATCCCGTGGATACTCCTGACGGTGGCAACATTGGATTGCACAAACACATGGCAATAAGCACATTTGTTACAAGCGGAAGTTCAAGCGGTCCTATGATTAAATGGTTGCGCGCTAAAACAACTATGCGAATAGTGCAGGAATGCACATCTAAAATGCTTGGAAATATGACGAAGATTTTTGTAAACGGTTCTTGGGTTGGTGCGATTGATAATCCTATAGAAACTGTAGCAACATTTAAGATGTTTAGGCGCAATGGTTTAATTCCCGCTTTTAATAGCATCTCATTTAATTATGAAAATAATGAAATTTTTATTTACACAGATTCAGGTAGATTAAGTAGACCAATATATTACATTGACAAAACTACAAACAAGATTAGTTATGATAGAAAAGAAATTATTGAAAAAATAAATGACAACAAATACACTTGGGAAGAAGCGGTCAGTGGATTCCATAAAAAAGCAATTCAAAATTTTAGTATTAAAAATAACACTATTTATGACATTGATGAGTTGTATCCTGACCTTAAAAGCTTAGAAAATATTGAAAAAGAATTTGAGAAAGATAAATCTGTTATTGAATATGTGGATACATCAGAAGAAGAGGGTTTGCTAGTTGCTACAAAACCAGATGATCTTAAAAAGCACAACTTCTATACCCATATTGAAATTGACCCTTCTCTCATATTGGGTGTTATGGGAAATTTAATTATTTATCCCGAAAACAATCCATTACCTCGTAATTCATTCTCTTGTGGACAAAGCAAGCAAGCTGTTTCTGTATATCATTCCAATTTTCAATCACGTATTGATAAGATGGGTGTTATTTTAAACTCTGGTCAAATACCACTATTAAAATCAAAATACTTGGAATATATAAATAAAGAAGAAATGCCTTATGGTGTGAATGCTATTGTAGCTATTATGTCTTATACAGGATATAATGTTGAAGACGCTATTTTAATTAATGCTGGTTCGGTGGACCGTGGAATCTTCAGAACTACATATTATTCAATGTATGAGGCGAGAGAAGAAACATCCAAAATTTCTGGTTCAACTTCAAACTCCTATTTTGCCGACGTTCAAACCAAAAATGTTACTGGATTAAAACCTGGTTACGATTATAGTAAGTTGGATAAATTTGGTTTAATTAAAGAAGATTCACCTTTGGATGATAAATTAGTTGTTATTGGAAAAGTAACTTCTAATTCCATTGATTCTGATGTGGTCATTGACTCATCTATTTTCCCTAAAAAAGGTCAGCTTGGATACGTTGATAAATCATTTATTACAGAGGGGGAAGAAGGAACACGTATTGCAAAGATTCGCATTCGCGAAGAGCGCATTCCAGCTATAGGTGATAAAATGGCTTCTAGAGCTGGACAAAAGGGAACTCTTGGTTTAATTATTCCCGAAAAAGATATGCCTTTTACAAATGATGGTATTCGTCCTGATTTAATCATTAATCCACACGCTCTTCCTTCTCGTATGACTATTGGACAATTAATAGAGTGTCTATTTGGAAAAGCATGTGTTACATATGGCGGGTTTGGCGATTGCACTGCTTTTGAAACAAAAGGGCCACACGTTAATGTGTATGGTTCTATGTTAGTAAATGCCGGATTTCACTCTAGTGGAAATCAGGTTTTATATAATGGCATGACCGGTGAGCAAATTTATTCTGATATTTACATTGGCCCAACTTATTATATGCGTTTAAAACACATGGTTAAAGATAAGATTAATTATCGCGCCAGAGGTCCTAATACAATGCTTACTAGACAACCTGTTCAAGGTCGAGCAAATGATGGTGGTCTTCGCATTGGTGAAATGGAACGTGATGGTGTATTGGCCCACGGCGCATCAGCATTTTTGAATGAATCTTTTATGGTTCGTGGCGACGAATATTATATCGCTGTCTGTAACAAAACAGGCTGTATTGCAATTTATAATGAGACATTGAATTTGTTCTTGAGTCCATTTGCTGATGGGCCAATAAAATTCTCTACAACACTAGATGGAAAAACAAATATTGATAATATTAGTAGATTTGGTCGTTCTTTCAGTGTTGTTCGTATTCCATATGCGTTTAAACTTTTGATGCAAGAATTGCAGACAATGAATATACAAATGCGAATTATTACAGAGGATAATATAGACCAGTTGATGAATATGTCATATTCTGATAATATTAATAAATTATTAAAGATAGATAATAATAAAATTGGCATTGCCATTTCTGGATATCTTCAAAGTATTCAAAAGATTCAGCAACAACCCACAAAGCAAAGACTTCCAACTCCTTCGCCAGAATTTGCCCCAGAAAGTGTATCTGATGATAGTATTCCTTGGGCTTCGGCCAGTCCAGCATACGAGCCAAATACTCCTCCATATATCCCAACCAGTCCAGTATATAATCCAAATAGTCCTCAATATGACCCCACAAGTCCAAAATTTGAACCACGTAGTCCAGAGGAAAGCCCCCCATACGCACCTAGCAGTCCAACAGAACCACCCCCAAAATTCACTCCTTATAGCCCAGATGAACCACCCCCAAAATTCACTCCTTATAGCCCAGATGAACCTCCACCAATTCAAGGTATTAAGTTAAAAAATGAAGAGGTTAAAACACAATTTGATGCGCTTCCGGAGAGAGATAAAATAATGTTAATGAAAATGGTTGCTGAAAAGAATGCAAATAAAGATAAGCAGGTAAATGAAGAGCCTGTGGTAACAAATCCGATCTCATTAAAAAAACCAGAGTCTAGTTCCAGTGATGTTACATCTATATTAAAGGTTCCTGAAGAAAAAAAATCAGATGATGATGACGATTCCTCATCAACTTCTGAGAAAAAAGGAGGTGAAATAAAATCGGTCTCATTTAGCACAGATTCAGATTCATCTTCTTCGTCTTCCGGCGAAACAAAACAGATTAAAATTTAATTGCAGTGTTTAATTTGACCTTACTTTTTTATTTATCCAAAACAATAAATAAAAAATTGAATGAAAATATTAAAGATAATGTGTTGTATAAATATAATGGCGACACAGAACTCAAGTGGATTAGTATCAACTGTTTATAAGTCTAGAAAGACGATTCTAGAACTTATGACAAAACAAAACTATGCAACTGAGGATTATTCAAATTTTAGTATTAATGAGGTGAATTCCATGCTTCAAAATAAGCAATTAGACATGCTTTTGGAAAAAAAGGAAGAGGACCCTGCTACAAAGAGGAAGAATAAAATTTATATCAGATACTATTTAGCAAAAACGCTACGACCTCAGAACATTCAGGAAATAATTGACGACCTCTTCAATTTAGAGGAGATTCTTACAAAGAGTGATACATTAATGATTATTATTAAAGACGATATGAATGAAACTATGACTAACTTATTGAAGCATATTTGGGAACAGGATGGAATTCTTATTGTTATTCAAAGCATTAAGCGTTTGCAGTTCAACATTTTAGAGCACAATCTTGTTCCTCCACATAGGGTCTTATCAAGTGATGAAGTTGCTCAAGTAAAGACCAAGTATAACATTGTCAATGATTCGCAGTTCCCAGACATTTCCAGATTTGATCCGGTGGCTCAGGTTATTGGAATAAGACCTGGTGAAGTTTGTGAGATTATTAGACCTAGCAAAACTGCAATTAATAGTTTTTATTATAGGATTTGTGTCTAATTATAAATTATAAAATTCTAATTGTATATATAATGGAAAGCTCAGACAATATTCTTGAAAAGTTAAATGCATATAAATCAAAATTTTATTCGGCTTTAGATGATTTTTCTCACTCATATGTAAATTACAAACTTTATCCTGGATACAGTGAAAATGAGAATATTTACGCAAACAATAAAGCTATTTTAGAATCTTTACAAGCGGATGTATTTGTTACCACTAACGACATTCAGAGAAATATAGATACACTTAACACTTTAATAGATGACTTAAACATTAAAATTAGTGCAGAAAAATCAAACAATAAAACTTTGCTATCTCAATTATCACAATTAACATCAAGTTCAAATGGCGCCGACTCGTTAATTGGTGAGTCTACTGAACTTTATAAAAAGCAGTGGTTATCAAATGTTACGTTGTTAATTGGAGTTTTTTTAATTTTAACAACTTTATTTAAAGTCTTTTCAAAGCCAGTTGCACAAGTTAAGAATGCAGTATAATTAAAAATACATTTTCTATATAAAATTATAAAAATGTATCATATAATTAGCAAACTTTACAAAACATATAACTTAAAAATGAAATCTCCAATTGTTCTAGCAAAGGATTTTCCAATTTTTAACAACCAATTGAAACTTTATGCGAATGAATCATTAAAAAAATCAATTAAAAAAATAGAGGACCAAAATAAAGAACAAGAATACAAAATTAAATTAATAGTGGCAAAAGCATTTAACGAGTATAATTATAAAAAAAATAACAAAAAAAATTATAACAATGAGAATGTTATAAAAATACTTATAGGTGCAACAACAATATCTTTCTCTTTATATTTAGTCTATTCTTTTTTGAAAACATAAAGAACATAATGTTTTCTTATTATATATAAATAATGGGCGAAGCCTCAAGTGACAATATTAATTCAAATCTTATTGCATTGCAAGCATTAGAAGGACAATATAGTAATAAGCTAACCGAATATGAAAGTGCATATGCCACATACATTAGCGCATTACAATCACAAAAAACTGGTTCTAGTAATTATGTTGTTTTGCCAGGACAAACTTATATGGGAACGGGAAATATTTCTGAAACTCCAAATACCACTGTATCAACATGCGAAGCATTATGTAGTGAAAATGCATTGTGTAGTGGCGCATCTTTTAATTCCACGTCAAAAGTTTGTAAATTAAGAAGTGGAAATAGTTTATTAACACCTGGTGCAACAAGTGATAATGCAATTATAACAGACATTAGACAAAAGTTAATAAATTTAGAGACAATAAATGCCCAGTTAATAGAAATAAATAATCAGATGACAACTTTATACACACAAATGCAGCCACTTGTATCAACACAGGCGGACACACTATCAAAAAATGACAAAAATTTAATGACACAATACAACACTTTAATTACTGAAAAAACAAAAATTAAAAAATTAATGGATGAATATAAAGACAATTACGCAGAATACTCAGAAAAAAGTATTTCAACCGACCAACAAAATTCTTCTTATTATTTGTGGTTAATTATAACTATTGTTTCTATTATATTGGTAATAAAGTTTATCTTTTTTCCTGAAGCAAAAGGCAATTTAGTTAGTGTTATACTTTGGACAGTTATTATTATATGCATAACATTATCAACAATTCATTTAAACAATCCATCATCATACGCTATATGGATAAGTTTAGTTGCAATTGTTTTAATGATGAAATCAAAATTGATACCTTCTATTTAATTTATAATTTGACATAATGTAAATATTTTTGTATGTATTTATATTAATGATAACCAACAATCAAAACAACAAATCAGCAACATTAAGACAAGGCTTAAATTTCAAAAATTATCAAAAAAGGATTGTTAATAATGTGGAAAAAAAAAACAAACAGCTTATTGAAGGGTTTACATCTGCTGAAAATATTAACATATCTAAAAATCTTATATCTCAGGTGGACATAGTCCAAAATGCTGCGAGAGAATTGGAAGAACTTAAGACACGTTTTTCAAGTGTTTTAAGTCGCTATCAAGTGGCAAATGCACAATTAATGTCTACAACAAACTCTTTTATAAATTCCCCTTTACCAAATAATTCAGAAGTTGGAAAAAATGTTTTTGTAAACTCAATTGTTCAAAACCCTAGTTCTGATTTTGTTGGAGCTTACGTAGATAATGCAAGCATGCCAACAATGACAAAATTGACTAAAAATACTGCTGGATATACTTTTGCTGATTGTCAACAAGCCGCTTTAGGTGCAGGAACTCAGTATTTTGGGTTGAGCCAAGCTAATGTTACCACACAGAAAGGCACATGTTCAACAAGTAACTCATTAAGCAACATAGAAAAATATGGACTTGCTGGTGTAAATTGTATTCAAGGGAGTGATAAAAATTTATATGGAGGAAACTTGACAAATGCAATATATCAAGTTCCTGATGCTCAATTTGTTGGGAACTATGGTGATAACCCTAACCGCGCAATGCCAACTTTTGCAAATGATGGAAGTAGAACATATACATATGAGACTTGCAAGGAATCCGCAATTGACGGAGGATTTAATTTATTTGGTTTACAATGGTATAGCGGAGGGAATAATGGATACTCGCAATGTGCTTTAAGTAACGATTTTACAGCTGCAACTCAATATGGACAAAGTGGCAGTCAATCTGTAAATGGAGAAGGAAAAACAGTTGGCGGCGGTTGGGCAAACGCTATTTATGAAGTTCAATCTAAAGGAACTTATATTGGTTGTTATAATGACAATGCTAATTCACCCGCAATGACTCCAGTAAATAATGGGTCTTCAACGTTTTCAGTTGATACATGCCAGCAGTATGCTATACAAAATGATTACAAATATTATGGCCTACAAGGTGGAAATGCAGGTTCATCAAAATGTTTTGTAAGTAATAGCTTAAAAGAATCACAAAAATATGGTGAATCAACTCCAACATCTAGTTTTGTAGATGGAAAGAAATATGGAAACAATCTAGTAAATTCTGTTTATAAAATTGCAGAAATGGGATTCCCTCAATATATGGGAAAAGTTGGTCACATTAACAATGATGGTTCATTATCAGAATATCCATCATCAATGATTAAAACAGTTAACAATGCGCCAACCATTATTGATAATGACATCAGTTGTTCGCCAGATATTACAAATATTAATAGCATTCAGTGGAAAAATTTTAATAAAATTAGTAATATGACACCAAATACAAAATGTGGACTAGGAACTGCAATTCAAGCAGACCAAAACTCAGTTGCAGAGTTAGGAAAACTATTAGAAGAAATTTCAGCAAGGATTATTTTTGTTATTAACTATTTAGAAGGTCTGGATTCTAATATAATTTCTCAGGTGGGTCTAAATAAACAATCATTAGACTCAATGATAAAAGAATATAATGAATATAACAGAAAATTTTTACAATATAAAACTTATGAATTTAAAAATATAACCGGTATATTGTCAGAAAGCGGCGTTGTTACCAAGCAAGAAAATTATACATATATTTTATGGACTACTTTAGCGGTTACATTTATAATAGCTTCTCTCGCAATGATTAGAAAAACGTATCAATAAGACGTAAAATTCACTAAAGTATATTGAATATATTATCTTAGTATATTCTATATAAATGATTATTACTAAAGAAGATGATAGTGCAGAATTAATTGGAGATATTCAAAATCTTCAAAATATAGAGTTAGATTTATATGATACTTTAGAAAAGGGCATTGCAAACAATACATTAACCGATGCAGACAAAACAACTATAATTGATCAAATTAACAAGGTATCTGACATGAGAATCAATTTATTTAATAATCTTAACAATTTAAATCAACATTATCAAGGAAGTGTTGTATCAAGTGGCTCTGTAATTCAAAATCAAATTAATGCTCTTAATGTGGTTGAAAATGAATTACGACAATCTGCGGCAGTTTTTAATGTAATCAAAAATCAAAAAAATAATATGCAAAGAATGGTTGAAATCAATACTTATTATGGAGAAAGATACGCTAATCATAAAAACATAATGAAAACTATAGTATATTTTTGCATTCCAATAATTTTATTAACAGTTTTAGCAAATATGGGGTTTCTCCCTAGAAGCATTTATGCATTTTTAATAATAATTTTATCTATTGCAGCAATAATTATAATTGGTGTAAAATTAATAAGGTCATTATCACATGACAATATGAACTATCAAGAATACACCTGGGGAACACAAGCGCCAACTACGCCTTCAATTGATACAAGTGACTCTAGAGGAAAAAATCCATGGTTTAGTATTGGAGCTAGTTGCGTTGCTCAAGAATGTTGCGATGATGGGTTTACTTACGTTCCATCACCAACAAATAAATGCGTTGCTAATAAAAATTTGCCTTCTGGGTTTACTCCTTACAACCCAAACCAAGCAGCGAGTGTTTCTTATCCCGCACCAGGAACTGCAACTTTTAATGGACTTCTAGGAAGCACTATTTAGAATAAGATTCAAAATTAAAAAATGCGGCTTCTACTCAAAGTGGAACATCTGTTTATAGATCTTTTTAAATTGTTTAATGGAGAAATTATTTTAAATTGTATTATTAAAAAACTAATAATAATAATATAATATAACATCAATGTCATTAAATCAAAATCAATTAAACAGTCTAGCTTTACAACAACAACAAACAACGGCACAAGTTAATAGTCTAATTTCAAAATCCGCTGACGCATTAACGTGTGGACCAAGTTGTCAGAAAACAAGAATGGCTGATAAATTACACCAAAATTTTTTAAACGCTCAAGCAAACGTTGAGACAGCACCATTTAAATTACAGGAAGCAGAACAACAATATTACACATTCACACAAGGAACTGCTGGTTATGGTGCTGTTCGTTCAAACGCGTTTTCTCAGCAAGCAACACAAGCAACAGAATCTGCCACAACAACATTTCAAACGGGATTTGATGATGCTACATATTTAAATGCAATATACAACACTTTGAGCACTACTTATCAAAATACGTTTGAATTATTAAAAAAATACTTAGAGGATAATGCTGAATTGCAAGACCAAATAAATGAGATAAATACAGACACTGTTACAAATGACCGAAAAACTTATTACGAAAGTCAAGGATATGATAAATTAAAAAGCTGGTATAAGTTGTTTGCGTGGATATATTTTTTTCTTTTAATAATTTATTTTATTGGAATATTTTTGGCTGGCAGCAGTTATAGTTTTATTGCCAAATTTGGAATACTTATTGCGCTCATAATATATCCATTTGTAATTAACTACGTTGTTATGTTCGTGTATAATAGCTTACATCGTATTTATAGTTTGTTACCCAAAAATGCTTACATAACTTTGCAAAAAAGTTAATTAATTTAGACTTTGTAATATTTTTATACCTTTTAACATTTCAATATTATATTATTATATTATTATATTATTATAAAATGTGTTGGAATCAACATGTATCATTAAACACTTTTTTATTTAGTATCTTTGTATTGTTGCTTATTATATACAATAACGCTTTTACGCAGTACAAGATTAAATATTTAAATAATCACTGGATTTATCTTTTCTTTGCTTCATTCATATTTATGCAATTAATAGAATTTTTCATTTGGAGAAACGTTGATAATAAATTTTTTAATAATATATTTTCTACAATGGCTGCGTTACTAATTTTTTTACAGCCAGTGGCGAGTCTCATGTTGCTATCAAATGTTCCACTAAGAAATACGTTATTAATGATATATATAACAACTGCAGTGCCTTATTTTATTTACAAGATTTCAACCAAAACTATGTATTCAACAGTAAGTAGAGAAGGGCATCTTAATTGGTTATTCTTTAACAATAACTTATTACCATTTTTATGGTGGTTATTTTTCTTTTTATTTAGTTTATTCTACGAGAGACAATGGTCTGGTTTCTTATTTGGATTTTTATCTATGTGTATATTTTATTATAATTTTGCAAAGCAACGCACATTTGGTTCAATGTGGTGTTGGATTGTAAATTCAATTATGATTTATTATGCAGCTTATTTATTAATTTATTTACCATTTTGCGTGAAATGAATAAAAAATATATAAATTTAAAAAATATAATTATATATTTTAACTCGTGATTATCTACAATTTAATTGCCCAAGTCATCAACTTCATTGGATTGGTCCTGGTCTGGATAAACAATTTGAACATTTAACCACCCATCCTTCTTTGATTTGCCAAATTTCTTATCCATGTATTCACACAGTTCAACTCCCTTAGGAGCTTTTCTGTTACCTTGTTGCTCCTGGAACCAAATCTTGAACTGTTCACACAACTCTCGCTTGCCAATTCTCTTGCCCTCTTTTCTGGCAACCATTTCACTCACAAATCCTGAAATGTGATCCTGTCCTTGACGATATTTATTAGACGCTGCCATGACAATATCGCAGTTTTCTACTACACCTTGAGTCTCAAAAGCGCGCTTTACAAGCATGCTCGCAAATACTGGAGACCATGATGGAAGCTTTTCCTTCAATTTGGGGTCCTTGGGGAATTGATATTCGCTATCATCTTTTGGGTCCTCAGGATTTACAAATTTTGACATGAAATCGCATAAACGAATACGTCTCCACGTTCCATCGTCGTTGCTTCCTACCTCAAACAACATATTTAAACAAACCACCAAATGGAATTGTATGCTAAACTTTTCTGATTCGCAATACAATGCACGAGCTGTCATTGATGAATCACCAGTAAGCTGTTTCATCATACCCTCATTTATTTTTGTTTCCTTTGAAGGCTCTTGCATAACTGCATAACGCACACCTTTCAATTGCATAACCTCCGAAGAAGTTCCACCAACACCAACTCGCTTTTCAGTAACAAGTGTTACAGGAACAATTCCAGCATATTCACCAAGAGTCAACGCCATCAAATCAGTCAACAACGATTTTCCGTTAGATCCATTTCCACGATAAATGTTGAACGTTTGGTTAATATTCTCACCAATAAGAACAGACGACAAATGGTCCCACATATATCTGTTAAGAGATTTAACTGGAAATAGTTGTTCCATAAATGTTATAATCTGGCTAGCAATCGCACCATCCCTTTCTGCGTTGAATGCGTTATAGTGAATTCCTGTCGTCTTGGTGATATAATCTTGAGGATAACCATCGCGGAAAATCTTGTTCTTCAAATCAACTACGCCATTTGTGAAGCAAAGCAGGTATCGGTTCTCGTCCATTTTCTTGACAAATTCCTCATCATAGAAGATTTCTGCGGCCTCCCTAAAAATGTTGCTCTTGTCAGCAGTCTTTTTTAATTTACACGACAATTCCGAAACGTGTCTAATCTTCTTTTTAAACTGCTCATATCTTTCGTCAGTAGATTCAAATGCGGACATTTGATTAATATAAACCTTTTGCTGATTCTGATACAAATTATACATTTCTCTTGATATTGACAAACGCAAGGAGTGCCCCAAATCTCGCTCCCAATGATGATTTCTGAAAACAAACCATGTTTTGTTTGCAATACTGCTGCAAATATACTTGTCCTTGAACATCTGATGCAAAACCATTGCAAAGTCATAATCAGTAGGAGTGTTAATAGTCTCCTCTAAGAAATGCTGAACAGTGTTTTGCTTCACTTTTTGATATTCCTCAAACGCGTCTTGCTTTGCCCAATACAAAATGGAACGCTTTGTGATTCCGTCCGGTCTATGTCTAAAATCCTTCTTCCATCTCACATACAAATCTGGAATCGTTTTGTAATCAAAATCACTAGCCTTACTGCGCAACATGACCCATGACAGGAAGAGACGTTCATCTGTATGCTTTAAACCAAACGCGACCATTGTGTTCAAATTATGAGAACCTGGTTCATAGTATTTTGCAGGTAAAATCTGCGTGTATTCATGAACTTCCTTGATATTATACTCGCTCAAATTCATGTCCTTGAATACATTATCAACCGCGCGTTGCAGCATTTCTGCGTTTTTTATGTCCTCCAGCGAAATGGTTTCTGCTTCATCATTATCATAAGACACAAGCAACTTCAATTTAGTGTTTGATGTAACAGTTCGCTTTGGTTTTATTTGACTTTTCATTTCTTCATATTCTCCTTTAATCTTTGGATTCAACTCAAATACAGTATGCTCAGAATATCTTGCAGAAACCTTATGCAAATCTTTTGAAATTTTAAATGAGGTTTTAATATCCTTCTCATCCATCATAAACTCGCTATCTGATGAATCATATGTAATTGAATAATATTGCGTCAATTCATACGCCATATTTCCTGGTTTTCTTGAACCAAACACCTGCCAATTTGTGGTGCCTTTGCTGATTCCCTCATCCAAAACAGCCTCCCAACTATTAATAATAGGAAGGTCCCAAATCTCGTGAATCTTGGTCAAAACCTTCTTACGCAAAAGCATCTGCAAAGAATGTTCCATTTTAATACCAATAATTATATGAACACCATCTTTTGTCAATGATTTATCGGCTAACCTGTTTACGTCTGGTTTTTCAAAAACATAAATTGGAAACGGCTTATTCTCTTCAAAAATAAAGAATTCCTTAAGTAGTTCCAAATACACCAAATTAATTATATCAATAATATGGTCCTTTGTATGCTGTCTGGTTTCAATATCGTAACTATATCTGAAGTCAAAATCAAGCAAAATTGGGCCGCCCGTTTCCATTTGCTTTTCTGTTAAATATTCCATTTTTCTATTGACAAACACTGCTTCATGATAAAGGGACCAAAATGTTGGTTCCATTTCTTTTGGAATTATATATGAACCTCCATAAATACCTAGTTCTTTGCTGGGGATTCTTGTATGAGTTAATGAAATATTCACCCCTTCGCGTTTTTCCGAGTTAGCATTATGCTTTGAAAGAAATTCATTTAAATCTTTGAAATGCGTTTGTTGAGGGTCCATCTTTGTTGTTGGTATTATATGTTGATATTTTTCTATTTCGTTTTTTTTTATTAATTACAATAAATTCAACATACATAGTTTAACCAATATCTTATAATATTATTACTGAAATATATATAGAAATAATACAATATATTTTATAAATATGTCTTCCGAAAAAACAACAGTCCTAACAAAGGATACTATAACTAGATTGTTGCGTGATATAAAAGGTATTATGAAAAACCCACTGACTGAAAATGGAATTTATTACACACATGATGATACTGATATTTTGAAAGGATATGCATTGATTATGGGTCCTTCAGACACACCTTATTTTGGAGGTAATTATTTTTTTGAGATTAACTACCCTGCAAATTATCCACATAGCCCCCCGCAAGTTGTTTACTGCACAAATGGTGACAATATTCGTTTTAATCCTAATCTTTATAAATGTGGAAAAGTGTGTGTTTCTATTTTAAATACATGGCGAGGAGAACAATGGACATCTTGTCAAACTATATCCACGCTTTTGTTAACACTTTGCACACTATTATGTGAAAACCCACTTTTAAATGAACCAGGTGTTACAACAACACATAATGATTTTAAAAATTACACAAAGATTATTGAATACAAGAATATTGAAATCGCCATTTTAAAAATGATTAATAGAGTGCCAGGTGTTTATCCTGAAAAGTTTGATTTTTTTTACTCAATTGTAAGGGAGAATTTCATTAAAAATAAAGATTCGCTTTTAAAGTATTTAGAAGACAAAGCTCGTGAAAATTCAAAAGCAGAGCAAATTACTACTAGCATTTATGGCATGAACGTTACAATAAATTACCCTAATCTTTTAAATTCATTTAAGGAATTAACTGAATATATAAATTGAAATTTGTCAAGAATATTAATGTTTAAAATAAAATTGAATTAAATAAATAATGTAATGTATTAATATATAGCCAATATGCACTTCTGTAGTTCATGCAAAAATATGTATTATATTCGTATTGATAGTGAAAACCCTAATAAACTTGTTTATTATTGTAGAAACTGTGGAAATGAAGACTTAAATCTTGATGTTGATAATATTTCAGTATCAAAAATTCAAGTCTCAAAAGGCGAGCAAAAATTTAACCACATCATTAACAAATATACCAAGCTTGACCCCACACTACCAAGAGTTAGCAAAATATTGTGCCCAAATGCTGAATGCGAGACAAACACTCAAAAAAAGCCCAGAGAAGTTATTTACATTCGCTATGACGATGTTAATATGAAATACATATATATGTGCTCAACTTGTGACACAGTTTGGAAAACAGATGATCAGAATTAATTTACTGTTGGCCTGTTGCAAATTTAGAAATATTATAAAAAACTTAAAATCATTTTTTATAAATCATTTATAATAAAAAATTGATTCAAGTTATTTAAAAGTATCTTTACTTAATATATCAAAGCATGATTCGCAAAGACAAAGAACCTTTATATTCTGATTCAGAATCTGATGAGGAGGAACTTGATGAAAATGAAGAGGAACAGGAGGAAGTTACTGAGGAGCAAGATGATCCAGAAGAAGAGGAAGAGCAGGAAGATCAGGAAGAGTCCGATGATGATGAAAATGTAGAAGAAAAAAGTGTAGCAGATGAAGAAGAACATGATAATGAAAGTGACAACGAATACTCTGCTAAAAATATTCCTCAACTTGGTGGAACAAATGAGGATGAAGATGAAGATGAAGATGATTACGATGATGATAATTCACCATATTTACAAAAATTTAACGCAGAGATTAACCGAAATTACATTGTAGATTTTCATCCAGAATGCACTATTAATAATTATGACGAGATTAACGCACTAACATTTGTTGTTCGTGATAAAAATAACAACATCGTTGATGAATTGCATAAAACCATTCCATTTATGACAAAATATGAGCGAACACGCATTATTGGTCAGAGAGCTAAACAAATAAATTCTGGTGCTAAGGCGTTTGTTAAGGTTCCTGAAAATGTTATTGATGGGTATTTAATTGCAGAACTAGAGCTTTATCAAAAGCGTATTCCATTTATTATTAGACGTCCTTTGCCTGGAGGTGGATGCGAATACTGGAATCTGAAAGATTTGGAAATAGTGTCCTTCTAGACAAAATATAAAGATTATAGTTTAAATATTTATATTTAATAAATAAATATGGAAGAACACAAAGTTATATTGTTTTGTGTATATCATAAAAGTTTTCATGAAACTAAACCAGATAGCAATATTTTTTATTTTGGTGTTAATGAAATATATGAAAAACACAAAGACAGAGACAACATAATTTTGGAATACGAATTAGAAAAATACAATCCTTTCTTACAAAAAAGGGGTTATATGGAAACCTCTGCATATTTACATGTTTATTGGAACAACTTATATAAAGATAAGGAAATGATTGGATTTTATCAATATGACATGAAAGTTAATACTAATTTAAATTACCTTGAAAAAGACACCATTTATCTATTAAACTCCGGAAGAAAAATTGTTGAAAATAATAAATGGAATCATTTTATGTTTCCACAATACAGGAATTTGAATTTTTTGATTAACAGTTATAACAAACACTTCAGTAAAGATTATTCAATAAATTCTTTGGAGAATTTGCCATTAACTCTATGGCAAACAAATATTTATCCTATTAAAATTTATGAAAAATTATGTAAATGGTTAGAAGTATTAGTAGAAGATATTTATCCATGGTCAAATCAACCACCATATGAAACGCATTTTGGAAGCATTGGAGGTTACACAGAAAGAGCGTTGGGAATCTTTAACGCATTTGAAATATATGAAGGTACAAAATATAGCAATTTAGAAATAATGTCTATTAAAAATAACACTGAAATTGTTAAAGAACAATACAATATTGAATCATTTTTAAATAATTATAGTCAAGACATTCACGCCAAATTTATTGAGAATATAACTGGTGATTATGATGATGCAAACTATTCCATGTTTAAAGCTCAGTGTTATTTGAATGGAATTTTTTATACATGCGAAAGAATAAATAAAAATGGGAAAAATGGATTGTATTTTAAAAGAACATGTGATAACAAACATACTGAATGTGCTTTTGATATAGAAGGCGAGGACCCCAGAATATTCACATTAAATGAAAACGTTTATGTTGTGTTCATTTGCATTTCACCTTATATGAACCAAAAAAGATGCATTGGTATATCTTCATTTGATAAATGGAACCCTGTTTTTTTGCAAGTAGAAAATATGAATAAAAACGACATTGAAAAAAATTGGGCTCCATTTGTAAAAGACAATAAATTATACTTTGTTTATAATTACGACCCTCTAGTAATACTTCATTATGATTTTAATCCGAATGGTATATGCACAGTTGTTTTCAAACAAAACAATTGTATTTTGCCAATTAATACATCAACTACATATTTAAGAGGTGGTAGTAACTTAATTCATTATAAAGACGAATACTATATAGGCGGGTGTCATTCAAGAATTTTAAAAGAGAGTTTTGAACATTATACCCATATTATTTTATTAAATACAAATACATGGGAATTAGTTTATGTCTCAAAACCAGTAATGTATATTTACAAAATAAAAGATAAATTAAACGCTTTTTGGGTTTATCCTGGATACAAAAAGCAGATGGATACGTTTAATAATATTTTAGTGGATAAAACACCGCATATAATACAAGATCCTATAAGTTTATACATAAAAGATGAAAAATTTTATATGAGTATAAATGTTAGAGATTGTGTTTCTTTATTATATGAGTTATCATTTTCTAATTTATTTGATTTTATAAAAACCAATAACAATGTTGGATACTATGATAACTATATAAAAGATACAATAATTAAAATATAGAATTTTTTCAAATTATTTTATTATCTAAAAATAGTTTATTTTTTTTTGCATCATTATATCCATTTTCAAATAAATCGTTAAAATTGTATTTTGATCTAGAAAAAAGAGTTGTGTAATCAGAAATATTTGAACGAAGTCTCAATAACTTTTCTACATATGTTTTTTGAATATTTTCTTGATTATCATCTTTCCACATTTCCGGAGTTATATGTAATGTTGGTTTAATTACATTCAAATATGGATACTTGCTAAACCCTCCATCAAACGTGTTCATATTCTGATATTTATTCAAAAAGGTTTTACCTGTTATATAAGGAATATGAGAACTAGCAATACAGCAATTTAACGCATCTTCCAAAGTATTAAAATCCGAAAATATAAGAGTCTTTATTTTCATGTTTTCAAAATTTGTTACTCCAATAAACAATTTTTTCAAGTCAAAATCATCTTCAGAATAATTATTTAACAATTTGTATTTAATAATATATTCCAATTCATTAATTGAAATTGCATTATTCAATTTATCATCCAATATTTTAATAACTAATTCTAGAGGGTCGTGTTTAAACGTCATAAATAATGAATTCCATGCACCCGCAGACGCTCCTGAAAATATATAATTGTCTAAGTTAAAATTCTCCTTAATAAATGCACTAGTTCCTAGCATATAAAAACCTTTGAATCCTCCAGGTGAAATAGAAATTAGCTTCTTATCATTAATATACTTTTCGTCTTTTAAATACAAAGTATGCTCTTTGCACAACCATTTATTTTCATTTGAATTTATATTTATACAATCATCGTTTATTGAAAATGAATTAATTAATTTTGGTAAAATTATATGTCTTCCGATTAGCTTTGTTGAAAACATTTTATTTAAAAATAAAATTAACATTGTTATAATATATATTAACTTGATTAACATTTAATATTATTTGTTATATTTTTTTTTGTTATTTTCAAAAATTAACAAATAGTTAAATATGTCCTCAAAAGAATTCTAAGATAATATCATCCAAAACTACCCACTATAAATTTTCATAAAAGTTAATAAAATAATATTTGTATACTTTAATAAATGAAACTTGACACATTTTCGTTAGTTTTTAAATTATCACTCTTAGTAACGCTTATTTTAAGTTTTTATATTTTTTTACGTTCCGTATTTTATAAAGACTATGAGAAAAGAAGACTTTTTGATGCATGGCAATTTCCAATGTTATTAGCATTGTATATTGACGCTGTGTATATTATAAAACCTTAAGCAATAATCGTTTATTATTTTTAAATCAAATATTTACAAATAATAATATATTTAATGAAAGTTGCATTATGTTTTATAATTAGTTACGCACATATTGTAAACAAAGAACAAATTTGGATTGATTGGATAGAACCAAATAAGGATATTATTAACGTATATTTTCACTATAAAAATTATTCACAAATTAAATCAGAATGGATTAAAAAACACGCATTACATCCAAAATGTATTGTTGAAACAGATTATATGCACGTTGTTCCGGCATATTTAGCATTAATGTCTTTTGCAATAAATCACGACGAACAGAATCAATGGTTTTGCTTTCTAACTGATTCATGTGTTCCAATTATGTCTCCTTTAAAATTCCGTGAATTATTTCTTGAGAATTATTCAAAAACTATTATGAGCTGGAGAAATGCATGGTGGAATACAAAGTTCTGTAAACGAGCAAACCTGCAATTATTAAAGGAAGAATTTCATTTGGCAAATGATCCCTGGTTTGTAATGAAGAGAGAAGATGCAAAGAAAAGTATTGCATATTCAAACGTTAATGCTCATATTTTCAAAACAATATGCAGCGGAAGTGTCGCAAATGAAAGTGTATTTGCAATAATGTTACACACTTTTAATGAACTTCAAAATGTTAAATCTTGTGTTACGCATGCAACTGATTGGTCTAGAATGACAAGTGCTACAAGTCCTCATGTTTTTAAAGAAGGAAATACTGTAGACATGAAGTTTATTACGACTTCTACGGAAACAAATCGCTATGCAATGTTTTTGAGAAAAGTGGATAAGTGTTTTCCTGACAATAAGTTATTAGAATTTATTTATAAGAAAGATGAAAACGAATTGAAAAGGCGTTCAAAGGTTGCAATGTTAGAGAGAAAGTTATTTTTTCTCTCACTGTTTAATAAAATTGTGATAAACTTTAAACGTTATGGCCATTTCTTGGTAGTATTGCCTTTTATAATTTTTTTTTTGCGACTGAATTCTTCATTCCGTCTCTTTTAGGTCGGTTTCTACTTTTTCAGCATAAATTTCAGAATAAGAAGTTCCCCATATCTTAAATGCTGTCATATAAAGGCGTTCTTCTCCCACCAATGAAGCATTCCAAGATGTGATAAAACCATCGTGCCAATTGCCGTCTTTTTCTTGGGTTATGCTTTCTATTTCAAATGCTTTTGATTTATCAACTACACCCTTAAAAATCTTATATATTTTATCTCCAGGTTTCAAGTCCATTTTATGCATATTATTATGTCAATCATTTAAATTGGTATAATAGATAACTTTTTCTCTCTTGGATTGGATTCTAAAAGTTAGAAAGTTGGTTGATATTTGGTTCTAATAAGGAAAGTATCAACGTTTATGTGTCTTGGTTTTGAAACACAGAAGGTCTTTAAATAGTCCAGAAAATAATATATATTTCAAAAAGTGAACTTAAAGACCCTGGCGGAAATTTCGAATAAAAAAGGGGCAAAAGTGTTTCCAAAATTCAAAAATGGACAAAAATAAATGTCCAATTTTCAAAAACGGAAATACTTTATGAAAAAAGGGTCAAAAATTCGCCATTCTGAGCATTATGGTCTGGCCCACCAAAAAAATCATTTAAATTTTGTTACGATAATTTTTTAGTATTTTTGGCGAAAAAAACTTAGGGGTTTTTTCTATTGCTATATTAAGCAATGTTTGTCAATGAAATCTCCCCAAATAAACCCCTGATTTTTTTATGCGAAAAGTGTCACTTTAATACGTATAATAAAAAAGATTACACAAGACATCTTAACACGAAAAAACACATCGGCAATATTTGTCAAGGTTTTTCAATGGATTTTACCCAAAAAAACCCAACATCATCTTATGCTTGTGAGTGTGGAAAGAGCTACAAGGACTCATCAGGATTATGGAGACATAAGAAAAAATGCAGCGAATCCGTAAAAAATGAATCAACCGAAGAAGAAACCGTTGCACCAACTACAGATATGTTTATGAAATTATTAAACCAAAATATGGAACTCATTAAACAAAATCAAGAGTTCAAAAACTTATTGGCGGAACAAAACAAAAATATGTTTGAAATTGCAGGCAAAATTGGAGGCAATATGAACAACTCTAATAATACAACTAATAACAATAACACAAATAATTTTAATTTACAATTCTTCTTGAATGAACAATGCAAAGATGCGCTCAATATTGGCGACTTTGTTGAACAGATAAAGCTACAGTTGTCAGATTTGGATATGATTGGCAGAGTTGGCTACGTAGAGGGGATGAGCAAGATCTTCTTGCGGAACTTAAAAGCACTTGATGTCTTCAAAAGACCCATTCATTGCAGTGATTTGAAGAGAGAAACATTGTATATTAAAGATAAGGATTCTTGGGAAAAAGAGAACGGTGAAAATATCAAGATTACACGTGCTATAAAAGAAGTTGAACACAAAAACATTAAACAACTCCCTAAATGGAGAGAAGAAAACCCCACAGCAGAAGATAGTGAAACTAAGAAACATATGGAATATCAGAACATCTTATTAGAAGCTATGGGCGGTTCCACATTAGAGGATGATGATAAAAAGAGAGAAAAAATAATAAGAAATATTGCAAAGGAAGTTGTTATTGAGAAAAAATAATATATATTTCCGAAAAGTGAATTTAAAGAACCTGGCGGAAATTTCGAATAAAAAAGGGTCAAAAGTGTTTCCAAAATTCAAAAATGGACAAAAATAAATGTCCATTTTTCAAAAACGGAAATACTTTATGAAAAAAGGGTCAAAAATTCGCCATTCTGAGCATTATGGTATAAAAAAGTTTTTAAACCCAAAAAAAATTGTGATGCTAAAATTTAAGTATTTTTATGAAAAAGCTTTAGGAACTTTTTTCACTAGCCTATATATGGCTAGTTTGGCTAGTTCAGAAGTTCCAAAAAGTTCCGTAAATTTTTATTGTAAAAAATGTGACTATAATACATGTCGTAAAAGCCAATATGAAAGACACATATTGACACCAAAACACCAAAATGCTAGTAAATGCTATGTTTTGGCTAGTAAAAAAGTTCAAAAAAAGTTCCTTTGCAATTGTGGTAAGGAATATAAGCACGATTCTAGTTATTATAAGCATAAGAAGGTTTGTCCAGAAAATTTAATTACTGCAAGCGAATCAAATTTACAAGAAACTTACGTGCCAACACCATCAAATGATATTGTCGCAATATTATTAAACCAAAATATGGAATTAATAAAACAAAATCAGGAATTCAAAGACTTGATTTTAGACCAAAATAAAAAAATAATGGAAATTGCAAAGGAAGGAAAGACCATTAACAATAACACAACTAATAATAACCAATTTAATTTGCAGTTGTTTTTGAATGAACAATGTAAGGACGCTCTCAATCTAAAAGACTTTGTGGACCAAATTAAACTGCAATTGTCGGATTTGGATATGATTGGTAGAGTTGGATACGTTAAGGGAATGAGCAAAATCTTCTTGCGGAACTTGAAGGAGCTTGACGTATGCAAAAGACCAATTCATTGCAGTGATTTGAAGAGAGAAACATTGTATATTAAAGATAAGGATTCATGGGAAAAGGAAAATGGAGAAAATGTGAAAATTAAGCGCGCTATAAAAGAAGTTGAACACAAAAACATTAAACAACTCCCTAAATGGAGAGAAGAAAACCCCACAGCAGAAGATAGTGAAACTAAGAAACATATGGAATATCAGAACATCTTATTAGAAGCTATGGGCGGTTCCACATTGGAGGACGATAATAAAAAGCGCGAAAAAATAATAAGAAATATTGCAAAGGAAGTTGTTATTGAGAAAAAATAAAATTTTTTATTTTTTATACCTTTCATAATATTTATTGATTTTTATTACTTTTCATTGTTCTAATACGTATCCATAATCAGATGTGAATATTTCTCAACTTTACTTTTTTCCTTTATCTTGCCATTCTTAAAGCGGTCAAACTTTACTACTGTGATACGAATACATGGGCGAAACCGAGGTTCATTGGGAGATATTCCTCTTATGGTTGCGTATCCAGACCTAATATAGTGGTTATCGTTCAAGAATCTAACGACGAATCTTGAGGTATCATAAGGGAAATCCATTAATTTATCTCGTCTATACTTTTCTACTAACATATTTATACGAGGGTCGTTCTTTGGTATTTGAAATATTAGTTTGCCATTTCTCTCTTTAACATGATTTGAATATGTTAAAATATTATAGACAATATCCATCGGAAGTTTGGAGAAGTCTGGCATAGTGTCTTGGTTTGTGATGTTGATTGTCCAGCAATTGATAAAAGTGTTTCAATTTTTTCCTGTTAAAAATGAATGTGAAATAAGAATGTTCAAGAATTAGATTCAAACACCTCAAAAGATATAAACTTGCTGTCTCTGTGAAAATCGTGAAATTGAACATTAATAAATTTTACATTTGCGTGAACTTTTTTGTCTTTAATTTTTTCACTCATTTGTAAAAGAAACTGACTTAATTCAAGTACTTCTGTCGCTCTTATATTCATTGAGTGCATTTTATTCATTGCCTCTAGTTCAGATGAAATAAATATACTTCCAATCTTTTGTATAGCAAATAACATTGCTATTTTTGTATGTATTTCAGGAGCCAATGAATAACACTGAATTAGTTTTAAAATTGTATTTGACAGTCGGTCAACGTCATATGTTGGAAATTCTGATAAAATCCCATATGATTCTGGGAAAACAATTGCATGAAAATCAATATTTTCTTTTTCAACAGCTTCTTTTATATTTTTATTATTGCCATTATTTATAAACTTAAATATGTTAAATCCCAAACGTTGTATAGCCGGCGCACGGATTTCGCGCTTTCCCAATGTCATATTTGTAGATGTAGATGTAGATGTAGATGTAGATGTAGATGCACATGATTCACAGGATAATTCCATTTTATATCTTGATTTGTAGTTACTGAACAATTAAATAAAATGATTTCATTTTTTTTTAAATAAAAAAAATAAAATTAAAAACTTTTAGTGGTCTAACTTTCCGGAGCATATTTACAATTATCGTCTTGGACAATCTTTTCATAGTGATATTTATTGGCGTCCAAGTAACTTTTAACCGAATTTGCATATTCATCATAAAATTCTTCAACGTTTCTTGCAATAACCCATAAAGAAATTTTAGAGGGAACAGTAATTATGCTGTATTGATACTGATCGTTTTTTTCCTCACCCAACTTCACAACCCAATATGGACCATCAAATGGTGTTCCTTGTAAATATACAGTAAGTTTTCCAGGTTCACTTGCATTCTTATAATAAGCGTATCCTGAAATCTGTTCTAAATTTACATTCTTATCTAGTTGAGAATTTAACACACTGACGCTTCCATTTGACAATATACCATAGTCGGCTGTTAAACAAGTTCCGTATCCTTGAAAGATTTCATTAGTAGGTGCACCCAAAACCTGATACCAACGACCAGTATATTTCTCAACATCTAATTCTGGAACTGTTACAGGACCAAACGCTGATACAGTAGCAAACAAAAAATATAAGGTTTTCACAATATTCATTATATATTATAAAAACAGTTTATTTTTATATTGTTTTATTTCTTTGATTTTCTTATTTATTGTTTCTTGTTTTAACACTTCCATCTATTGGCGCATTCAATACAAGTTACAAATGTTGTCATTGGCTCATCTGCTGACCTTGTCTGCATCTGATAATATGAGCACTTATTTGAATGACACTTGCGACATTTGAATGTGTCCGTCATTGCCTCCTGTTGCGTGTCATACTTGGATTTGTCCTTCTTAATCTTAGCTTTAATAAGCGCGTCCCACTTCTCTGGTTGCATTTCTTGATGCGTCATAAATGCAAGATTTTTTACAGTAACGGTTCCATCCTTTACCGACGTTAGAAGAGCCTGCTTTCCTAAGTTAATATAGATTGTTCGCAACCGGTCCAAATAAATTTGCACGTAATATGGGTTGTCCCACTTCTTTACAACTTTGCGATTATTGGCCTCCTTCAACGCATAATTGTAAATTCCTTTTTCCAAATTGATGGCCTTCTTTTCGCTTTCAAGAAGTTCTTGAAGTTTGCCGCGAATATTATTTCTAAAATATTCAGGATTATCAATCTTGCGCATGTTATAAGATATATACAATTATTATGTTTATATCTTAATCAATTTTTATTTTTACCACCTTTAAGCCCTTTGGGCGACAGTCGCTTTGCTTAAAGGTGTTACCAAAGGAATGACATAGTTCTTTATATTATTTTTCTGTAAACATTTATTCTTTTACAAAGACAGTTTATGCTTCATCTTCTTCACTACTTGAATCGTATTCTTCTTCACTAAGTTCCGAACCAATATCCTCAAGTTCCAAGTTCTCTTCCTGACCTTCCTGTTCTTCTTCGTCCTCTTCATCATCTTCATCATCATCACTTCCATATTCCTCTTCTTTATCATCACTGCTATCACTATCAACAACAAAGCCATCCTTTAAATATCCATGTTTAGTCTTCTTAGAAGCAGGAATACTATCAAGTTCATCCTCTTCTTCCTCATCTTGCTCACATGTTGCAGCCAAATCCTCAAATCCTCCAAACAACTTCTCATACATCTTTTCCCAGAGCTCCAATGAGAGCGAAGTTAGTTCCCAATTATTTTCATCCTTCTTAACACTGCATACAAGCGCACAACTTCCAAAGAATAATACAGTGTCTACTGGTGGGGGGAAATCATATTTATTTTCAGAATTTGCCTTGCCTTCAGCCTTAGCAAATACAGCAACAACGTATTTCTTGCCATCCATTTTAACACCCCATTCAGTCTGTTTTACAAAACCATCAGACTTCTTGAATCCACACTTCTTATATAATTCATCTTCTTTGTATTCTTTAATTGTGAGAGATTTCAAAGAAGCAGATTTATCAACGATAATTACGGAGATATTTTGGGCCATGTCCAAGTATAATAAATCATTGTGAATAGGTTTAAATAGTTTCGCATATAAATATAAAAGTCTTAATGACTACTAAAATATATATTAAAGACTTTGATACCATTTCATTAAGGAAAAAGTTATCAAAATTGGATGAGTATTTTAGGAATAAGGAAATTACAGTTGAAATGGTTTCACCTGAAGGATTGTTTACAATTGAAGATAATAAATTATTTAGATTGAAACCCGTTGACAAGAAGATTATTGAGTGTGAATTTGAAGGTTTTACACTATTGTTTGATAATAGTTATTTTGAAAAGGAATTTGTATTCTCTCACGTTCCATATGACCATATAATAATTGATGTAGTAAAATTCTATTATGGAGAGGAAAACTTGGGTAAGAAATCTTTTTTAAGATTTGTCGTTGAAGGAATATATGACAATTGTTTGGAGGTTGATAAATCAAAAGATAAGTATTTTGGGTTTTTGCCAACTAATTTTTATTTTTTAGCAAACGAAAGTTTTGATAATGTTTTGGTTAAAAAAGAACTTAATGTGTTTTTATCTATGTTAAAGTAATATCATATTATTATATGCTATTTTGGACATTACAAATTACTGTTATTTCTATTATTTTAATATTTCTTGTTCATCATCTAATACTTTTTTTTAAAAGTACATTAACTGTTCCAAAAGTAAAAGATTTAGTTAACGCACCAGCGCAAAAGTATGAAAATATTTATAATACTATTTCTTCAAGAGACTATACAGATAATTTGTTACCAAGCAACGATGGATTAGTTCCGACACCTCTTCACGACGTTAAATCTATGAAGGATGAATTGAAAAGTTTTTTAAAAAGCAAAGCAATGTCTAGTGATGTAGGAACTACAAATATAGCAACTCTAGATTCAGTTTCATATTCATCGCCTAATTTTTCAAGTTACTAATATTTTATAAAATACCAAAAATACCAAAACATTAGTAAACGAATATAAAGGTAACATATCAATATTTCTATTGAATGAAATTATCGGAAACAGAGCAAAATTTTCTGCTTAAAAGTTTTCCAAATATAGAACTTTCTTATGAAACAATTGTGCATAAGAAGGTTTATAATTCAAATTACGTTCTTACAATTCCCGAGGGGCAAAAGTGTTTTGCCTGGTTCACTATTTTTAAAACACAAAATGTATGCGTTTTACTTGAAATCAGTGAAAATAAAAGGATAAGTAGAATAAATATTGTTAGCGCGTGTTTTCAACAAGAACTCTCTTATGGAACCATATTTTATGGCACCTTTTTTAGTTGTAAGAATAAAAGATATTTTGCAACAGAAGACATTTATTATTATAAGGGAACCAACGTTGCAAAAAATATATTCAAAGAAAAGCTAGCAATTTTTAAAACCATTTTTACGTCAGAAATAAAGCAATTGTCTTATTTTGAAAACACTATTATTTTTGGATTGCCTATTATTTCAAATTCGTGCGATGAAATTCTAAGAACAGTTGCTGTTTTGCCATATAAAACCAAACATATTCAATTTAGGAGTGACAATGATGCAAAAATCAACAACCTATCATACCCTATCTCTGATACACATGTTGAAAATATTTGTTCAAAACCGCCTTACAGAAATTATTTGAAGAGAGAAATAGTTTTCAAAATTAAACCAGATATTCAAAATGACATTTATCATTTGCATTACTATGACAATAATTCAACTGAAAATATTTTTGACGTTGCATATATCCCAGATTATAAAACAAGTGTTATGATGAACCGATTATTCAGAAAAATCAAGGAGAATGCTAATTTGGATTCATTGGAAGAAAGCGACGATGAAGCAGAATTTGAAGACGATAGACCAGATAAATTCGTGTTCTTAGAAAAGTCTTATAATATGGTTTGCACGTGGAACAATAAGTTTAAAAAATGGGTACCGTTAAGGCTAGCACAAAAGGGTGATAAGATTATCACGAAGAAAGAACTATCATATTATGAAAGAAAATAACAAATAAAAATAATATATCATTATATATTATATTAATATGGCATCAATGTCTATGAAATCGGCGTGGTCACCCTTTCCATTCAAAAACGTTCCTGCTCCATTGGCGAATGTTGACCCAAAATACGTAAATGTTACCAATTCAAACGATCCTAGAGGGTTTGGTTCCAATGAGACAAATCGTCAGTGGGGATTAAGCGGCGTTTCAAATAATGCACAAGCCGCTGCAGCGAGTGCGTTAAAAGGCGGCGCAAGAAGCAGAACGCATTCCTTGCGTAGAAAAATAAAAAATATTGCTAATAAGTATAAGAAGATGAAGGGCGGAAAAAGCAGAAAGATGACTTTAGGGTCAATTAAAAGAAAATTATCATCAATTCTTCGCATGGGCAAAAGCAAAAGACGTCACGCTAAGAAGTCAAAGAAGAACGTAAGTCGCAGACACAGAGGAACAAAGAGACAGCGTGGAGGATATTCTCAATACATGAGCAACGTTGCATACACTCCAAGTTACTCAACTGGTGGCTACCTTTCCGCCAATGAGAGTGCTTTAGCTAACCCTGTTCCTTATCAACCAACGAACAACTGCGTGGATAACTACAACCATTACACCAATAAGGGATTCCAGATGTAAATCAACCTTTGGGAAAGGTTGAGCCAAAATATAAATTGCAAATATATATAAATACGTTTTGTTATACTAGTAAAATGGATTTGGTAACAGAACCTGACATTTATTCACCTAGTATAGATGAAATGGGAAATTATATTGACAAAATACCATCATTCAATATAATTAAAAAAGGATTATTATGTTCATGTGGTTCAAGAAAAGACAAAATTTACGAAACTTATACAACATTTTCAATGCACATAAAAACAAAAACACATCAAAAATGGCTTAATAGTTTAAATTTGAATAAAGCAAATTATTACATTGAAAATATAAAATTGTCAGAAACACTCCAAAATCAAAGGTTAATAATTGCAAAATTAGAAAAGGAAATAAGTTCAAAAAATATGACAATTGACTATTTAACTCAACAATTAAATAAAAATGATAAAGCTTTATCGGTAAACAATTTATTAGAATTTGATTAATTTATTTTTTTGGCAACTTGATAAAACAAGTTTCTAAAAGCGCTTCGTCTGATTTTGGACAAGGTTTTTCTTTTTCCTTTTTATTTGACGATATGTGCTTCCAAAACCTAATATCGGGGTCATACTCTGTAATAGACGTCTGAATAATTTTATAATTCTGTTTTTTATAAAATGCTTTCCGTTTGTTCCACTGATTCTTAAAAGGGTCGTGTTCATCAATAATGTCAACCACAACCGGGCTGCCGTGTTTTTCTCTCAGAATTCTTCCAACGGATTGTTCAATATCTGTTTTAGGCGTTGCCATGATGAGTGTGGTAAGGGACTTTATGTCAAGCCCCTCTGCCGCCATAGCATATGACGCGACAATAACTTTCTTTGATTCGCTTTCTTTGAGCGCAGCCTCTTTCATTCCACCCACATAGTATCCAACCGTTGCAACATTTCGCGTTTTAATTGCATCATGAAAGTAGGTAAGCAAATTGCGATTGTGAGCTAGAATCATAATTTGCTGCGCCGGATTTTCCTTCAACATGTCGCCAATGATGCGCAATATGAACTCGCTCCTATGATTAAATACACACAGCTTAGAAATCATTGTGCTGTATTGGACATTTCCTCTGAAATCAGTTGCCACTGTCTTGAATTCTGGGTCATTGCTAACGTATTCAATGGCTCTCACAACAACATCGTGTTCCTCGTCGCGCTTTCCTTTAAATACAACTTCGCCTAAAAACATTTTGAATACTTTTGTGGTTCCGTCTTTGCGATTCATGGTAGCCGATAATCCTAGTGTATATTTGGTCACTATTTTGAAAAGAGCACATGAGAATACTTCACTTGAAATATGATGCACCTCATCAATAATAGTCAATCCAAAACTCTGAAACGTGGATTCGTGATAATCTTTCATGGAAAGCGATTGCAACATTCCAATAACAATATCTTTGTCTTCAATATCAACAATCTGACCTTGTATCCTGCCGACGCGCGCCCCAGGAAGAAACTGTTGAATGCGTTCTACCCACTGATTTAAAAGAAATTCCTTGTGGACAATGATAAGAGTCTTTTTCTTCAACTTGGAAATAATATCAAGTGATAAAACTGTATTATGTGTAACTGTAAAATCACCCAATACAAATCGCCGATTACCATCAATTTCAAAGCCATAATAATCGTCTATTTCTAGTTTCTGTAATTTTATGCGGTAATTTAATACATCTTTAATTTGTCTTCTTGGAGGAGATTTCTTTCTTGGGACTATAGTTGGAATTTCTTCTATTCCTTTTCCATTTATAGTTATTCTAAAAGCTGTTCCATATTTCTTTTCTCCTTTAAAAGTCCAGGAAGTATTTTTAACCTTTTTGTCGCAGGAAAACCCTAAACTTCTAGCTAAGTAAATAACATCATCCATTAATTTTTCATTTTTTTGAGTAAATTCAAACCCACCATTTTTAATTAAATGTCCATCGCTATCAATTAATCCTGCCAACAATTTTAATCTATTTTCTCTTGAATTGCATTTATAGATTAAAGGTATGTGTTTATTTTTTATTAAATCTAAATCTCTCAATGTATTTAACATAACGTTATTTCCAACAACGTGGTTTCCACAAATGCTATAATCATATTGAGAAGCATAAATTAAAGACAATTTGTATTGTTTTAAATTGTGTGCAAAATAATGCAAAACAGTAGAATCTTGACAGGAAATTATTGTTCCTCTAGAACTTCCATCACCCAACCAATAACCCATCATATATGGGTCAAAAGGTAATTCCGTTTCAGGGAATTCTATAGGAACCCTATAACCATATAATACACCACCTCTTCCATGAAAACTTTTAGGCAAGTTTAAATAATCTAGCACAGAAATATCAAGAACTTTTCCTTTTTGTAGAGCCTTACTATGATTTGTTGCACATTTTAAAGATAAAATATGACTTTCATTTACAATATATCCTTCACCTTTTTGAGTTTCAACTTTATACATTTGTTCCTTTCCTCTAGCTAATGATAAAACTTTTCTTGGGGTAGAATCATCTCCCATTAACAAATCGCCTTGTATAACATCTTGAACCTTTTTAATTGTTCCATCATACATTAAAATTTCTGTATTTATTCCTAAGCATTTTCCGTAAGCGCAAGGAAGCTCTAAAAGTCCGCCACCAGTATTACCATTCTTTTGAACGTGGTCCAAATAGGTTTTCACAACAGGCTTTTGATTATCACGCAATTCGCCTGCAAACTTAATATCAATGTCAACACCTTCTGGAATTCGACACTCTTTAGCTGGTCCAAAATGAGACTGACCAAAATACCTAGGCATATAATATTTTTGACTGGATTCACGATATACAGGAAATGTAGTAGATTGATTATTTGCACCAGGAGTGCCAGGAGTATATGGTTTAGCAGTTAATTCAGTTTGAATAAACTTATGTTGTTTCGGAGACAATTCCTTTTTAAATAAAGTATAGCCTTTTTGACCGAGATAAGTGTTTAGCATATTTGG